TTTTAAAAATTCTTCTCCACACTTCTTCAAATTTAATGATGCATTGTAATCTCTATCAATTACATTACCACACTTAACACATTCATATGTCCTATTCTTCAAAGTTAGATCATCCTTCTTAAAAAATGTCAAAATATTTTAATTTTCTTTAATTTATTTAGAAAATCGAGTCACTGTTGGCAACCCCAGCAGTTTGATTAGTATATTTTGTTCCACTATCATTTACTAAAATAATTGCTGGTTGTGTCAACCCATATAAATCAATTTCCATAAAAATGTTTCCTTTTCTTTAAATTATCTTTCATATATTTCTAATTTTCCATTTTCAATTATACCATAATGTTTATTCGCCGTGTCCAGACAAACATTATTGAAATTATATTTTACATCTTTTCCCACACTATGTCCAACAATTTGTTTTAAATTATAAATTATCCCCAATTCTTCCCATCTACACATCAAACATCCTTCTATTTGACAACCATTCCATCCTGGCCAATAATTTACTATTTTTGGGATTTGGCCCGTTTTTAATAAAAGCAATGCTTCGTCACATTGTCTGGCAATTTCTTTTTCATCTGGGTTATCATCAAATAATTCTGGAGAAAATCCCGCATGAGATAGTGTATATCCTTCAATAAAACATACTAAATTAAAACAATTATCTATTTCTTCTGTAGTTAAAATGGATGATATGGTTTCTAAATTATATTGTGTAAACCCAGGAGTTATTCTTATATGTTTATTCTGTGAAAAGAAATAAGCTAAATCATGATTTCCAAGCAAATGCCACCTATTTTTATGTTTAATAGATTTCTTTAACCAATATGCTGTTTTAGCAGTTATTTCTTTGCTATCATTTTTACTATCAAAATAATCTCCCAAAAATACTGTGAAATCAGGATTAATTTTTTTTATAAAATCTTCTACCCAATCAACTCTGTTATGCAAATCAGAAATAATAAGCGTGCGTGGCATAAATATTATTTATTAATTTCCATTAATATTTGATAAATACAAGAAGAAAAATTAATTTCTCGATCTACTACAAATGATTCTTTATATTGAGAATCTGCTAAAATTAAAATAACTTCACCAACTTTGTTTTTAGCAAACAAATCTATTTTTTCATATAATAAAGAATAAAATTCCGAAAAATCTTTAACTTTATTATCGGCGAAAAATTGACGAATAATATTGAAATCGGTGTTTACTTTTAAGAGTTCCAAAAATTTTAATTTAATATCACTATTAACAATCTCCGTAGTATTAATTTCTAACTTATTATTAAATGTTGACTGCTGAGCAAATTTAATAATACTTCTAATATCTGGATAGTAAGCGTCTACAATTAATCCAATATCTTTTAAATTAAAAGTAACATTTTCATTTTTTAATATTTTAACTAAATGGAGAGCTATTTCTTTTTTTACTGGCGATTGCAATTTGTATATTTCAAATCTGCTTATTAATGGAGGAATAATTTTTTCAATATGATTACATGTAAAAATAAATCTTGTATGACTTGAATATGTTTCTATAATTGCTTTTAAAGAATTTTGGGCTTCGGAAGATAATCCATCTGATTCTTCAAAAACAATAACTTTTAGTTTTTTAAATCCTATTGTGCTGGCAAAATTTTTAACTTTTGTGCGAATTATATCAATGCCATTTTCTTCGGATGCATTAATAATTATATAATCACAATTAATATTTTTAACAATTAATTTTGCAGCACTGCTTTTACCAATTCCAGCCGCTCCACACAACAAAATATGAGTTATATCTTGCTGATCAATAAATTTTTTTAGATCCTTTTTAAAGGATTCATTACCTAAGTAATTATCCAATATAGTCGGTCTATATTTTTCTACCCACAAAGAATGTTGCTCTTTTGGATTTTCTTCATCTACATTTACATCAAAAAAATTCATTTATTAATCTCTTCCAAATTCCTATCAAAAATAAATTTTCTAGTTAATTTAATTCTTCTTCTTAATTTCGCATCAACTTTAGCATCTTTAATATAAGATATTATATTATATGCACCAAAATCATTAGATCGTAATTTAATATTTCTATTTAATCTTCTCACTTTTTATTTTCTTTTGAAATTTATTTAAAAACCCCGATGGATATTCTATATAACTATTTAATTGATTTTTTACTTTTGGCAATCCAATTATATCTGCCACACCAAATTCAATTGCTTTTTTTGCATCAAAACAAAAATTATGGGTTTTCTTATTATATGCATTTTCTAACCACCAAGACAAATTTTTATTTGTTCTTTTTGAAAAAACATCAAACATCTTTTTGGCAAACTCATCATTCCATTGCATATTTTCCATTATTTGTTTTTTATTACCATTCATAGTAACCAAATAATCGTGAAACAAATATGTACTGATAGAAGATGCCCATCTTATTGTTCCTAATCCAGCTAAAAGACATGCTGCACTACAACAACATCCAATATTTACAGTATGATAAATTACATCCGTACTTTGTATTAAACTAATTATAGAACTTAATACATCCATATTTCCTCCAAAAGAATTTATATAAATTATAGCTTCTGTATCAGAATCGGCAACGACTTTATTATGAAAAACTAAGAATTTTTCTAATAATGGAGCGTCAAAATCTTCTCCAATTAAAAAAGTTTTAATACATTCTTGCGAGTCATTTGCCATATATTAATCTTCTATTTTTATTTCTACAAAGAAATACTCCGAAAAGAAATTATCTTTTTCAAATTCTACTTTAGCTAATCCCTTTGATGAAACATAAAATTTAAATTCAGTTACTTCGGAATTTGCTACTAGTATTTCCTTAAAATATTTCGAAGAAAAATGAATTGTTTTTGGAATTTTGTCCTTGCCAGAAACACCTTTCACTTCTAATTTAACTCTATTTGTATTATTTGAGGAATACCCCAAATAAATATTTAATTTAGAATCATCCTGAACAATTGCAAATGTATTGGATTCTGGTAATGCATTTTTAGCTTTTATAAATTTGGTAATAAAATCCTTATCACAAATAAGCTCAACATCAAAAACTGGAATTTTAGAAAGAATTGGAACTTTAGGAATAACACATTCCTCGCAAGTTACATAATCAATATTAGTTGTTTTATCAGATAATGTAAGAGAAGTAATCTTATCTCCTTCTTTTTTATAAGAAATCTCAATATCTTCTTCCAATACAGAAAGAAGAGATTTTAATCTATCTGTTTCAGATATTCCCACTTGAAAATCTTCTGAATCAAAATCTTTAAAAAGAACTTTTCCCAAAACTGATTTATCATCTGAAACAAATGAAGTAGATAACTGTCTATCTTTTTTTGAACTAATTAATTTTACTTGTTCAATGGTAGACAAATTGTATTTTGATATAAATCTTAATATATTTGATTTTTTCATTATTATTAATAATATATCAATTTGTTTTTTATTTCAAATTATTTTAATGTTTTTATGAAAAGAATTCATTAAATTTATCTTCATTATCAGATTTCAACTTCCATTTCATTGCATTATAAAAAGACTCAATTTTATTTTCAATCTCAGAAGCATATGTTTTATTTCTATCAATATATTTTTCAATATATTCAATTAATTCTTTTGGATCTTTCCCGTCATTCCTAAAGGCGAGAACTTCTAATTTATAAGGATTGTCTTTTAAATAAAGACATTTGATTTTTTCTCCATCGGTAATTAACTCACAAGTTTTTGTTAGATTCTTAAACTTTATGAAGTCATTATAAGATATGGCAGCTTTTACGTGAGAAGGGGTCTTCTTGATGAATTTTGTATTAAATGGTGTTCTATCCCTCTGTTCATATTTTGATATCTCCTTGACCGCAGTATTCTTAGACAAATCAACATAATCACAAGTTTTTACTATTTTTTTATATTCTTCAATTAATATATTAACTGCATTATTATCTTCTTTATTTAAGATTTTAGAAATAATTTTTTCCATCAATTCCTTAAATAATTTTGGAAAAGAAGATCTTTTTGTATCTAATCCAATAACCTTTAATTTTGGAGAATCATACCATTTATTTTTACTCAATTCACAAAATAAATTCATGGCATATTTCTTTTTTCCAGTCCACAATACTGTTTCCGAACAGGCATCTGCTTCAATATTTAAAAAATGTTCTTTGGTATTAAAAATATCTGTCGTCAACTCAAAATATGAATTATTAATATACTCCGAGACATCTTGACAAAACTTTGCTGTGTATTTTTTACAAAATTCTCTGTCTTTTTTATTTTCTTCTGTAAGTAATTGATTAGTAGATAAATACAAAGAATCTGTATCACAATATATTATATTTTCATCATTCATTTACAAATTTCTTTTAATTTTACCAAAATAATTATTTGCTAATACAGAACTATTTTTTATAATTAATTGTGCTGACAATGTTACTGCTTCAGCATTATCTAAATCAAATAATCTTCCTGACTTTAGTCCAAGTACACCATAAAGTGAGTTAAGCAAAATCTTTTGAACCTGTTCTCTTCTAGACCAAAAAGATTCTTCTTCTTTATTTTTATTTTCGATAGCATTTTTCATTTTTGCCTTATATTCTTTTCTCAAAGAATACCAAGTATTAATAATTTGTTTTAACAAACCATCTTTACTTTGATCATATAAAATGCCATTGCCACTGACAGAAAAGTTTTTATATTTTATTAATTTTAGAAACTTTTCTTTTGTTAATTTAACAACCTCTTTTGTATTAATTATTTGCAATTGAATTTCACTTTCATCTTTTATAGATTTTAAATTCCCAATTTCATTAACATCTATTATTTCTTTCCAATTTAAAACCTTTCCTTTTTTTGTTTCTGGCGAAATATTTAATGTTCTAATAGTATTTGGATATAGAGAATTTAAATCGGCATTAATAACCCATTCATATAAACCAGGAATTGGTTCTTTAACATACGCACCAGCAAATTTTTCTTCATCCTCTTCATAATCATAATCCTCTTTTTGTGCAGGTTTATTAGGAGCAACCAATCCTTTATTTTTCAACAAACATAATAAAACTCCTTCCATTATCTTAGAAGATGTTCCAAAATCTTCATATTGTACATGAGCCGAATGACAAATATCTATTGATAATTGAATAAAACTCAACTTCGCATCCATCTCAACTAATAATTCAGTATCATTAATGCTATATTCTAAAAATTTCTTTAGATCATTTTCTAAAAGATCATTTAAATTTCCATCATATTGTATTTTCCCTCTTCCCAAAACTTTTTTTGCAATTGTGTCTAATCTGTAATTTGGTGCAGGTTCTCCAGAAAATTTCTTATACACAATTAAATAATCTAAACAAGAAACTCCCCCAATAACCATCCTCTTTTTAAAATCATTATAATAACAAATACCCAATGGAGATAATTCCTTAGCCTTATTGTCACCAAACAATCTTCCCAATCTATTATAAATAAATGGAATATCAAAAAAATCGCTGTTCCACCCAGTTAAAATATCTGGTTTGCACATTTTATAAATTTTCAAAAATTCTAATAACAAATCTTCTTCATTATCAAATCTAAGAATTTCAACATTTGGATATTCAAACTCAGATAACTTATTATGTTCATCCAAAATCAACGCATAATATTTTTTAAGATTATTCGAATATAACGATATAGCTGTTATTCGTTGTAATGCGTTTTGTGGATTTGGAAGTCCTTTATCAACTTCTGTCTCAATATCAAAATAAATTATACTATGACCTTTAGATGATTCATTGCTTTCATAATACCCATCAACTAAAATTCGAGTTTCTACCGGAACATCGCTTTCAAATAATCCTTCTTCATTAGGATCTACTTTTGTTATCTTTTCTAATTTCTGACCAAACATACTTCTATATGTCCCAGTGGAACATAACCTATATGCATATTTTTTATATGGAAATCTAACCCATCCCTTTTTATCATCGTTAATATGAATAAATTGAGATCGTCTATCATAAAAAATAGATTTATACATGCTTTAATAACCCCATTGTCTATTAAGACAAAATCCAAATCCAAAAATACAAAATATAAATCCCCAATGACTATCTGATTTTTCGAAATAAATCTTGGTGTCTACAATAACCCCCATTTTAATTAAATTATCATCACACCATTCATTACCATGAATTTTTTTGACAAAAATAGATGGAATCAACAAAGAAACTTTAAATATATTAAATATTAATTCATCTCCAATTTTTAAAATAGGAATTTCCATAAAATATGTTATTTATTTTTTAAACTTTTTTTGAGTTGATTTATCGTCTTATATACTTCGGAAATCTTGTTCATATAAGAATTAACTTGTGATGCTTGTTTATTTAACAAAGATTTTTGTTCTGTAATTACATCAATAATATTCGAAATCTTTATAATAACGATATATGCAAATACAATCTGTGTTAAAAATAAAAATAAAACAAAATAAATCATTTTCCCGCCTTTATTAAATATTTAAATTTTTGAGGAAGTCCTTCTACACACTTATATAATTTTCCAACTTTTCGCATGTAATAAAACACTGCTTTGGAATCATCTTCTCCAATTTTATTAAGTTCTTTAGATAATTTTTGCAAATTTCCTTTTGTCAAACATGCAATAGTTTCTCTAGGAGAAAAAGACCCAATTGGAGTAGACCCTTCTCCTTCTATTCCAAACTTATCATCAAACAAAATAAATTTTGTAGAATTCAATTCAAGTAAATAATAATCCATAAAAATGAAAGACGTATAATATTAAATTATACGTCTTTTTGTTTAAAATAAAAATTTATTTTAATTAAACAGAAGCATGTTCAGAAGTTTCAACTTTCTGAGTTTCTTCAACATCTTCTTTTTTAGAAGTATTCCTAATTTTCAAAGCCTCAACAACTTGAACAGCATATTCCGAATCTAGCGTAATTTCTTTAACATTATTGGCTTTAATTAAAGTCTCATTTGAAATAGGCTTTTTAGCAAAAATCAATTGCGGTCTTCCTATGTCGCGTTTAATAGTTCCAATCGTAACAACCCGTTTTGACTCCTTTGCCTTTGTCAATTTGAATCTAAGGGTTATATTCACGGCATCTTTATATAAGTTTTGCAAATCTTCAACAGTAAAATATCCATTTGGAAAATTTACTTCTAATTTTGCTCTCTTTGTTTTTGTTTCTGGTTTTTGTTTATTCATAATTTATTCTTCGTTTGTTAAATATTTGGAGACATGTACAACAGAGTCTGTATAAAAAGACTCTCCATCAAGTAATTCGCTGATTACTTCATATCTACACACTCTCAGTTTTTGGAAATTGCAATCTATTGGAACAGCAATAGCATCTCTAGGATTTACTTTTACAATAACCACTCTATCTCCAAAATACTTGGTCTCGGAATCTTCAACAGGAATTTTAAAATTCCTTTCCAAATTTCCAAAATCAATAACATAATCAATAGCACCTACATGCAATCCATAAGAACATTCGTTGTTCCTATTAGGATCTACTTGTTCTATTGGAATCTCTAAAATAGATCCAACAGTATTTAAAAATTTTCCACTATGCTTATCATAATAATTATTACTGACGGCTTTATATGCTAGAAAACACCCATCATCTGTCAATGGCAAATTCTTGTGTTGAAGAAAATCATACATAGACTTGATAGATTCTACTGACTTGTTTTCCATCAAATTAAATAAAAATCTAATTAAATAATTACAGTCAATATTATCATGAATTAAAGTAATAATCCTCTCATGAATTTTATCACTTAACAAGATTTCTTCGCTATCAGTTTTAATATAAATGTTTCCACATCTAGAAAATACTCTTCCACATCCCCATTCATTAATTGTGTTAGAGACATCCGAATACTTCTTTAATATTTCAGTGTTTGACTTATGTAAAGCATCCAAAATCTTTGAGTGAAATGGATTTTCTTTGTGAAAAAGAAATGACTTTCCGTCTAAAACATAGTTTACTGTTCCGTTTGATGTAATAACTTGTGGAATATTCATAGTAATATATTATGTTATTTTTTATACTTTGTCAATGAAATTAATATAATCAATCAAAATTTCTTGTGTGTTTTGTACCAAGGCTTCATTTATAAGTCCCAACATTGGATATTTAGTAAACAATTCCATTTTATAATCACCAATAATCTTTTTCAACGGCATTTTCGCATCCTTATTAAATAAATATTCAAATGTATGCACATTAATCATATCAAATTTATGTGAATTATCTTTTACATTTTTTTTCTTACAAATTTTTACATATTTTTCTAATGCGGCAATTTTACGAAAGTTTTTATGTGCAATAGAATTCTTATTTTTAATAGATTTATAATTCTTACTTAAATCTTTAATTATTTTGTTGTTATATTCATCAAAAAATTTAAATATTTCCAATTCAGAATATAATTCTTGTATTTCTTTTTTGTACTTCAAAATAAAATCAGAAAAATTAATAAATGTGCTTGACATATTGGTAAGTTTTTTATTCAAACCATATATTTTTATTGTTCTAGTTGGATCTATTTTATTTAAAAATACAGAAATTGATTTTCTAATACAAAGAGAATCATGTTCAGAGAAATCCACAAAATCATAATTCCTAATATTAAAATAAATAATTGGGTCTGATGAAGTAACATCAACATCTTCTAAATGCCAATCTCGGATTCTATTTTTAGAATCATAATAAGAATTTCTTGAACATGAATCCGACATTCTATTAAAAACATACAAAGACTTAATATTTCTTTCTCTGGGTGCCTGTTTTAATTTTGGAGTATCTGTTAAGTCAGAAGTCTTCCTAAAAACTAGACTAGATCCATAGTAATCTTGAATATTTTTTATCAATTGAGCATCATCAATAGGATTAAATAAACACGCGCCACAATTATTAAAATCTTGTTTAATTCTTCCAATAGAATTTTTAGCATCCCCAATATAACATACAATATACTGATTAACATAAAATTTAGCCTTTTTTGATTTTTTTGATTTTTTTGAATTTGGAGGAAAATATGTTACTTCATATGGGTTGCCTGATTGATGAACAATATCATCTTTCAAATCTTTCCCATCAAAAATCCATCCAGACTTATTTGCAACAAACGAAGATTTCAATTTATTTAAAATATTCTCGTATTTAAAATAAACCATTTTTGCAGAATAAAAATCTGGTTGTGCCAAAATTTCTTTCTCAAAAATCTCAATATAGTCTTTCTTAAAAAATTGGAGTTTTTCATTAATTGCCAAGATTGTTTTTGATGTATACTGCAAGTGTTCCCTAGAGGCAGACATTTCAATTTCTCCAATATCAAATTTCAACACAAGTTTAATAGACTGGATCAACTCACTATCTGAGCGAGTTAACCCAATTTGGTCAGACTTAATTGGATACAAAATATTGCCCATTAATGCAGATGCTGTTCCACTATAATAAGATTGTTTATCATATGTAATCCAACCGTGGCCAATATGTACAGGATTACAATCTTCAAAAGTAATTTCATGTCCAATGATTTTTGGTTTTTCATTGAAATTAGAAAAAATAGATTTTGCCTTTTGATAAAAATTAGAAAAGTCTGAAGATTTAACAGAAAAAGCAACCATTAATCCATTTTTTTCATCTGTTGGTTCTTCGTGCATCTTAGCAATCTTTGGAAGACCATTCTCCAAAAATGCACTAAAAATTTTCTTAATTCCATTAAAAAAGGATGTTACCACAAAAATATCTGTACAACAAAATGGTGTTTTGCTTCCTAAGCCAAGACATCCAATTTCATCATTTGAATTAGATTTTGTTGATTCAAAATATGTTGTATAAATATTATGAATATCTTCTTCAGACATTCCTGTGCCAAAATCGCGAACATAAAAAGTAGAGTTCATCTCATTTGGCAAATGAACAATAAATTGTTCTGGATTTTTTGCGCGTTTATGAGAATCCCAAGCATTTGCCGAAAGTTCTCTAATTGGAGCAGCAATAGGATCTGAATAAATGCTTTTACTCAAAATCTCAAATGCCTTACTTGAGGTTTTTATTTTAAATACATGTTCGTTAGAAACATTGTTCTTTTCCACTGGTGCAATAACATCATTTAGAATCATATTATAAAACAATACTACACTTTTTATAATTGGTCAAGTAATTTTTTATAAAATTCTTTGGTTAATGACTCAGAAACTTGTGTAAGTTGGTCAGTATCAATTAAATATCCATGTTTTTCATACATTATTTTAAATAAAAAACTTGTTATATAAGATATTTCTTTTCCATTATTTTCATTTTTATCATAAATAAAATAAGAAAACACATGTATTCCTTTTCTAAGGAGCATTTCTATTTGTTTCTTTGTATGCATTGCTGCTGATTTTCCAGAATATACTTTTCCATTTGGAAATTTATAACATGGAGCACCATCAGAAATATTTATCAAATAATTTGGGCATGAATCATCAAAATATTTTCCCATTGCCTGAAAACACAATCCCTCTGGAGTAGAAGAATGTGGAATAGTATATCTAAACAAATCTTTTAATTTTTCAAAATTATCTTTTTTAGAATCAAACCCAATCGTCAATAAAGGATAAGATGATGTTTTTGATTTTGTTGTTTCTCTAAAAGACACAATATAATCTACCAATTTTATTTTTGAGAATAATCTTGCCAATGACATTACAAAAACAATAGTTTGTTCCCATTTTATACCATCCATAGAGCCAGAAGCATCAATAGATATATGCACAAAAATCTTTCTTTCCTTAGAAGCACCTTCTTTTTTATAAAAAATATTTTCATTAAATTCTGCAGAATATAATTTTTTCTTATCCAATTTCCCAGAATTTTTATTCTGCATTATTTCTTGTAGTATCTCAGGGAAAAATTTTACTTTATTGTATAATAAATCTCCCCTACAAATTCCTCTATTTATAAATTTCTCATTATTTTTATTTTCTAATCTTAATGTTATTTTATCTTCGAGAGACATTAAATATTCTTTTGTTATTCTTTCTATAATAATACATGGGACATTAGGAATTTTATCTGTACCATCTCCAATCAATTTATAATGTATATCACAATTTTGTAATGAATCTATTTGGGATTTTACATCTTTGCTGATAGTACTTTTTCTTAACTCTCCATTAATAAGTCGTTTTTGATTATCTTTTAATTTATTAATTGATTCAGGAACTTCATTTTCTTTATTATCAACTTCTTTTCCCTCGTCAATTTTAATTTCACTCTTATTAAATAGAGAATAGTTTTTTTCGCCTTTGCACACAGAAATTTCTTGCAAAATAACCTTACTTATATCAAATGATAAATTTAATCTATCTTCTATCTTTTTTAATCTAGAAATATTTTTATAGTTTATTAAATCATAAATCTCTTTTAATTTTGGAAGAGCTAAATAATCTGATTTTTCATTGGATAAATTTATTAATCTAAATTCATATGAATTCAAATCTGATTTTCTATAGTAATCAGATTCTAAAATTTTAGTTACCACTTCGGAATTAAAATATTCATTATACATTGCTATATAATAAGGTCGGTATCCTAAAAAATTAGTATAAATATAGTCGTCTATAAATTTGTCTTCTATATAATTAAAAACCAAAAAACAAAATTTCTCAAAAATATCAATACCAATATTTTTATGCCTTCTTATATCATATAAATCCAATGGAATTTTTCTTGAAAAATCTAATAATTTTGTAAAGTCTGTTAATCTAATATGAGATGCTTCATGCAAAGCTACACCAATATTAACATCAAATTTATCAAAATCTAATTTTGAAGAAATTGTTATCGTTTTTCCATTTGTTTGATTTTTTTCATCATCACTAAATGTTATTTCAAGATCTTCATTTGCTATTATATTTACATAATTGCTTATAATCTTTTTATAAAGAATATATCCAAGAACATTATTTGCTTCAAAAATGTTTTGTAATATGTCTTTATTTAACCAAAAATTAGAATGTAGTTTTTCGCTCATTAAAACAATGAATTTGGATCGGATTCTCTCCTAATATGTTTTTGTACATACTGTTTAATATAAACTCGTTCAGATTCTATTCCTCCATCATCAGAAAAATTGGGATATATACACAAATCAGCAATTTCTTCAATTGAAAATCCATCCATATACAATTCACACATTTCTTTAGTTTCCCTGGTAGATAAATAATTTGTCAATTTGGCTGATGATTTTTTAATTTCTTCTCTTGTGTGACCAGCTATATCAGATATTATAAAATTAAACTCGGTTATTTCTGGATATTGTTGATTTAAAAATTCTTCTTCTTGATTTCCAGTTAATGGATCAATAATTAATTGGTTATTAAATCTCCCAATTAACGCCCTGTCCATTATTCTCGTTGATGTGTATGCAGAGCCAACATTTGCCGTTGCGAAGAATATAACCCCCTTAGCGACCTTAATAACCTTATTCCCAACTTTCTCGTCCAATCTAATATATTTTTGGTGATCATCTAATACACTTAATAAAATATTCCAACCATCTGGATGACATCTAGAAATTTCATCTAATAAAATAATACTATTTTCCGTAGTAATTGCTTTAATAAAATCGGACTCATCAAAAAAAGTTCCTTTATCTTTATCATAATGAGTATTACCTATAAAAACAGACCTTGGATCTTGTGAGGCTCCTAAGTTAAAATAATAAAAATTATCTTGTTGTTTTGTAACATCTACCAATTTCTTTATTGAAATTGTTTTTCCTGTTCCACTCAATCCTACTAATAAAGCATTCTTTTTTTGTAAGAAATTTCTAACTAAAAGTTTCCATTGAAAATCTTTTATAAACAAATCAATGGGCTTGGGATATTTTAAAATTTCCTCATTGATATCAAAAACCATATAAATTATTTTTGTGGACCGCCTGCTTTTCTATTTAAATCTTTGCTTGAAATTGTAAAAGATTTATCTTCTTTCTTTTTTCCTTTTTCAGAACCATCATAACCCTTTTCATCCAAATCATCTTCAGTAGACTTGTCCAATTCTTCAACTTCTTGTTTAAGTTCATTCTTGATCCAATCTAAAAGATCGTCCATAGTAAGATTAGTTTCTGTATACTTTTTACCATGTTTTCCACCAATAAAACATTCTAGTGAAAATAAGTTTCTTGATAAAACTCGAATATGAACATCAAATGCATTTCCAGACTCACCATCATCCAGTATAATCACTTGACTATCATCAACATTTACCGAACAATAGTCTCCCATCTCTTTCTTCAAAACTTTTTCAATTTCTTGAACATATTTATTTACACTTCTTTGGTGTTCAGAAGTAGATTGTGTAATTTCGTTAACCAACTGTCTTAAAGTCTTTATTGCCATAATCTATATAAATATTGCGCGAACACATTAAAAACATTATTTCTGACAACAATCTTCCACTTTTATCAGATTTCTCAATTTTTCAAATATATCCTCTATTTTATCTCTTTTTGATAATATCAAATCAAATTTATATGCCGAGAAATGTTTTAAAAATACAGAATCACTAGAACCTGTCAATAACACTGTTTTAATTTTATCAGATTCCTTTTTAAACATGACTGATAAAAATTCTCCAGTAATTTCTGGCATTTTCCAATCAATAACAGAAAATGTAATTGGGGTTTTCTTTTTTATCTTATTTCTAAATATTTTAAGAGCTTCTATTGGAGAAGTTGTTTTTATTATATTAAAATTGGGAAAATTTTCCTTAAAATAAATGGAAAATAATTTTAGAAAAATAGGATCGTCATCCACTAAAAGAACCTCTTGCACATTACTTTGTTTCATATTTATTTCTTAAATAACTTATTTCCTCTTTATTTTCGGATATTTGTGATTCGTAAGTCTTTATAAGTCGTTCATATTCAAGTAATTTATCGCAATAACTAGATATAGAAGCATCCAATTCTTCAATTTTCTCTTTATATTTTTCTATTTCTGCTTTTGCAGACTTTAAATCTTCCCTAACTTCCTCTCTAAATTTCTCATTTGCTTCAAGTAAAGTTTTAAAATAATCGTTTTTGTCTTTTGGCTTGGATAACCACCATGTTGATATTGCGGTTATTAATGCTGTTGCAGTTGTTGTTAATGCTGTAATTAATTCAGGACTCATTGTGTGAAATTTATCATTTAAAATAAATATTAAACTTATTTTTAATAAATAACTTTTTACACGAATTTTATAAAATATTATTTTTTATGACTAATCTTGATATTACATACATTTATAATAATCCTTCAAATTCATTCAAATTCAAATCAGTATTCGCCGCATTAGATAGATAAGAAGTTATTTCTGTTTCTTGTGGTGCTGGTTGAGAAATAGAAGAATCAAAATATCCAGCAGACCATCCAACAGTGGGATCATTTTTAGTTTTAAATATCTTTTTATATCCCATACTAGCAAGTCGATTATTGGCAATATATTCGGTATATGATTTTAATATTTCGGAATTAAGTCCCAATAATGAACCTTTACTAAAAAGATAATCAGTCCAATCAGATTCTTGCTTAACAATTAATTTATAAAATTCATATACTTTTTCTTCATTTCTTTTCAATAATTCTTGAAATCCCTCTTCTGGATGTGTTTTCCAATTTTTAAATATATTTTGCGTAATAGAAACATGTAATGCTTCATCTCTGGCAATTTCTTTTATAATATCAGCAGATCCAGTCATTTTTTCTTTTGCACCAAAATAAAAAGAACATATAAAACTAGTATAAAAACTAACTCCCTCAACTGCTTGAGTATTTAAAATTGCATCAAAAATAGTTTGTTTTATATCTGTTGGATTGCCAAAAAAAGAATCATATGCACTAGTAATATTTTTTGCTCTCTCAATAATCATTGGATCTTCTAATATCGAATCAAAGAATTTTGTCGCATCTTTTGTAACATTTTTAAACAAAAAAGTATACGAAAATGAGTGAAGCGTTTCAAACGATGCCCATGACGTACAACAAATTTCAAGTTCACAATTAGTTATGTATTGAGAAATATTATGAATAGATCTACTTAAACAAGCATCTACTGCTGTCTGCCATCTGATATTAGATTGAAAAACATGTAATTCAACATCACTCATTTTTTCATAATCAATTCTATCTTTATTTAAATTTATTCTAGATGGTTGCCATCTAAAAGTCTCCATTTTTTCATAAATTTCTAGAAATTTTGGATATTTTACTTGATCAAATCTCTGCAAGGACAATTCTGGTCCTAAAAACATTATGCGTTCTTCTACTGGCACATTTATTAAATTTAAAACGGTTTTCATAATATTTATAAGGAACATGCCCCCGAACTACAATTATTCTTAGATTCAAATTGTTTATTTCCATCTTGTGTATTTGAATAATACATTGTTTTTCCACCCATTTTTGAATGATATAACATTTCTTTTAACATGATTTGATAAGGAACTTTTTTATCTGAATAATTGGCGGGATTATAATAAACATTAATAGACATCCCCATATCTGTAAATTTTTGAATAATTGCACAAATATTTAAATATCCAATATTATCTGGTTGTTCAAAAGCCAATGTATAATGTTCTCCATGAGTTTTTACATTGGGAACTAAAAATGAAATCAACCCCTTTTTAGAACCTTTAAATACGGACAAAGCTCGCACTGGTTCAACTCCATTTGTTGAATTATTGCAGACACTCGAACTTTCGCATGGCATAATTGCAGAGACTGTCGTATTTCTCAAACCATGTTCTTTAATTGAATTTCTAATAGTTTCCCAGTCCATTTTTAAATTATTTGAAATAAGGGTATCAACATTTTTATTATACCAATCAATAGGAAGTTTTCCAATAGAATATTTTGATGTATCAAACTTTTCACACTTTCCTTTCTCTATTGCCAATTGATTACTTGATTTCAGAAGATAATATTGTTGTTGTTCAATTTTATTATGTACTAATTCCAATGCTTCTTTATCTGAATATTTTAATTTATGATATGCTAGAAATCCGGCCAAATTGGTTATTCCTACTCCCAAACTTCTTTTTTGTTTAGTAAATCTCTCTGCTGCTGGATGAAAATAAGATTGTAAATCTGCTACTTCATCCAATACTCTAATTACTAAATCACATGCCCTCTCCATTTCGTGTTCGGTTTTTACTTCTAACCAATTTATCGCACTTAAAAGACATGTTCCAATTTCTGATGTTTCATCCCATAAACTTTTCAATGGTACAATATCCTGAAGTATTTCTAAGCATAAGTTGCTCATATAGATAGAGTTACACCAACTACCATGTTTGTTTGCATTATCTACATTTAATATATAAATTCTTCCAGATTCAAATCTTTCTTTAATCAAAAGTTCAAATAATTGTTTAGCAGAAATAACTTTTCTACCAATTATGGAATCATCCGATTCATATTTTTTATAAAGTTCTTCAAATTTATCAGTGCCATATGCATCATATAAATCAGGAACTTCACTAGGAGAAAACAATGTTATATTCTCGTTTTTTACAAATCTAGAATAAAATAATTGCGAAATTCCAATTGTATAATCTAAATTAAAAATTCTATTTTGGGCAGTTCCAGATACCGCATTTTTTAATTGTAAGATATCTTCAATCTCATAATGCCACAGAGGAAATGTGCAAGTTGCACTCCCACCCCTCGAAATTTGCGTCCATGCTTTAACCTCCGATTCAATAATTCTTAAAAATGGAATTACTCCTGGATGGAACATCTTTCCTTTGTTAATTGGAGAACCAATTCCTCGCATTCTTCCCATATTAACACCAATTCCATAACCATTATAAGTAGCAGCAGAAACCGCATAATTAACAGCATCGATGGATTCTTTTGTGTCATTTAGTTCCAAAAGGCAGCAACTAGCTAATGCAGAATCTGGTGTTCTAAGCTTACTTAATAATGGAGTGCTCCAATTCACTTTAAAATCAGATGCCATTTTATAATATCGTTTAACATATTCTACTCTTTTTAGTTTTGAATATTTTTGAAAAACAAACATACCTGCTGCCATATGTGCAAATTGTGGCGTTTCAAAGAAAACATCTTTTGATAAATCTTTTAATAGATATTTATCTGTCATTTGTTTTATACCAGCGTAGGTATATTTAAAATCTCTATCATGATCAATTATTTCATCAAATTTATTAATTTCTGATTCAGTATATGTTTCTAATAATGCAGGAGAATATTTACCATTTTTTATATTTTTCTTAATTAAATCTGATAATTTGGGCGGTCTTTTTCCACCCCAAACATCTTTACGAAGTGAATAATTTAAAAGTCTTGATGCAACATATTGATAGTCACTATGATCAATATCAATTAGATTTACAGCACTCTCAATAATGATGTTGTGTATATCTTTAGTAGTAATTCCATCAATAAAATTAATCTTGGCATTCATTTCTATATCTGAAATAGAAACATCTTCTAATCCTTCTATTGCCCATGATATAACCTTATTGATTTTCTCAATATTTAATGGTTCTAATTCACCATTTCTTTTTTTAACTAAAATCTCTTTTGTGCTCATTATTGTATTCATTTATGGACTTATAAGTAGTCCCAATCAAACTATATTTTCTAATATAAATTTTTTTAATTTCTACCAATATAACCCCTTTATTTTTTTCAAAACTACTTACTCACTCTTCTCTACTGTTCCATTTATCTTTTAACATCTTTTTTACTGAATTTTCTACATCGTTCATTTTTGATTGAATATTCATTCCTTCTTCTGAATCAGACTTAAATAATCTGATATCACCATTAGAAGTATTCATAATTGCTGGAAATGTCATTCCATCCGAACCAAATCTATTTTTGATAACATGAAACCTAGCAGTGCTATTTTCTTTATCATTTATCTTTCTAGAAAGAGACAATACAAAATCTGCTGTCATAATTTTTCTATAAGAATCTGCAATACTTCCTGCCTGAACAATATCTTGTTCAGAACCAGAATTGTGAGTATATATATCATTTGCAAAAAACATATGTGTATCTTCTACAGTAATATCTATTGTTTCTTGATCTCCCATTAATTCTATACTCTCAATTTCATCTAATATAAAATCCTTATTATTTAATCCATGTTCACGCATAATTTTTTTCTCCTAATTCTTTTCCATATTTATTAATATATCCATTCAATCCTAAATTACTTATTTTTTTATTACACAGTTCTTTCCATGTAATATCTGTGTAATTTTCTCTTTTTGTTATTATGGATTTTCTTCTATCTTCATATAATTTTGTTCCGATTATTTCTCCATATCTTAATTTACAAGATTCCAAAGAAAATCCATCTTTTCTATATTTTTTACTTTCTTCCAATCTAAAAAGCCAATCTCCATCTACATTATATTTTATTAAATTTACCACCATTTCTTTTCTCAAATTTATTAAAAAATATTTGGTATATTTTTTAATAAGAATATCTATTTGTGTTAGTGTATGAGCATTAACTAAATTTTTAAATGGTAAAAATGGTTTTTGATTTAATAATTGTTCTATAGTTTTGAAATATGTTGCCGTCCATATTTATATGGATGGAAACAGATAAAAACTACTTTTTTACAAATAATTTATCTCCAACAGATAATCCATGTTCTATACTTAAAAACTTCCCATATCTTGTGGGGAATTTGTGGTTTATAGAACAATCTATTGATTTCCCACTTTTTAATTTTATTCTATAAACTGGTTGTTTTATTATTGGAAATATATTGCTGACTTTTTTATAACCATTGTTTGTTAATATTTTATCTCCTATTTTTAGTTCCGAAATTTTACATTCGTTTGTAACTTCTTTATACACAATGGTTTGTAAAGAAAGGCAACGATTTGTTTGACTCGCCGTCCACCCAGGTATACCCAATTCATCCAAAACAGTTCTTAACTCTTCGTAAATATTCCCGGCATCACTATAAGAATTACTATTTTTATCACTAGACATTGACCTTAAAATATCTGCATAATCCACCACAAGTAAATCTATTCTTGTTCCTAACATTCGCAATCTTTCAACATAAGCTTTTATACTATTTGCACTAATTGATTTAATTGGATATTTTTTAATAAATAATTTTCCAGTAACTTTATTTAAAGACTCTTTTACTAATCCAATTTCGTTTGGTATATCTTTAAAATCTATTCTAGTAAAACAAGAATCATATCTTCTGCCAACATAATTTTCATTCAATTCAAGTGTAATATGAGCAACATTCTTTCCAGACTTCATTGCTTCCGCACCTAACTTAACCAATCCCCAACTTTTTCCAATCCCAGCAGGGGCAACAATAACTCCCAATTCTCCAGAACCTAATCCACCATCCATTAATTCATCAATAACTTCCCAATTAGTAGAAACTGTTTGTCTAATAATATTAGTCATTCTTTCATCAATATCGTTCAAATAATCATGACCAACATTTTGTTCCATTCCTGCTTTTAGTGCGTCATCAACCAATTGTTTAATTTTTTCATATTGGCCAATTTTCAATAAATCAACAGAATCACAAATTGCAGTTTTTAATTTTTGATTTTTGCAGAAATTTAAAAATTGTTCTTTAATATAAATGATGTCTTGATCTTTAATCTTTTGATAAATTAATTTTAATTGATCAATAATAGATCTTTTTAATTCTTCCCCGCTCAAAGTATCAATTCTAACTTTAAATACGTCCAAGGTAATTAATTGTTTATAATTATTAAAATAACTTTTGATCTCCGTAATAATCCATTGATGTGCATCATTATCAAAATATGTTGGATCTAAAATATCTATTATTTGTTCAATAAATGTTTTGTCGGATAATAAACTAGAAATACATTTTTGTTGAAATGATATTCCGAACTTTGATAAACTGTCTATTGGATTTTGTTGCATATTTCTTATTATTTTTCTTTGCTGTTGGACATATGTAACCTATTGTACATAATTTAATTTGGATTTTTATTTATATTAAAATTCAAACAAATGAATTCAATATTGTAAATGTTTCTGCTAACCAGACATGAGGATTTGGTATAGAGTCTTGTAGGGAATCATTTATTAATAACTTTAAAAATTCCGTCTTGTTTATTTTTGGAATTTGTTTTTCAGAAATATCTCGTATAACTATTTCTAGATAACTTGGTATGATAGATGTATTCAATTGCATTAATTTATAATTTCTATCAACTATTGTACTAGAATCTAATAAAGTTTGATAGATTTTATATTTATTTTTATTTGAGACGGCATGTTTAATTATTTCTTCTAAATTTGTTTGTGCATCTTCTGATAGAAATGGAAAACATTTTTTGATTGTGGCTAGTCCGGCTCCTTTTACTCCCGAAATATTGTCAGAAACATCTCCATCTAATATTCTATAATAAATAAAATTCTTGGCAGATATTCCATATTCATTTAATATTTCATTGGGTCCATAAATTCTTTTCTTTGTTGGACTCCACACCTTAATCTTGTCTGTAACGATTTGATAAAAATCTTTGTCTGTTGACATGATTGTGACAGATTCGCTGTCCCTAAAGACAACCTGAGATAAATAAGCGATAGTGTCATCAGCTTCAATACCATCAACAGAGGCGACTGTGACAGGAAGATTATCAAAATATTTTACTAACTTATAAACTTGATTTAATAAATTCTTTTCTTCGGAATCTACTGTAACTGTATCAATATAACTCCTATTTAGTTTTATACGAGTTTTTCTTTTAGCTTTATAAGCAGGAAATATCTTTCTTCTTCTTGCAGATCCACCAGAACCATCACAAACTAAAATACAACGAGTTGGATTTATTTGTCGAATAGCATAACCAATACTCTTTAATGTTCCAACAATAGCACCAACATGTTCACCATTAGTGTCTAATTGTGGGTTGGCAGCAAAACAACGAATCACACAATTTAAAAAATCAACTATTAATACATCACTATTTTTTGTTTTTTGTTTTCTATTAAAAATCTCTTCTTTATTTTCAACATTTTTAAATAATGACCACAATTTTCTCTTCTCCTCAATATCCATAACCTGTAATTAAATATTACTACATTTTAAACATAAAACCAATATATTTTAAATAAAAGAAGCTACCGAAATTATCAATCAGTAGCTTCTCACCAAAAAATACTCTATTCTAAATTAACTTCACAATCATCATTATCACCATTATCTATATTCACAACTTCAATATCAGAATCATATTCTTTATATTCTTTAATTAATGCCTTAGAAAATTTTTCGTATAATTCATTATAAAGATCTCCCTTTTCTCTTAAAATTTTCTTAACATTTTGTTTTGTTAATTCAATCTCTTCTCCAGCATCCGTTTTATATTTATGAGGTTTCTTGGCCCCTGTTGAAATTCCATGATCTTTTAATACAGTAATCCAATTTTCAACATTATCTGTTCCAGATTCAAAATAAATCATGAATGTACTTTTTCTGTGTGGTGGACCCATTCTATTTTTATATATAATAGCTTCGGTTTTTACTCCAAGAACCTCTTTAGTTTTTGCATCTGTTATTTTTCCAATAGCCTTTAGTCTTATTCTTACAGAAGCATAATACCCCAAAGCTTTTCCTCCAGATGTCGTAGTTTTGTCTCCAAATCCCATGACACCAATCTTTTCTCTTAATTGATTGGTAAATACTAGACAAACCTTATTTCGTTCTACCAAAGGATTTAACTTAGCTAAAAATATAGATAATAATTTTGCTTTCTGTGTTCCATATCCTTCAGCTTCATAATCTGCTACCAATGTTATTTTTGGCATTATAGCTGTCAATGAATCCACAATAATAGTTACTAAAGTATCTTTATTTTTTTCATTTAAAAGCATTATCATTCTTTCTATATTGGCAAAAACATCTTCAACTGAATGCAACTTTTTAAATAAAATAAAACTTCCATCAAATTTGACACCAACAGCTTTTAAAAATTCTGTACATATAGCATTTTCCGTATCAAATAAAACGGCAATTCCTCCTTTTTTCTGAGTAGAAACTACCAAATTTGCTGCTAATAATGACTTACCTGCGCCTTCAGCAGCATTTATTTCAATAATTCTAGAAGCTGGTAATCCGCCATTTTTTCTATTAGAAATTTTAAGATCTAATTCGTCAATTCCAGTAGAAACCCAATCTGATATTTTAGTAACGTCTCCATCATTTAAAAAAAACGCAACATCTCCTAGATCTTTAGATTCTTTATTTAATATAGAAACTATTTCATTTGTAATTTTATCTCTATCTCTATCATCTACTTCTACCTTTTTTGTCAGATCATTTTTCTTTGCCATATTTTCTCCTAAATAAAAATACTCGCTATCAACTTTATATTGATAGCGAGTATAATCATGTTTTTAATTTACTTTGCGAACATCTTTTCAAATTCGTCCATCAAATCATCTGAAGATTCTTCCTTTTCAGTAGGTGTTTCGGACTTTTTAGTAGAAACTTCTGAAGTAGATTCTTCCTCATTGTCATCTACAGGAATTTCTGGAACTTCCTCAGTTTCGGGATTCAAGTGCTTTTGAAACTCACTTTCCAATTCTGCATAAGTTGGCTCCTTAAAAAGTTCAACAATATTTTTTTGTTGATCAATCTTTAATAAGACTTCCTTATCAGTAGTGACTGGAGTTTTTGCCACTCTTGCTGTTATGGTTGTTTTTGCATAATTGCTTCCTTCTCCTGGTGTAAAATCCAGTATTATATCATGCCCACTTTTAAGACTAGTAATGTCTCCATACTCTTCTTCATTAGACATAATAGACACTATTTGATTATATACATCATTTCCAAATGCCCAAATTTTAACACCCTCAGATTCACTTCCACGTAGCAAGATTGGGAGATGGTGTCTGGTTTTTGGATACAATTTCTTTCCTTCCTTATATTCTTCAGAATTTCCAGATTTCATTAACTTCTCAGCAAATTCAACAATAGGATCTTTTCTTCCAAATGATTTTGGAGACAAAAATGTTTTATTGTTAATTCCGTAGTGGAAATCTAAATCTACAATTGGATCTCCTGGTGAGAACTTGTTAGGAACTATTCTAATTGTTTGTTTACCAGCAACGGGTTTCCATGTAGGAGACCCCTTTCCTTTTGTTTTAGATGCTGCCAATCTCTCTTTCATTTTATTCATGTCTAATGCCATATATTTTATTTGTTATTTATTATTTTTGTATTTTTGTTTGATAACTTGTAAACAATATCAATTATTCACAAGTTAAAGTGTACTATAAAAGAACAAGTATTTAAATTTATATTAAATACTATCTATCAAAATCTTTTTATTTTAAAAAAGAAGAAAGGAATAATTTTATAACTTTCTTTACCAAGTAAAATGAAAGTGTCTTTATATTCTTCCCAATCTAATTTAAAAGTTTTATCTAAAACCCCATCATTTTTTTCCTTAATCAATTCATTCAAAGCATTGATTGTGTAAAATGTATTTCCTATCTTTTTTCTATGAACTGCGATTGTCTTTTTATAATGTTCTATATTTTGATCTCTATTTACTTCAGCATTGTATGTTAAAAACACTGCTTCTGAATTATCAACATCTTCTTTAAAAATATAAATTTGTTTATTTGGAATAAAATACTTCTCAATAATATTATCAATATCTTCTTGTTGATCTTGATTTGTCGAAAACGTACATAACAATTGCGTACTTTGGTTATTTGCCATAAATTATTTCGCTGGAGGAACAACTGGTGCTTTTACAGGTTGTTGTGGAACAGGTGTTGGTTCCTCTTTTGGTGCAGGAGCATCTTCTGATGATTTCTCATTATCGGATACTTCTGCTTCTGGCCAATCTGTGGGAGTGGCTTTATCGCCATTTAAAATTGGCATAATATAACCTTTTCTTGTTGTTATTGCTTGTAATTTACCATGTAACCAAAAATATCCTAATTCATCTTGTTCCCACCCCAACGCATCGGCTTTTGCTCTAGTTTCTTCTGGAGAATGTTTCCAATCAGATAAACTTGCTGGCGTTGTTGGTGCATTAGGAGAACCGTCTGTATTTTTTTGTGGTGTAGTATCAGGTTGTTTTACTTCACTGCCAGTTCTTTGTTCAGGATCGACAGTGGCATCTATTTTATTCAAATCTGTTTGATTCTCTGGCTGTGGAGCTTTTTGTTTTTGTGCAGGAGGATTTTGTTGTGGTACTGGTTTTGGAGCATCTTTTGTCACAGTATCATCATTTTTATAAGAGAATTTTGTTGGATCTTTTGGTGGTTCTTCTGTTACATCACCATTTCCAAGAGAACTAATCTTATCTTCCTCATTTTCAAAAATTACTGCATATCCTTCTGAATTATAAGCAATCCTTTCTGGGATTAGTATACTAATAATTTTATTTATAGTAGATTTAATTTCAGATTCTTCTAATTTATTTTTCTGAAGAAACTCTCTTAACAATCTTAAACTTTCTGGTTTTGTAAAATCTACTAACCCATTGCTGGCTTTTGCAGAAATTTCAATCAATACATCGTCGATAACATTCATATTTTATATTTAGTAGCTCTATATTTTAATTCTTTTATAAGAAACATACATATAAATAACGATATAGAAAAAATCAAAAAGACTCAATTTATTTTATCTATTTTAATCATTTCATTGTAATTTTTACCAAAATACAACTTTGTTGGAAATGTCTTATTTTTCTCTAAAATATCTCTTATTTTTGTCAATAATCCAATCTCATTTTTAGGCAAATCAAATAAGAAAGAATCATATGTGTATAAGATTAACTTACACTCATGATCATTTAAAATATTATTTATTTGATCTATTAACTCCAAACTAAATTCAAACTCATAGGATTGAAGAAGATAATTAAAAACTTTATTTGGGGTACAATCCTTTAAAATATCTTTTGTTATTTTTCTTTTTAATAATGTAGTTTCAATATATCCATATTCTTGAAAAAACTTCCACAAAGATTCAATATATTCATTTACCATTCTAAAATATAATGTCTTTGATAATTTGTTTTCAATACCCCCATACAAAATTTCGAAAATTAAAGTCTTAACTTCAGAAACTTTTTCTTCAGAATATTCTCCCTCATTCAATTGTTTTGCAAAATCCTTATAAATTTCATCATCATATTCAAATTTATAATTAATTAAATTTGAGATTAATCGTGGGTGAAATGCTGAAAAATCAAACATACATAAAATTCCATCATCTCCAAATCTAGATATGAATGATTTTCGACAACCAGATTTCTTTTCTAAAGCTGAATAATTAACACCACCAAATCTATTTGATGGTCTACCTGTTGAGGAATATAAATTATATTGCGTATGAACTAATGATTCACAAATTAATTTTTTCTTATTAAAAAATTCAAAAAATAATTCTGGGTCCACATAAATTCCATTCTTTTCAATTATAGAAAAATTCTTAAAATATAGATTGTTTACAGTTAAATACCCTTCAGATTTATTTAATACAAAATATTTTTTATTCTTCTCAAAAATGTCTTCAAATATTGATAAAACTAAAAGACTCGGAATTACTGAATAAATGCAATATCCATTGTTTAAATAAACATTTTCTAATTTTGAATACTTGTGCTCATACGCCGTACCAAAATGAAAGTATCTTAATAAATTCAAATCATAAATTTCACACTTAAAATCAAGCTGTTGTATGACACTTTTTTTATCTAAAACGTAAAAAGTAAAATTTCTATTATTAAAAAAATTCCTAATATCCACTAGGAACAACTTTCCCAAAGAATCTAGATGATTGATCAATATTATATAAGATGTCCCCGTGGAGAGGTTCTTAACGCAAATGCAGGACATATTTGATATACTTGGATGATCGCTGTTCGTATAAAATATATGAACAAAGTAATTTCCTTCGGTTAAAACTGAAAATTCTTCAATAGATCGCAAAACCATGTTATATTAACAATACAACATTTTAATGAATTAGGAAAGATTTTATATTAATATCCTTGCCAAAACTCCAAAAAATTAATTAATATAGTTTTTAATTGTGGGTATATTGCCAATATTTCTTTATTTTGTTCCTCCACACCCATAACCTCCAAAACATTATTGACAACAATATTATTTCTTGCTCCAATAATTATCCATTTAAATGTTAATGTTTGACAAAATGAATTATATAAAACCATATTATAATCCTTTTCAGTTATTTCAATAAAATTTTTGGCATTTATTTTTTTATAAAAATATCTATCAAAATATCCATTAATATAATCTTGCGATGTTGGTAATGGATGAGAATATATTGGATAATAATAAGTTCCAATAGATTTTTTAATTAAATCATATGTTGATATAGAATCCATTATTTTTGTCCTGTCCCCACATTAGTTGAAAATAATGGTCTTATTAATGCAGTTATTTTAGTTATCCACTGAGAATCACTTATCTCATACGAGACCTTAGTAACTTGAAATAAAGTTTGGTCGTATATTTTTGGTGCGGGATCTATTAAAAACCCATCCATAAATTTAATTCCAGAAATCCCCAACAATTCAAGATCAATTGTCATTCCCGGAATACACCCAACATTATTTCCATTTAATGGAGAATTGTCCTGTAATAACTTAGACAAAACTCCTATATTTGGTTCGCATAAAAATGTATGGAAAAATCCTTGGCCTCCTGTTTTTTTAATTTTTAAATAAAAAAAGTTATCATCAGATGGTTGTCTTTTTGAGATTTCCAAATTATCATTAACTGCTGGAGATTTTGGGGCATCTTCTCCAATATTTTTTGGTTCAAAAATAGGTCTATTTATTCCCCCAAAATTAGGAACTCCTTGGGCATTTTTAAAATTATTGGCCATTGTATTAATTGCTACCTCTTTTGTTATATCCACTGTGCTTCCATAATTTATAACAACGGAATTTTTCTTTGCTATTTCAAAAACATAAATTGAATTTCCGTCTGCCGATGTGGAATTTGAATTTTTTGTTGTTCTACTAATCAAATCTTGTATAGATTTGAATCCAATAAAATTAGTATCTGCTATCGTAACTCTTTGTGATTGTCCTCCAGATTTATATCCAACTTGTCTGACATCAAAATTCCAAATTCCTCCTGCTGCTGAAGACATTTTAGAAAGAATATCGGACATTAAATTCTCAAACGAGTCATTGTTATTAATTGATTCTTTTAAAAAAGATAATTTTAAAAATAAATTTCCAATTTTACCAGCATATCCAGGATATTGATTCACATCGACACCAGGATTTATATTTCCATAAAATGGAAATGATGTGTCGGCACTAAAATTTTTATTCAAAATAGCATTATGATCATCTCTAGCATGTGTTTGTAATATTTTAAATAAAACATTATTTGCGATTGGTGATGGAGAATCATTATTATTATCATCAAGATCTTTTGGCACCCCCTTTGGCGCACATGAATTTGGTATCAATAAAATATTTCCATTAGAAGATTTTAAATTTGGATTTCCCATAATCCAAGAATTAGATATGTCTATAACATATGATTTTAATACAGAATCTTTCATTGACATTGCACAAAATGTATTTAAAATATCAACAAACAAATCCATTCTAACCCAAATATCTGAATTTCCATTACTGACAGAAAATCCAGAAGACTGTTTACTGTCTACATCTTGTGGAACGAAGAATCTATTCTCAACATTAACACCATCCAAATCAATTTCCGCAACCCCCGTATGTCCATTAGAAGAAATATATTTTTCAAAATAATTTACACTCCAATCTTTTAAATTTTGTTTATTATTTCCATCTGGTTGAGTTTTTATATTTCCAATTTGGATTCCCCCAATATTTTTTAATGTATTAGATATTATTGTTGTTACCTCAAAAGAACCATTTGAATTTTGTGTATATGAATAATGACTTATTATTCCTAAAGATGCGTCGTAATTTCCTTTAGAATTTGTTATTTTATTCCACAAAAAATTCTCATCAGAATGCATTTGAATTAAAGAAGAATCACTTAAAGGTATGATGTTTGATGCTCCACAATTATTCCAGCCCCAATCAACAAAACAATATGTTCCAAGAGACATAAAATATTGCGATAAATAATTTAATTGATCAAATCCAAAACACATCCATTTAACTTCTGTTTTTCTATATTTTCCACCAGCAACTTCGGAATCTCCCATTGTTTCTACATTTATAGAAACAATTCCAGGTCTAGGCAATCCCTGCTGAATAATATCTATTGATATTGGATTTAAGTTTATATCAAATCCTATAATTTGTTTTCCACTTTTATCAATTCCATAAAACTGCTCAAATTTTGTATGCCCTGTTGAATTATACATTAAGAATCCATTGGAATTGTCTTTAGAATAAGCATTGGAAAAAAATCTGGCAAAAACTTTTTGTGGTCCTCTATAATTTGAATTATAATCTGCCTGACCCGCTTTAGAATTTACTAAATTATAGTCTTTTGATCTTCTTGTTAATTCATCAATAACAAAAGGTTCAATTGAAGTTATTTGGTGAAAGGGAGTTGTCGATAATATCGTATCCGCCATATTAAGAATTTATTAATGTAAAATTATTTAATATTTGATCAATATTTGAGGGATTTGGTATTGTAATTTGTATACCTGTTGGAATACTTAACGAACCTTTTCCTAAATTATTTGCCTGCGCAATAATCCACCATAATGTTTTATCTTTATAATATTTTAATGATAAAAAATCTAACCTATCAGTTTCTTTAGAAATTATGTATATATCATTTTGCGAAGGATAAATTATTGGGTATATTGTCGTATTATAAAATCTTTTTCCATTATAACTAGAACCTGTTATTGTTGTTGAATATCTGTTCATCATTGTGCTCCTGTAAGTTGATACACATCCGTCACTATCTTAGTCTCTGCAAATTTTAAATTGGCAATATTAGGAACATCTTTTTGAAGAACTTTTAGATCTACTGCACATGAAAATGATTGTGGTAATCCATTGTCAATATCCCAAGTTTGTTCATTAACTATAGATATTTGAAAGGAATCCAAAATACAAGGTTGATCAACAAATAAATTTCCGATAGTAACTTTAACAAATGGTGGAACAATAAATTCTTGAACATAATCAATTGGCTCTAATAATGATGCCAAATAATTTGCTCTTGCCCAACTTGGACCAAGTTCATCTAATCTATTTGCATATACTATAAAGGAAAAACTCAAAGTTCGTGAAAATCCTTTATATGTATACAGATTATCTGCTCTACCAATATAAGAATATTCTTCCCATTCTGCATTAGTTGAAAAATTCAAATCGGTTATTGTATTTCTAAATGGCAAATATTTTTTATTATAAACATCATAAAAATAAAATTTGGCAAGATCTTTAATATCGGAATTGCTTGTTACGGTAAATGATTCATTAATTTGATCCCCCTGACCATTTATACCCAGTGTCGAAAACCCATACTTTGTGATATATGATCCAGAAGCTATGCTTATTTGAGATTCATAATTATTTCCAGATTGTATATTTGCTGGTGCGGTTGGATTTGGTAAATTTTGGTATTGTTGTTTACTTGTTAAAGAAGAATTTATTTTTCCAAATCTTGTGTTTGTATTTGTTAATGAAGAAATTAAACTTACCAAATTTGAGGTACTATTGTCTATAGGAACATCTAAATCATTTGAATCCGAAACGTCATATACATTATCTGGTGTATTTGGCATGACCTCCGCAACTATAACAGAATTTGGAGAATATGTTGCAATTGATCCATTTCTCACATATTTCCCAGAAGTAAATCTTCCAATCTTATCTACAGTCATTATATCATATGTTGTGGTATCTCCTATTTTATAAATTCCATTTTGTGTTGGCATTGGAGCCAAATTGCTTGGCAGAAATGTTGATGCTAATGTTGCTAAAAAACTTGGAGTGTCACTTGTTTGTGTTCCCCAAATATTAGAAAATGTTTTGTATGCTGCCGATGCAGTTCTTGCTCTCTGTAATCCAGCATATGTGGTCCCGTTTCCATATGATGCCTCTGGTGCATTAACAGTAATATTATTCTTAGAAACGGCTGATACTAAAGTTCCTGTTGGAGGAGGACTATTTAAATTACCAAATCCAAATAGAGATCCTATAGAAAAATTAGAAATATTAATAAACCTTCTTGGTCTTGGCACTAATCCCATTCCAACATAAGAAGCAACTGCGGTTATTGGCATCAATGGATTATATAAACTAGTTTCATTAAATGCATTATATCCTTGTAAAAAAAATTGAGTGGCATTGAATAATATTCCCTTTCCAGAAATCATTAATTTACCTATTCTCTCTGTATCTTGAACAGTTGATCCTATTGGAAATGCTCTAGTGTCGTATTTCTTAATATATTTAATAAGATCAGAATCAGTCAATTTTGTATAAACATATGGTTGTCTAAACCCAACATCCAACGCGGGATTATCTGAATTATATACATCCGATCCTCCATAAACATTATTAATAGCGTCATTAAATCTTGCTGCATTAATAGAATATTCTGTTGGAACTGGTCCTCCAGTTGGATTATTTTCCTGATCAGAACCTGCTATAAATGCAGAATAATTGGACACACCATAAATTGTGGTGGAATTATTATTATTAAACGTTTGTGATAAATTATTATTTACAAAAGCATCGGACATGAATATAAATATTAAAAAAGAAAAAACTACTATTGTTTTATTTACTAATGATTAAACGTTCTGTGTAGCAACCCTACTAGTTATTGCTTTTGTTACTTTTTGACCATCAAGTTCTACAGTAATTCCATTATTCATCAATATGTTTATTGCAGCAGTTAACTTAGAAAGAACATCATTTAAGTCTGTATTAGTAGAATCTACTTTAACAGATTGCTTTGATTGTTCTTGAGTGTTTGTGGATTGAAAATCTTCTGGTTTGGATGTTTTATCAGGAATATTTGTAAATATATTCTTTACTCCCTTTGGAAGTAAATTATCAGGAATATACTTTATAATATCTTGAAATGGAGAAATTAATGCCCCAAATATCATTGGCGCAATTTTTTCAAATGTTTCCATTATTGTCTTTCCTATGTTGTTAAAACTAAAAAGGTCTGTAATCAATGTCCAGGCCATTTTATATGGAGATAGTAATACATCCAATAATAATCCACCTATGGCCCCTATGCCATTCACAATCAACAATCCTAATTCGGATGGCGAATTGCCAAAAAATGTTTTCTTTAACCAATTCCATACATCCATAAAAGGTTGTATTAAAATATCATATGCTAAATTCCCTGCCGATTTTAATCCATCCAAAATAAAATCTTTTAGATGCGCACCAAAAAAGCTCCCAATCCAATCTAATACATTAACAAATGGGGAAATAAACCAATCGTACAAAGCTTTTGCGATAAATTTAAATGGTTCTAATATTAGTGCTCCAATTCCAGACCAAATTCCAGATTTAAACGCATTGTAAATATTTTTGAACATATCAATAAATGCTTGACCAATATCTATAATTGGTTCTATTGCATACACGTAAATTAATTTTGATAATCCTTTAACTGCACTCAAGGAAATATCTCCAAGTTTAACACCAAAAAAACTTCCGACCCAATTTAATAAACTAACAAATGGAGAAAATAAAACATCCGTTAATGTATCAAATATAATCTTTCCAATTGTTTTGAATAAACCAGCAATATCCCCACTCATAAGTTGTTGTTTCAATGTGTCCCAATTTTTAATAACATTTGAAATAACAGACCAAATTGTTTGAATGGCTATTATAATTTCTCCCAACCCAGGAATAGCTTCTAAAAATGCCGCACCAAATTTTCCAATAATTGGAATAAATTTAAATATTTTAGAAAACCACGAAAATACATTTTTTATACTTTCAACCCACTTCAAAATTGTTTCCGTAAACTCTTCACCAAAAACTCCAATTCTAGACAATATTTTTCCTAATAATACAAAATATACAACTAAAGAAGAAATTTTAAATACACCAATTGAGATTTCATATATAAGTTTTAATAACCACTTATATTTGGAAATATTGTCGTCGAGTGCTTTAGAAAAATCTTCTGTAGATCCAGTCCATGATGTGATTCCATCAGTTATTTTTTGTAATAATGGGAGTATTATTTTAGATACAATTGGTAATAATGCTGCACCTAACTTCGCCACCAGTCCATTAAATTTTGCCTGCATATCTGCTAATTGAGTCTGAGTTTTTTCTTGTTCGGCTAATTGTTTTAAGGATTCATATCCAGAAAGTTTTGATTTTTTTCCTAAATCAGCCTTTTGTTTTTCATATTGTATTTGATCCTTTTGAAACTTATCCATTTCTGCATAATGAACAGGATCTTTCGTTTTTGCTTCGGCCATTTCTTTAGCAAAATCATCTTGGATTGCGTTTTGGTCATTTATTTTTGTCATTTGTTCAAGAGTGAGTCCTAGTGCTTGTCCTGCTGCTTTTTGTGCAAATACATTCATATTTTGCAATCCACCTTGTTCTCTTAAAAATTCAGATTGTGCTTTTGCTAATCCCCCCAAATCTTTATTAAATGCAAGTTCTCTCATTTTTTGAAGATTTATATTTTTTCCCAACATTTGAGACAAATTCATTTCTGAATTAATAGAAGTTTCAAAATCTAGTAAACTATCTGCACTGGATGCTACTGCATCTAAAGACGAACCAAACCGTCTGGCTTCTATTGCGGCCTTAACTAATGCAGTAGCATCTCCTTTCATATACACCAATGCCTTTCCAGAAGATTTTGCAATATCCTCAAATATTTTACCAGGGGCGACATGTGCCAATTTTGCCATTTGTATTGTCTGTGCAGACAAATTAAGTGCGGCATCGCTAGACATCCCACTCATTCCTCTAAATATTGACAATACATCAGTAGAACTTTCTGCAGAGACTCCCAATCTTTTATCCATTAATGCAACTGAGGCTGCAGTTTTTAATGTAGCAAAATTATTATCATTTGTTGATTCTAATATACCTGCCTGAGTTTTAGCAACATCCGAAGCTGTTATACCATATTTAGAATATTCTACAGTTATATCCTGTATTTGTTTTTTTAAATCTACTGTCTGAGATTGGAGAAGGTGTGTAGTCTTTGATAATTCTCCCCCTGCTGCATCAAGATCAACAAATAATTTTACTGCCATTCCCAATAATACTAAAATAATAGTCAAAGGATTTGCAATAACTCCTTCTATAATAATACCCAATGCTTCTAAAGACTTTCCAACTTCTCCAAAAGATCCAGAAATATTACTAACATGCCCAATAATACTTTTTTGTAATTCATCTTGTTTTTTGACAGATTTTAATTGATTTTGTAACCTATCGGATATATCCTTCTGAGATTTTGATAAAATTTTTGTATCTATTATTTGTTGAGTCAAGGATTCTTTTGTTGATAATTGCAAAATTTCTATTTCTTTCTTTATATCCATTTCTTTTTGAATATCTTTTATCAATTTTTCATGATCAATTTCTGATAATTTTCCTTCTTCGTGGGATTTCTTATCAAATTCTATATTAGATTGTGTATTTTTTAAAAGTTCTTGTTTGTGTTTAATCAACTCTTTAATATTTAATTCTTCTTTATTTGATTGTTTTCCAATTTTCTCAACAAGATCATTTTCTTTAGCTTTTAATAAATTAAATTTTTCTTGAGAATTAGAATGGTCTTTTGCCAATTTAGCAATTTCTGACGATTTGTCCGAAGAAATTCCTAGTTTATTGGAAATAATTTCCCAATAACTAGCAATGGCTTTAGATGCGTTTTTTGATAAATCTATATTATCAGCAACATCTTTTGCATTTTTTATATTTTTATTATCTATATCAGCCACTTTGATTTATCTTTTAAAATTTCATTTAACATATTTGCATATTTAATAAATATAAGTGGATGTTCTTTTTCGTAAGCTTCCCACGAATCTTTACTCATAGTTCTAACTTGTATTTCCATCATGCGTTCAGGACTTAATTCTTCCCGACAATATTTCAGAAGATTATCTTTTCTTTCTTGATATGTTTTTCCTGGACAATTATTAACATCATTATCAGCAATATCTTTAGCTTCTTTTGCCTCATAATACAATTTTCTATGTTCTGGATCTGTCATTGACAATCTCTCAGATAATTTCGGCGATGTGCCATCTTGGACACGAATAAGTATTAGATAGGAAGCAACAATTATAAGAAATATTATATACATTATTATAATATACGACAAAAATAAAAAAAGTCAATACTTTTTTTAATATTATTTACTTGTGAAAATGTTTAGGTACATTTACCGAACTTGGTTGTGAACTTTTCTTTGGTTCAGAAGAATTATTTTGTTCATTTTCTTTATCCTTAGTATCTTTCAACTTCTGCAAATACAACTTTCTCTTATAAACTGGCATTTCATAAACACTTTTTTCTTCAAATCCTTGACCATAATAACACAGAGAAAAAATTTCTTCATGTAAGTTAAGTCTATAATATTCATCTAAATTAAAAAACACATCTCCCAAAGGCATTTTCATTGTTTTAACATATTCACACGCAGAACAATTAAATCCAAATTTGGAATTTATTTCTGGAGAATTAACTTCCAAATGTTTTCTGAAATATAAACTATCTTTAGAAAGAAACTCGGTATCAATATATTTCGATATTACTTTTTTATTTTTTGATTCATTGACCGCAAGTATTATTGTTTTTAAAAAATCTGTCTTTTCTTTCCCATAATATTTTCTCTCATCTGCAATTGTTGGAAATTTATAAAAAATAATATCTCCAGAAGGTAATTCACAATAATTAAAATTTTTCCCTCTCTCAAAGCAGGAAAAATTAAACAAACTAGATTCAAATGAATATAAATTTATTGATACTTCCATTTCTTTTTCACAATTGGGACATCTTATGTTATACTTCTGATTCCCACCATAACTTAACATTTTGGAGGCCAATATCAAAGCCTCTTTATCCATGACCAAAATATCTTCATATGGAATATTTTTATCAACAATAATATCTTTTAAAACAATATCTACCGATAATCCTTTTTTTATCAAATTTTTATTTGATAAAATTTCCTCATGATTTCCAGTCAAATATTTAACCTCAACTGTACCTGTAGACAATGGATTTTTTTTTGGATAAAAATATCCTTCACTTGGAAGTGAAATTATGTCTGTCGGATATCCCACAATTAACTATTAACATCTGGCCACAAGAAATTAACCCCAATTGGGATGGATAGTTTTTGAGTATGACCACACGAATCACAAGTAAAATCATATGTCATATCAACGTCTGGCATAAAAGTCTTAAGATATTTTCGAAACTCAGCACTATCAACCGATGGGAGTTCCTTTTCAATAAAAGATTTAATATATCCCTTATCTTCTTTTCCATCAACAGAAACGATCATTTTCTTCAATGTTGTAGTAACTGTTGGTGAAGAACTATTTTTAGTTACTTTAGCCAAACTCTTTAGTTCAACATCAACATCTTGCTCATCTTTGTGGGTCGATAATTTAAATAAAATTTCTCTTTGACAATTAGGAAAAGTGTATTGAAATAAATTAACATTCTTTTTAAATTTTTCAAAGTCAATTTCCTTGACAGATAATTTATCCAAATCTACCACAACTTGATTTTCTTCTCCGCACGCAGGACATTTTTGTTTAATTTCATAATCCTTTCCATATGCAAGAATTCTGGCAAATACAAATATAGCATTCTTATCACCGACCAAAAGATCTTCCAGTTTAATTTTTGGATCAAAAATAACAGATTTCAAAAATTCGTCAATAACAATTCCCTTTTTAATAAAATTTTGACTTGACAAAATATCTTCGTGTTTTGCAGTGACAAATTTTAGTTCAATTTCTCCACTTGCTAATGGTGATTCTTCTGGATAAAAATATCCTTGACTTGGTAATTTAAAAACTTTAGTATTTTTCTTTTTCTCCTCTTGCTTTGGTTGATTAGGAATATAAGAAGGTGCGTTTTTACTTGGAGACTGAATTGGAACTATCGTTGGTTGTGTGCTCATGATTCTAATATATACGAATTATTTAATAAAATAATTCAAAAATAAAGTTCTTTACATTTTTTATAAAATGTGATATTTTGAATTTATGCGAGTTTTAACAATGATTCATGATGAAAAGATTCAAGTTCTTGATTTTTATAATCCAGAAGATATGAATCAATCGTTATTTAGAATATCTGCTTTTTATGAATCCCACAATGCAGAATTATTGCATCACAAATTCACTATAAAAGAATTCTTCAAGAAAGGATTCAAAAAATACGAAAATATCAAAAACTGGAAAACCAGAGTATTGGGTTATAATATTCCAGCATCGTGCATGAAAGAATTTTTTGAATTATTTAATGATAATGAATTGACCACAAAAGAAAAATATATAAAAAGAATCTACAAAGAAGGATGTTATTTGATAGGGGTATTTGATATTGGTGCTGGAAATTATCTGGTTTTAGAACACGAATATGTTCATGCGATATATAATATTTATCCGTGTTACAAAAAAAGAATTATGAAACACATGTTTTCCAAAACATATAAACATGTTACAAACCAAATATTAACTCACATGAAAGAATCTGATTATTTTTTTGTGTGTGAGGATAACTATCTAGATGAGATTAACGCATATTCATGCACAGTGCCTATTCTAAGCGACGATTTTAAGTTTTCTATGCGACAATACGATAACTATTGCAACAAGTGTTTTAAACTACAATCTCCACTAATAAATAGTGAAAAATTTAGGATACAATATCTCTTAAAGAAACAAAGGCTTTCAAGAACGAGCAAATTTTGTGATGGCGGCGGCAAAATTAGTCAATTCTGAATTATAAACTCTCCAGTTTTTTTGAAAATTTGGAGAAGATAATGTTTTCTTTAATAGATTTAACCAATTTTGAAGTTTGTCTGATTTTCCTCTTAATGATCCAATATGAAGTTCATCAATTGCTTTTAACAAGACTTTTTTTAATTCTTGATTATTATTAAGTTGTGGTGCGGCATTGACCGCCTTTTCCATTTCTCCAATCCAATCAACACCAGTTCTTGAATTATGAACCATTTCTCCCAAATTATTTTCAGAAATAACTTCTTTAATAATTTGCTTTAATTCTTTAATACCAATTTTCATTATTCTCTTTCTAGATGCCATGATCCATCTTCATTGGTATATAAATAATTTGATTTCTGATCAAACTCATAAATTTTATCAATACCTTCTGGAATTCCAACACTTAACAAATATTCTTTTAATCCTAACGAACCTTCTCCTTTATATCCCCAAGAAAATCCTTCAAAAGAGTGTTGTTTATCACCATATGTCGCAGTGACTAAAAATAAAGGTCCTTTTTCTTCTGGCGGCATAGATTGTAAATAAATTTCTGTAGGTTTCCCATATATTTTATTTAATTTTTTAGCTTTTTCCAAAGAACTTCTAGTTGTGGAAGTTTCGTGTGCCTCGTGTCCAACAGCAATCCTTGGGTATGGTTTATTAGGTTTCCTAATCGTGGATTCTTCCATTTCAGAAGAAATCACTTCTTTAATAATATTTCTTAAATCTATTAAAGATATTTTTTTAATTTCTTTAATCAATTTTGTTTGCTTTAAAAAATCAAATACTTTTTCAATAGAAATTGGATCTTGATCTAATTTATCCGAAATAACTTTAAATAAATCATCAATATCACTTCCCTTTACACTTATTCCAAGTAAATGAGATATTTGCAACAGTTGTTCAATATGATTATTTGTATCTTTTCTTGTAGATAAAAATCTTCTTACTTCTCTTTCTTCTGGGCTAATTTCTGGAGTTTTTAAAGTTGATTCTGGTGTGTTTTTTTCTTCATCTTCTTCGGCCCACAAATTAGCATATTCGTCAATTGATAATGAATCATCATACATTGGAGGAGTGAGTTTTAATTTTTCACAAAATTCAGTAAAATCTTCTGGTTCAACATAATAAGAAATGTCCTTTTTAACATCCACTTCCATAGGATTTTTGACTGCGCCCATTTTAAATAATACCACTTTAATCAATCTCAAATGTTTATTAACTATCAATTGATCTATAGATTCTGTTATTAATTTCTTACTCTTAAGAGCTTTGAAAACCTTTGATACATTCTTTTTATCCTTATTTAATTCATCTATAATAGCATCTGATAATTTCTTTCCAGTCTTATCTTTAACATTTATTTTTAATGATTTAGCAACATCTTCCAATTGCTCACAATGTGATGTATAATTCTTTCTTGATGATAGAAATTCTCTGACAGCTTTTTCCTGTCCAATATCATTTTTTGAAATTGTTGGTTCTGGTTTTACTTTTTTATCCTTTGGAGCATCTTTAAATTTTTGCTCCGAAATTACCTGTTTTACTAATTCTTTTAATTCTGATCGTTTCATATTATGTATAAGTATATTTTAAAAATTTTTATAATTGATTGTTTCCTTTTTTAAATCCAAGATGATAATTTTTAAGTCTTCCAGTTGGATCAAAATCTTGTTTTACTTTTTCACCATGTATTTCTATTAATTTTTTAGCTAACTCCTGTATTTTTTCTACATCCTCAACTTCATCCAAATCATTATATTTAAGAATATTACCACATCTTATTAAAATATCTTTTCCAATTTTAACTTCCTCTTTTTCTTCTGCATTATTCACATCAGTTTCTAATAAAACTTCTTTAATAATTGTTTTAATGTGCTTTTTTAACTCTGATTCTTTAAGGGAATTATCTTTAATAACACCTTTATCTAACAATATTTTCTTAACTATTTTATGCATAATATCATGTTTTTCATCTGCTCCCGTTGCGTTTTTAATTTCTTTTTCAATCTCGACAGACCTTGGAAGAATATATTTCATGTAAATATCTTGAGATTCTTCTTTTGATTTTCCTGTAATAAACTTTACCACATCTCCAGAAATCTGAGGAACTTCCATTGAGCTATTGCTTTCTGAAATATCTTTCTTAAATGTTTCTGGATTTCTTTTTAATTTGTTGGCCGTGGCATAATAAATAGATTTCCCCTTATCTTTACCATATTCCTTTTCAAATTTTTTAATTATATTCTTCGGCATAAATTTTAAACATTGCTGGCACTTGTTATTTTTAATCCAAAATTACCACCATCTCTCCACCCAATATACCATGCCATCGAAGATCCAACATAACTTATAAATGGAAGATATAAATATTTTACATAAGTTACGCTCCATGTCCACTTTAATTTTTTATCAAAAACATTTGTTGGAGAATTTCCAAAACGAACATTGTCTCTATCACTGACTCCTATTACATAAAAAGTAAAATTGTGAAGAGGATTTCTTAAGTTCCACTGTGTATTTCTTAACCATTGTGGATTGGTTGGTGCATAATCTGGTGTTGGCGTAGGATCGTCTTCATTTAAAAACCACCATATAGGATTTATCTTATTAAGAATAGAAAATGGTTTACGCCATTTGGACTTAAATATAGCAACATCAGTTTCTTCATTAAAAAATAACATATAAATATAAATATAAAAATTATATCATAAAAATGATTTTTATCAATTTTTTTCAATAATTGGATCTTAAATTAGAAAAAATGGACAAATTGTGTCCGGTTAATCCAATATGGGTACTATACCCCATATCAAAAATAAACAAACCATGATAGGATTTTATCAACAAATCAAATAAATGGTTTGGGTAACGAAATATAAAAATATGAGAAATATATTAATAATAAGTACGATGATGCTCGCATTATCAACAATTGGCAGTTGGTCACAATCTGTCGATCTTGATTTTGGAGACTATTACACACAACACCATCATGATAGAGGATGTCATCATAGATCATATGATAAAGATCGCGAGCATGAACGAGAAAAAGAACGACAAAGAGAAAAAGATAGAGAAGAAAAACATGATAGAGAACATCACGAACATCATGATAATAAATAATTAGTTATTTATGTGGGAAGTTAAAATAATATTAACTTCCCACTTATATATTAGATAATATTTGTTTCCAAATATTTTCACTATTATCATTCCAACCTTTTAATCTATTTTGTTGGTGAATTAAATATGACTCTTTATTATTATAAACATCAAATAATTTATCAGCAATTAATGTCGAGTCATTCTCGTAATATGGAAAATCTCCTAATAACCAAGGAACATTATTACTTGCAACAACAGGAACTCCAGAGGAAACATGGTCTGCCGCAACAATATTAAATGTCTCTGTATAGGATACCTGTAATCCAATATCTATATTTTTTATAACCTTTTTAAATTTAGAATGATCCATCCAATCATGTTCTATTAATTTATGCCGTGAACATTTATTAAATACAGATTTAATATTTTTTAATATATTATCCCCCTTCATTTCAATTCTTCCATCATTAATATGAAAATTTAAAGACATATTTAACATGTTTGCAAATCTAATTGCGGCAATAACTTGAACCATGTGATTCTTTAATGGTCTAATCGCTCCAAAACAGCTTATATCCAACGATTCTTTCTGTTTAGTACTTATACCACAAAAATCAATCGGGTATGTATTAGGAAGATATAAAACTTTATTCTTAATATCTTTTTTATCTACATAAACATTCTCTAAAATATTTACAAAATCTAAATATGTCTGTTTTGCATTACAAGACAAATATACATTATCATAATTTACATACCGAATGCTCCAATCAAATGCAATTCCCTCATTTGCTAAAAAAGCTACCTCACTATGATTTCTAATTATCCATTTTACCTTTGGATGTAGCTTTTGGAGAATTTCGAATTTTTCCGGCACTACCCAATATGCCTCAATAATAACAATGTCGGGTCTATATAAATAAACTTCTCTATCAATGCAATTATTGTCATTAACATGTACTAATTTACTTTCAAATTCTTCGGAGGATTGTAAAAATGTATTAACAAAATTAGCAGAATTAAATAATCCACTACTTAATTGCTTTTTCGAAGTTATTTCTTCGTTCTTTGAAAATGGCTCTTCTCTACTTTTTAAAATAAATAAAACCTTTTTCTTTATCATTATCTAAATAAATAGAATACTAATTAAATTTTAAATATAAAAATTTTTCCAATTTAATTTAATTTATTAACTTCCGTCCCAACCTAAGAATCCTGTGGGGCGAGTATAATTCCAGGAAGAAGCAGGGGCGTATACTTGGACTATAGGAGTAGATGTCCCGGCAGATACAGTTGCACCAGGATACCAAGTACCAGATTGTAAATTCGCCCCATTAAATGATGGGTTTGTTCCAGAAACTGGATTGCCAACACCTCCAGTATTTGTTAACCAAGTTCCATTTTTTCCGTACCAAGCGTATCCTAATGAGAAATCAACTGCTATCATTGCTACGTCATTAGTAGTGTAGGAAGGTGCGTTATTGTCGTTAGTAAGTCCAGTTTGTCCTATTCCACTGCCTGCATTATAAACCGCAAACCCATTGGCAACATTCCCAATTTGAGTGGTTAAATTTCTGGAAGTAGATGCTCCCACTGCGCAAGTGACGCTATTAGTACATAGAATCTTAAATTCTATGTACCTTTTGCCACTAGATGCTCCATAGTTTATAAAGGAATTTATATATCCACCAACTGATTGCATTGCAAATACCGATTCTGAACTTGTCAATATGCCTTGTATATTAGTGTGTGCTCCATCAAAAGCTATTACGGGAGTTGCTGCTGTCAAAGAAACAAATCCACTAGGAGGGGTGTAAATTAATATTGAATTCAAACTTATATTACCTGCGTTGGTGCCGTCTGATATTAACCCCACACATGGATAATAATTTGACGGAGGTGGCGAGAAATTAAAAGATGGACTGGTCGCTGTTGCTGGATTTCCTGATAAAACATACGTGCCATTTTTACTAAGCCATATATTTCCAGTCACACCGTTAATAGCCAATCCTATCACATCTCCATTTGCCATTGTTATTGTCGGATTACCGGATGGTTCTGATACAGTGCCACTAAATTGACCTCCATTCCCTCCTTCTATGCCAAAACCATTTGAGAAACCTCCTGGATATGCTGTATTGTTGAGTGTGATGTTATCTGATACACCTATAATTGGAGGAATATAAGGAGAACCAACTGTGGACCCTGCTATATTTACAGTAAACTCTAGGTACACCTTTTGTAAGTTAGTTATTGTACTTGTAAGATACGACATCGCCCTATTAGTTGAGTTAACTGTGTCGGTGGCAGTGATATTGCCGTTATGAAGTGTAATATTGGCTCCAGAGTTGGTTGGGCTAAATGTCACCCCATTTCCTCCACCAGATATAATTGAAATTATTTTTCCTCCAGACAATATAGAATAATACGATAATAATGGCATATGTTCATATAAATATATGAGAGTATAGAATTAATCTATTAAAAATCATTTCGTATTTAATATTGCCACAGTCCAAAATTCTATCATATCCATTCAATTTCATGTTTCCCCATTCAGTAAGATCTTTATCAAATATGGATAATTTTTGTTTTAATATTTGTTTTCTAAAATAAATTTCGGAGTATATAAATTTGGATAACCATCTCTAGCACAGAGTTGAAAATTTCATAGAAATTTATTCTACTTCTTTGGACAAGAGGGACTCTAGGCTCCTCTCCGATTTGATCTTGCGATCAAATCTGTTAAAAAGATCATCTCAAATTTTAACACGAGCAAAAAATTGAAATTTTTTGTGATCAAATCCAAAAACCTTTTGTTTTAATCTTGAAACTTTCGGAAATATATAGATCAAATTTCTTATAAAAACAATAATTTTCTATTTATTTTGTGAAATGTTGTAAGACACTCTCGCGGCAATCTATTCAAGTAATTAATAAAAAAGACCAAATTAATTAAAATTTGGTCTTTTTATTTTGTAAGTAATTGATTATAAAACTCACATAAAAAACTAGAATTGAAGTATGCAATAATCCATCGAGAGCGTTACATTAATCATGATTGGATCGCCGGTTTCCCAATTAAGTTCTCCAAATTCAGCAGCAGACACAAAGGCCCCCTTAAGGGTCCATTCTTCTACAACATCTCCCACGGGACCTAATACTTGAATAGATACATCCTTTTTATAGAAGTCCCCATACCCATCTCGGCCCGACACCGATTCGTGTGATAATCTAATCCATTCCATTACTGTTTGTGCGCCAGATGGTGATACGGGATCGTACAAAGTTAAAGACACATCTTCCCACTCTGCTTTACCTTTTAATTTACGATAAATGTTGATGTGGTCTAGTTTTATTGTGTTAAGATTGATTGAGGGTCTTTTTACGCCTTTGATCAAGAAAGCAGGTACTCCATCAATGTACATGATAAAGCGGTTACTCACTTTTGGCTCGAATGCCGTAAAGAATATTTCATTGGATTCTATCAGTTGTGCCATATATTTGTCAAGTTAATTTAGTTGTTTGTTCTATTATAAATAATAATTATTAAAATAAATAGACATGTTTTGAAAAATAGAGTAATATATTGGCTATATTAGAACTAAACACATATATGCCTAGAAAAAAAGATCCAAACACCAATGAAACTAAACCATGTTTAACATGTGGAATAAATTTTGAGAGTCCAAAAATTAGAAAAAGAGTATTTTGCTCTAAAAAGTGTTCTAGTTCAAATCCTATTATAAAACAAAAAAATAGAGATGGTGTTAAAAAAACTTTATTGAAAAATTATGGTGGACATCACATGCAATGTAATGTCGGAAAAGAAAGTTTAAAAAAATCTTTATTGGAAAAATATGGGGTGGACCATTATAGCAAACATCCAGATTATATTAATAAAGTAAAATCCACCAAATTAGAAAGATATGGAGACGAGAATTATAATAATCTAGAAAAATGTGAATCTACTTTATTGGAAAGATATGGAGTAGATAATGCTGCAAAAGTAGAGGCTTTTAAAAAAAAAGAAAATCAAACTAGAAGAGATAATAATTATCACAAAATAATATCTATTTTAAAAAAAGAAAAACTGACAGAACTTTTTCAAATATCTGACTACAAAGGATATAACTGGAAGAATAAATATCCAGTTAAATGTAATGTATGCGACTTGACTTTTTATATTACAGCATACAACACAAACAACATATTTTGTGAAAAATGCAATCCATATAGAATGAAAGCCGAGAATGAATTATTTTTATTTTTATCTGAGGCAACAAAAGAAATTATTGCAAGAAGAGATAGAGAAATATTATCTGGAAAAGAATTAGATTTCTATATACCCACAAAAAAAATTGCATTAGAATATAATGGAATATATTGGCACAGTGAAATTGGCGGAAAAAAGAATAAGGTATATCATTTAAACAAATTAAAAAAATGTATTATCAATGGAATTACCTTATTACAGATTCAGAGTGACGATTGGCAAAACAAAACAGAAATAATAAAATCTATTATAAATAATAAATTGGGCAACATATCAAATAAAATAGGTGCTAGAAAATGTGTAATTAAAGAAGTGGATAATATTGATAGTAGTACATTTCTAGAAAACAATGATTTAAATGGTGAAGATAAGAGTGGAGTTAAGTTGGGATTATATTATAAAGACGAGTTAGTTAGTTTAATGACACTTTGTAAGAGCAAATTTAATCAACAAATAGAATGGGAAGTTAGTAGGTATTGTTGTAAATTAAATACAATTATTATTGGTGGGATTAGTAAAATATTCAAACATTTTATTAAAAATTATAATCCAAATAGTGTAGTATCTTTTAGTGACCGCCGATTTTTTACTGGGGAAGTTTATTCAAAATTAGGATTTGTATTTTTTGACAATACACTTCCAAGATATTATTACACAGATGATTACAAAGAAGCATATCCAAAAATGTATTTTACAAAAAACAAATTAAAAGATATTGTCAATAATTTTGATGAAAATTTATCCGAATGGGAAAATATGAGAAATAACAATTGGGATAGAATATGGGATTGTGGAGATTCTAAATGGATATGGAACAATCCAATTTCACAATAGTTCTGGATATGCTTCGATTATTCTATTATTAACTACCAACCGTCTATTACCTTCGTGGTGTATAATTTTATTCTTTAAAGAATTTATAATATCTTTAGAAATTATATTAAATTTCTTCATATCTTCTAAAAATCTATCTTCTACAAACATTCTCAACAATCTTTCATTTAAATAATTCATATTATTTATTATAATATAAATTCACAAAAAGTCAACATTTATTTTATTCTTTCAATAAAAACCTCAATGTCATCTTTATTAAAAAAAGATTGTGGAGCTTTTAATACTGTATTTCCTCCAAAACAAGTTTTAGAATCTAACCACATAAACTTGCCATGCATTCTATCAAACTTTTGTTTATGAATATGCTTTGATAAACAATCTGTATAGTTTTTATAATTAGTTAAAATCCAGTCATTATGTCTATTGACCACAAAATTATTTTTACATTCTAAGTGATGCCAAATGTCGCCTTTATACTCGAAAATTTTTCTAGAACTTGGACGATATAAAACACCATAAAAATCATCTTCTTCTGTTTTTCTTCTATCTGCCGTCCAATTTTTGTCACAGGCAGAATGTTTTTCATAATCGGGATGATTAGTATCAATTAAATTTCCTTTTTTATCTCTAAGATATTGAATTCTATTTGTTGGATTTTTTACAATAGATTTTTTTGGATCTGCATAATTACCCCCGAGCAAAAACCATTCTATAAATGGATATGGGAAAGCATAAATACCTTTTTTTGCTGGTGGTGCATGAAAAGTATTATTTCCATATCCATATTGGATAACTGGAGATAATCCACCAAATCTAAGAAATTTAACTTTTTTTAAATTCTCTTTCACATAAACTTTTTTCTAGTTTCTTCAAAAAACAAATTTGCTCCATCGGCACCTCCACTTCTTAAAATATAAGAATTATTGGCAAGTGTTTTAGTAATATTAATAATTAACGTCTTAATATCAATAGGCGTTTTTCTACTACCTATTCCCGTATAAAATTTCATTAAAATATTATAACCAATTGATACTTCTTGTCAAACATATTTTGACGAGGTTTTTTTATTATCTTTAAATTTTACCCCAAACTCATTTTTTAATTCAACATTATTAATAAACCAACATGATTGTTCAGTCCAACCTTCTAAGAAATTATCAGACTTTGTTAATTGAGATAATTTTTTTGTTGTTACCCCAAGTCCTTTTGGAGAAAATACTTCAAAAATAGATTGCAATAAATGTCCTTTATTTTTTAAACAAAAATTCCAAAGTATTGAATAATTCTGTGTGCGATCAAATTTCATTGGTTTTATATTTTTATCAATACTTTGAATACATGCTCTAACCTCATCAAATGTATCAAACAATCTATTATCATGTCCACAAATATTTGCTATAGATAATAAATGTAATTCAAATGCACTATTATTCATAGTGCTTCCACTTATTTTTGGTTTTATATAAACAAAGTCTTCATTAATAAAAGAAATATAAGGATCTTGTGTTGGAAGAACAATGTATTTATTTCCATAATAATTAGCAATGTCCTGTTGTCTTGAAAATATAATAGACTTACTTCTTTTTTGAGCATGTTCTAAATGTGGATTATTATCAAATAATAAATTTACAATATTATAACCAGACAATGATTTTCTAACTCTAGTTGATGGATCTCTATAGAAAAATTTTTCTTCTGATTTGTCCCCACGAAATAATAAAACTCCTTCCCTAGCCTTTTGAATTGCTAAAGAACTTTGTTGTTCAACTTCTTGTTTTGATATAACTTCTTTTAATATAGATTTTAGTTTCATGGTAATATTTGATATATTTTATAATAATCTATTGCATAACACGGTACTTCTGTCCAAATTTCTTTTCTAGTCATTCTTCCCATTGTCGATAATTTTTTTGATTCTATTCCATTTTTTTGTGGATTTAATCTATCAAAAAAATTCTCAACTATATCTTTATCTTCGGTAAAATAATCTTCTGTAGAATACTGAACTTCTTCATCTTCCCCTCTATATTTCAAAATTTCTTGTGCTTTTCTCAATGATTTTTTTAATATATTAATATCCGAATCATTTGTATCTTGATGCGCGTCGGTTAAAATACTCTTAATTTCGGAATTTACTACATCGACGTGGCCAATTGTGTTCTCAAAGTTATACCAAAAGTCTGGAGATTTTCCATATGACATATATGGATCTCCTATTGGAAAAATAATGTATGATTTTCCATATCTATCTGATTGTCCAAAATCTGTACAAGTTATTACAGATTTGCTTCTTTTACCAACATGACCCAATTCTGCATTATTATCAAATAATAAATTTATATAATTATGCGTTTCTGATGCTTTTCTCGTATAATTTGTGGGATCTATATAATATACAATATCTTTTTCTGGAGCCGGAAATCCTCTATAAAATCTAACACCTTCTTTATATTTGTTTATGGCCACTTGACATTTTGAATGAAATTCATTTATAAAATTATCATGATTTGACTTATCCTTTATATCAATATGCTGATAAGATTCCACTAATCTAATATTATTTAAAATGGACATTAATTTCATAATTTTGGAAAAATAGAATTTACAAAATAATCGTTGTTTATAAGATAACCAGAACAATCTGACCAAAATTCGTCAAATATATCAGTTTTGCGAAATTCTGATAAATTTTTATTTCCATTTGTGTCTGAAATATTTTCATAAGACGCGCTTTCCAAAAAATATTCATAAGAATTTTTTACGTCTCCCAATAAAACAGGAAGTATCCACTCAGTAAAATGCACCTCGGTCATATACAAACGTTTTAACATTGATAGAGCCTCTTCTTCTTCATTAAATAATGGATGATCATCTATAAATTTACAAGCATTCTTTATGAAATCAACTGTCCTTATTTTTACAGGAGTATCAAGTATTTTACGAAAAATATAGCTAATATTATCCAAATAGGATATTGTTAGAGGAGGATTTATTAAATAACAGTCAACAAAATCTCTTTTTATATATGATATAGAAGGATTTCCTTTTGGAATAAAAACATGTAAATGACCAAATTGTTTAGCAGTCTCTTGGTTAGAACTAAAAATCAAACACTTCCCTCTTTTTGTATAATGTACATTATCGGGATTGTTATCAAATAATAAATTGGCTATATTGGGCCCATCCAAACTAACTCTAGGTCTTGCGGTCCTTTCTATAAAAAATTCAGAACCCTTTTCTCCTCTATAAAATACCAAATGTTCATTTACAATTTTTTGAATTGCTAATCCACAATCCCTTTGTAACAAGGCAACATGTTGATCTACTTCTTGAATTTCTCTGAGTATATTTTTTAACTTAATCATAATTTATTTCTCAAATTATCATAAAAATGTTTAAAATCTATCATATATCCTTCTTCTTGTGTCCACAATTCGGGATGTTTTATATTATTCAATTCAGACATTAATATATTCCCCACGAAATTCAAATTTTTATTAGAAACAAAACTAGAAAAATAATCATATGAATTTTTAACATTATTTTTTATAAACGGCTTATACACAAATTCTTGAAATTTAGTATTGGAGAAAGTCATTTCGGATAAATGTTTTTTGTCCATCGTGTCTATTATTTTAAAATATTTAACAAGTTGTTCAAAACTAGTTGCTTTTGTTTGTTCTGGTGCTATAATATCAAACAAAAAATTAAAAGTCTCATTTCCAAATGTATCTAATATCATAGGAACATTTATTAATTTTGTATATATAAAATCACTTTTAGAAAATGTTATTTTTGCATTTCCTTTTGGAAAAAACACATGTACATTCCCATAAATTTCAGCAACTCTTTTAATTCCAGAAAAAATAATAGAACTCGATCTTTTTTGATAGGAAGAATTGTCTTTATTATTATCAAATAATAAATTAGCAACATTAGAAGAATCTCTTGATAATCTATTAACTAGAGGTTTTATTTTTTCAAATACAGAAACATTTTTTGATCCTCTAAAAAACAAATAATTAAATTTTTTATATATTTCAATAGCAAATGGGCATTCTTTTTTTAGAATTGATATTTGATCTTGTTCAGACTCAATTTCGGTTAAAAGTGTTTTTAATTTCATATTAATTAATTTTGCTCAGAGGATTTTTAACAGGGGAATTAATAAATTTATTAACTTGTTTATTTAATCTACCAAAATCAATATTTTCTGTATTATCTATAATAAATAAATTATTTTTAAAAATTTTTGTATACTTCTCTATACTTTTTTGCAAAGCTGTGTGGACTTTATCAATATAATCAGTATCTACCTCTCTCCCATTTTCTTTTTGTCTATTAATTACTCTTTGTTTTGCTATTTCTAAATCAGCAGTGACAAATATCATAGCGGTATCATATCCAAATAATTCAAGAGATTCTTTGGTTTTTAATGTCATATCAAAATCACTGGAAGTTTTATCTATAATAAGTCCTAAATGTCCTTGAATATATGTACTTAATTGAGAATTAATTAATTGATCAAATTTATCAAAATCAATTGCTTTTTTATTTTTCAAATACCATTCATTAAAAATATCAATATTTACTACTTTCAATCCAGTTCCACCTTTAATATATTTTGATACTTCTGTTTTTCCGGCACCAGGAATTCCTGCCATAAATATAGCTTTAAATATATGTGGATCATTAAGTCCTTCTCCAATAATTTTTTCTTTTAAAGATTCTTTCTCATCATATGACTTATTTGTAAAATCTATAAGTTTTTTAATATAACCAGAACTTCTTAATAATTTAAATAAAATATTTCCATCAGAAAATTCTCCTCTATTTCCCAATCCTTGTTTTCTAATTTCCCAAATTTTATCTTCTAATTTTTTTCCTTTTTCTAATTCATTATTATTTATAATATGATTGATGATCCCAGTTATATTTTTAAAATCTTCTTTTACTTTTTCTTTATTAAATGAAATTTTTTGTTTTTTTGGAAATTTAATCCATTTATTATTCAATAAAGAAAATATTCCAAGAGCAGCATTTTTATCATCAATATTTTGAATATACATTTCGACAGGAATATCGTGTAAAGTTATTTTGTGTTTAATATTCCATTTATCTTTCAATCCATCCAAGAATGGTTGTATATATTTATCATTAATACCTAGTTTTTTACTATCAATTAAAATATGCAAATCTATGTCTGAAAATTCATTCCAATCATAATTTGCATTAGATCCTAATAATAAAATATCTGAATAAGGAAAATTGAATTCTAAATCTTTATAAAAATTATCAGCAATTTCTAATAATTTTTCTCTAATTTCTGTTTTTATAGTCCCATCAGATTTCCAAATTTTTGGATTTAGATTATTCCCATATATTTTAAATGTATTTTCTCTGATCATATCGTATGTTATAAATATAACTCTAAATTAATTAACAACGATTGGGAATTCAAATATGGAAAATTCAATCTGGAATTTTCAGAAAAAACACAATAAATATTTATTTTAACTTGACTCGTTAATTATTATATTTTACAATTATTTGTATTAATAATAATAAATTAATAAATTAATAAATTAATAAATTAATAAATTAATAAATTAATAAATTAATAAATTAATAAATTAATAAATTAATAAATTAATAAATTAATAAATTAATAAATTAATAATAATAAATTAATAATAATAAATTAATAATATTCTTATAATTAGTAATAAATAATTTATAAAAAACAAAAATTTATTTAAATTAAATAATTCATTTTTCAAGGTGTCATTGTTTTGCAATTTAATATCAGTTGTCAACTGCCGTTTATTTGGCTCAGGATGTACCAAGGTGACATTTTTAACAGAATTCAATATGAAGACACCATTTCATTAATTATAACGCTTAAAACCGATTTTAGAATTATTTTAATTATAATTAAGAACCCGCGCCAGAATTTAATAAAGAAGTAATTCTTGAAATAGCTTGGTCATTTGTCCAGTTTCCAATATTAATATAATCTTGACCAGACCATAATGTCATATTCAAAGAAGTCATGTTTGTTCCAGATAAATATATTGTGGCTGATACAGTGTCTATCATATTGTCTGTTATTGGTCCTATAGTAAATATAGCGGATGTTGTTATTGTTGTCATTGTTTTTGGGTTATGTTATCGTAGCAATTAAATTATTCCCAACTATTGAACATGATGGGGTATGTCCAGTATTATTAGTTCCTATTGTAGTTAGCCCCGCGCACGATACTGTATTTGTTATTAAATTATAAGTCCCAGTGTTTAATGTTTGTAAAAAATTAATAGTGGCACTGTTCAATGTAGTAGATCCACTAACAGCTATTGAAGATGCCGCCGTTGACCCATTTCCATACACATCCAACGCACAAGTAGACCCTGAAAAATATAAAGACCCAGTCATAAGTAATGACCCAAAACTTCCAGTACCAAGACCCCCAACAATTACTGAATTTGCGGTATTTGATAAAATTACACTACCCACCGAACCCGTCCCACTCAATCTTCCTCCATTTATTAATATAGTAGATCCACTAAAAGAACCGTTAATTTGTAGTTCTCCTCCTGTTATACTAGTCGATCCTGTATGGGTACTATTTCCAGACATAGTTATTGCCGCAGTTCCTATTTTTGTTAAAAATAATGTATTTGTTCCATTCTGAAGAGTTCCTGCATAATTAGCTCCGCCACCATTATTTCCTCCAATAGTCAGTGTAGAAGATACAGACCCATTATTTGTTATAATACCACCACTTCCACTCAAAGACCCTAATGTGGTATTGTTTCCAGTAGATCCACTTAAATCAAATGTTCCGCCATGTATAGTTGTTGTGGCCAACTGACCAGTTCCTGTTAACAATGAAACATTATTAGATCCAAACTGCACCGTCCCACTTATCAAGGTTAAATTGTTAGAAGAATGTCCTGATCCAGATTTATTTAACACAACAAGTCCGTTATTTATTTTTAATGCACAAAATGCATTATCTGAAGAACCGGATAATATTAAAGTATTTGTTCCATTTTTTGTAATAGTTAATCCACTAGTTCCTGTAACTGTTTGTAATACTATATTACCACTACTACCACTAATAAAAATTGGGGCATTTCCATTAGTAATTGTTGAATTTATGGTTGCCGTTGAAGAACTTGAATTTGTTATTGTTGGAGTTGCTCCTGTTGTAAAAATATTATTCAATATTGTTTGGCCATTTAAATCTAAAGAAGAACTTAAATTTATAGAACAACTGTTTGAAGCAGAACCTAGTGCAGTTCCACTTCCCAACATTAATGTCCCTCCTAATAGTTGTGTATTTCCTGTATATGTATTATTCCCAGAAAGTGTTACCGTATTTGCATTTGATTTCGTAACATATGTTTTGTTTGTAGGGCTATTATCACTTATCGCCCCCACAAATTCCATAGGACCCGTACCGCCCATAGTAAAACTTTTTGTCCCGTTTCCTGTGATTGAAAGATCGCTTGTAAATTTCAAATATCCAGATCCGCTATTATATATAGCCCCACCACCAGTAGATCCTCCCAAATTCACAATTCTATCGGTAGTTTCTCCTGGACTAATAACTATTAAATTTCCTGTCAATGTAGCATTTCCCAAATTTATAGTTCCTGCAGATGGCGAAGTAGGTACTCCAAAACTAGAAGAGGAAACACTTCCAGTCACACTATTTAATGTAGTTGCCACTATAACTCCTTGATTTATAAGTGTTCCTTGATTTGCTGCATTACTTCCGCCAGTATATGTATTTCCGCCTCCAAATATAATTGTCCCAGGGCCAGTCTTGATTAATCTAAAATTTCCAACAATAGGCCCGCTTATCATCACCGTTACCCCGGTAACATTATTTCCAATTGTTCCCGTAGACACACTTCCACTAAGAATGACATTTCCCGTTATATTTGATCCAGAAGTTTCTATCCTTAATTGTCCCAATGTCTCCCCAGTAGTTCCGCCATTTAAAATAATATTTCCTGGGAAATTATTTCCATTCACGACATATAAAGTTCCATTAGTTCCTACATTAATAGACGCGGAAGGATTTAATGTAAAATTTAATTGTGTTTTTCCAACACCAGAAGTCCCCGAAGGATTAATATTTATAGTACCGACAAATAAACTAGAACTCACTTGCTTGGTTTGTATAGTATTCCCACCTGTGGTTCCATTAAAATTAATAGTACCAGAACCAGACACTCCGCTGAACAGAAGAGTGTTTCCTGCATTTAATCCGTTATTTTGTGAATTAATATTCACAACAGACCCAGAATCTATAAAAAGTTGTCCTGTCCCTAAAATAGACGCAATTGATGTATTGGGAGGAGTATTTAATGTTGCACCCCCCAGAACAAAAGTTCCCCCCGAAAATCCATTTATTGTGTTTTGGATTTGAATTTGGTTATTCCCAGTAATTAACAACGATCCACTTCCATTAAACGCCGGAATGCTTGAGGTATAAGAACCTTGTCCACAATCTAACTGTATCTGTGCATTTTTTGAGATACTAGCAGTTCCACTTCCCAAACAATTAGAATTTGTTCCTCCCAATATTCCCGATGAAACAGCAATTCCTTTTGAAAAAGAATTATTGTTATTAGTTAAAGATATGGCTCCGATTCCCGATTTTGTTAATACGTTATTTCCAGATATTACCGAAGACATGGTAAATGGAGTAACAGCACTATTTAGTGCGTAAAGTCCAGACAAAATATTCACTTTGCCTATCAGCAATGATCTTCTGAGTGCCGAAAATAACATAAATCAATCTTCTACTATATTTAGAGTTATTATTAAATCTGATGTACTAAAAAATGTAGGAGTTCCTGTCACAACTAAAACACCATATAATGATGTACTTCCTGAAATATAAAAAGATTTTCCAATACCGTCTAAACAATAATTTGTATGAGTTCCTAATCCGCTATCTGGACTACTTAAAGAATAAACCCCTATTAATTTATTAAAATCTGCCGCATTAATTGAAGGCGCACTTTTATCATTCCAGGTTGTGCTGGACGGATTTGAATTAAATGCATAAAATTTAAGTCCGGTGGTTTGTACAGATTTGCAATTAATATAAATAGATTCTAATAGACCGGAATTATTTCTTATGACATTTGTGAATAACATAGATCCCGATCCACATAATTGATTGGCAGTGTATGCAGATCCACTAGTTATTAACGGAGTAAATGACGACGCCGTAGATACTGTTGATATAGATATTGGGGTTTGATCAGAAGCAATAACGACAGCACTGCTACTAACCATTTGTTTTTGTCCATATATATTATTTAATCCAACAAGACTAGATAATGAAGATGATATTTGAAATAAAGAAGAAGTACTTTGATTTGATGCGGATAATATAAGTGCCAAATTTCCATTTTCTTGTGCAGCATTTGCTGCTAATATAGATCCGCTGACAAAAACATTTAATGATCCACTATTACTAGTAATCCCCTTCCCAGAGCTATCAGACAACCAAGAAACAGTTTGTAAATTAGCAGCAGTGGATTGATATACTTTTGTAAGTCTTGACCATAGAGTATCAACCATTGTTAAGTTGACAGATCCGGTAACATTATCTGCTGTAATTTGTACAACTTTTGTATTTCCAATGGAACATTCGTAATTTCCATTTAACGATATTATAGCTGATCCCGTTCCTCCAGAAAAAGAAAATAATCCAAGTGAAGAAAAATTAATACTGTCTACCGATGCTGAAACAGAAAGAGACCCAGTCAATCCGTTGACATTTATTCCCAATCCACCCAAATCCGCAGTAGCAATTTGCAAAAATTGTCCATTTGTTAAAGACCCTGTAACAGTCCTTGTATTTCCTGTAGGTCTGACAAGCAACCCATTTTCCGTGCCATCTGGCTGAGTGTTTTTTATTACAACACTCGAAGATCCACTAACAAGCTGCACTGGTGTGGTGTCTTCATAAAAAATTTGTAATTTGTCTGTGTTATTGAATGCAGATGTATTTGTATTATATATTAATGTTAATACATTACCAGAAACAGTACCACCAAATCCACTAGCATTAGTTTGATATATTATTGTATTATTTGTAGCATCAACAATTAAGAATATATTTTCTTGTGTTATTGTTGTATAATCAGAGAAAGTTATAGTTCCTGATGTTTTGTTAAAGGTATAATCTTTGATGACGATTCTCATATTTTTATTTTTAAAGGGCTATTGCGTAATACATTGCATTATTGTTTAGTATAGATTGACTAATAAAATAACTAGATGTTTGTGAAAAAGAAGAAGATGTACTATTATTAGAGTTTAATGCATAAGAAGCCGTTCCCAATAAACTTCCGGTGAAAGACCCCGTGAATGATCCAGTAAATGATCCTGTATAACTTCCAGTCATTAATCCAGTAAAACTGCCAGTAAAACTGCCAGTATTTAATCCCACTGCATTTAATGCATAAGAAGATGTGAATGCATAACTTGATGAATTAGAATATGAGGCAGTTCCTATTAAATTTCCATTAAATGAACCTGTAAAAGATGATCCCGATACATTTCCAAATCCATCGGTTTTAACCATTCCACCATCCAACCGCGTACTTCCAGTAAAATAATTTAAATTAGATATATTTGTTAATGTTATATTATGTCCAAATACATAAGAATTACTTGCGGTTGTTATGTTATTTGAACTTCCAAATATATGAATACTACTTCCAGAACTTATATTATTACCATTTCCTACTATGAAGGACCTACTCGCAAAACTCATTGAATTATTAAATCCAATAGTGGAACTAGATGGAGACAATAAAATATAATTATTATAACCAATAATATTTGATAAGGAACTTGATATAATTTGATTGTTATTACCAAGAATAGATCCTGTACTTAATAAATCAATAAAATCTTGAATTCCTATTATTGTTGTATTTAAATAGCTCGAAGTTAATGAATATGCGCTTGTTATTGAATAACTTGAAGAACCTAATAATGATCCAGTAAAACTTCCTGTAAAAGAACCACTATTTAAACCTACTGCATTCAGTACATATGATGCTGTTTGTGAAAAAGAAGATGATATTGAACTCGATGCATAGCTAGAAGTTATGCTATTATTAGAATTTAATGCATAAGAAGCTGTTATAGAATTAACACAATATGATGCACTAATTGAATTTGAGGATGTGCCAAATAAACTTCCAGTAAATACTCCATTAAATGATCCTGTAAATGAAGATCCTGAAACATTTCCCCTTCCATCAGTTATAAACGACCCGCTATCAAATGAAGAAGAATTTAATATAAATAAATTTCCAGAGACAAATAAATTATTTGAAAAAGATGATGTGTCTGAATTTTGTGAATAAGATGCACTAATTGAATTTAAATTATAACTGGCAGTATTTGATATATTGCTTGTAGAAGAATAACTAGAAGTTATGGAATATGATGAAGATCCTAATAATGATCCAGTAAATGAACCAGTAAACGATCCACTATTTAATCCCACTGCATTAAGAGCATATGACGATGTCTGTGATAATGTACTACTAGATGCGTAACTACTACTTAAAGATATTAACGAATAACTTGATGTTCCTAATAAACTTCCAGTAAATGAACCAGTAAAACTTCCAGTTGAACTAGAGCCACCATTTAAGGCATATGACGCAGTTGTTGAATTAATTGAATAACTAGAAGTTAAAGAATTTAATGCATAAGAAGAAGTTCCTAATAGTGATCCTGTAAAACTTCCGGTAAACGACCCCGATCCACTTCCACTAACATTATAAGAAATTGATGATGTTTGTGAAAATGAAGAAGATATTGAACTTGATGCATAACTAGAAGTTAAGCTATTTATAGAATTATTTGAGAAAGAACTTGATACTGAATTTAAATTATAACTAGAAGTTTGTGATAATGTACTACTGGAAGCATAACTACCACTCAAAGATATTATTGAATAACTAGATGTTCCTAATAATGATCCGGTGAAACTTCCTGTAAATGATCCTGTATTTAAATTCAATGCATTTAATGCATAAGAAGAAGTTGAAGAAGTTTGTGAATATGACGAACTTACAGAATTTAAATTATAACTGGAAGTTTGTGACAATGTAGAACTAGATGCATATGATGCAGAATTTGCAAACGTTGCATAACTAGATGTTCCTGTTAAAGAACCAGAAAAAGACCCAGTAAAAGAGCCACTTCCGTTAGATGCGAAAGTTGCATAAGAAGCAGAAGAAACTGTAGCTCCCCCTAATATATAAGAGGCAGTAACTGAATTAAATGAAAATGATGAAGTTCCTTGTAATGATCCGGTAATAATACCAGTAAAGCTTCCAGTAAAACTTCCTGTAAATGACCCCGTTCCACTTCCACTAACATTATAACCAATAGACGAGGTTTGTGAAAATGAAGAAGATACTGAACTCGATGCATAACTTGAACTTATGCTATTATTAGAATTTAATGAATAAGAACTAGATCCTAATAAAGATCCAGTAAATGACCCAGTAAAACTTCCAGTATTTAAACCGACAGCATTTAAAGCATAGGATGATGTTGTTGAATTACCGGCAACTAAAGAAAATGAAGAGGTTCCTAGAAAACTTCCCGTAAAACTACCAGTATAAGATCCCGTAAAAGAACCAGTTGAACTTCCAGACATTAATCCATTAAAACTTCCTGTATATGATCCAGTGTGATTTCCAATAAAAGATCCAGTATAAGATCCGGTAAATGATCCTGTATGACTTCCCGTCATTGATCCATTAAAACTTCCTGTGTGAGAACCAGTAAAACTACCAGTAAAACTTCCTGAATTTAAACCCACAGCATTTAATGCATAAGAAGATGTAATAGAATATGAAGAAGTGCCGGATAAAGATCCTGTGAAACTTCCCGTAAATGAGCCTGTATAAGAACCAGTATATGACCCCGTATGCGTTCCAGAAAACGATCCTGTAAATGAACCAGTTCCACTACCACTAACATTATAAGAAATTGAGGCGGTTGCTGTATATGACGAAGATATAGAACTCGATGCAAACGACGAACTTATGCTATTGTTAGAATTTGATGAATAAGAGCTTGAACCATTAATACTTCCTGTAAATGATCCCGTAAAACTTCCTGAATTTAAACCCACAGCATTTAATGCATAAGATGCCGTTGTAGAAAATGATGAACTTACTGAATTTAAATTATAACTAGAAGTTTGTGATAATGTAGAACTGGAAGCATAACTTGAAGAATTTGAAAAAGTTGCATAACTAGATGTTCCTAATAAAGATCCGGTAATATTTGGTGAAGTTAAACTTCCAGTGATGTATACACTTCCAGTAAATTGATGTGTATTTGCTTGACTATTTCCAAAAATATTTGAACCCGTACTGTACTCAGTAGACGCTGTTATATAATTTGTATAAATTACAGATATAGATGCCGTCCCAATAACATTTAAATTTCCTGTTATTGTTTGATTTCCAACAAACGAATTACTTCCTGTCGTTGCCCCTCCATTAGTATATGAAGATGTTTGCGAAAATGATGAAGAAATAGAACTAGATGCATATGATGCAGTTATGCTATTATTGGAATTTAATGCATATGAACTAGATCCTAATAAACTTCCAGTAAACGATCCTGTAAAACTCCCAGTATTTAGCCCAATAGCATTTAATGCATAACTAGAAGTTTGCGATAATGTGGAACTAGATGCATAAGACGAAGAATTGGCAATAGTTGAGTAAGAAGATGTTCCCAATAATGATCCTATGAAAGAACCAGTAAATGAGCCTGAATTTAATCCAATGGCATTAAGAGCGTATGAAGCTGTTAATGCATTTTGTGAATAAGATGCACTTATTGAATTTAAAACATAAGAAGCCGTTTGGGAAATAGTAGAACTAGAAGCATAGCTGCTACTTAAAGATAATAATGAATAACTAGATGTTCCTAATAAACTACCCGAAAAACTTCCAGTGAATGATCCACTATTTAAACCTACTGCATTTAATGCATAAGATGCAGTCGTTGAATTTAGTGAATAACTTGACGAAATAGAATTTAAATTATAACTAGAAGTTTGTGATAAATTTGAATTGAAAGCATAACTAGAAGAATTTGAAAAACTCGATGTTCCTAATATTGATCCTGTAAATGATCCTGTAAAACTTCCTGAATTTAAACCAACAGCATTTAAAGCATATGATGATGTCTGTGACAATGTACTACTGGATGCGTATGATGCTGAATTAGCAATAGTTGAATATGAAGATGTTCCTTGTACATAAGAAGCTGTGCCTTGAATATATGAGGCAGTAATACTTCCTTGTACAGTAAGGTTTCCAGCAATAGTTGTTTGATTTGGAATATAAATCGACATAACTATAAATATAATGAAATATTATTTAGAAATTGATTTATTTAGCATTCCATGCATTTGCTAATTTTGATAACATTTTACTTCTAATTTTTGGATTTTTTGGAAAAACTTCTTTTTCATATTCTAACCACCACGAGGATTTTTTAAGAAAATCTTCTAATGTTTTCTCGTGTGAATTTTTAATATCATTTACCAATTGTGCAGTATATGCAAGAATTTCTTCTGGTTCAGAAAGATATTTGTATTTTGAATTTATGTCTTGGGGTTTAACATTAGAATGATCCACTTTATTTATTTTATCATTAAAATAATGTACTGTTTCGTGATCTGTTACTTTTTCCAATGTTTTTGAGGAAATAACATCTCTTGGAGTTAAATTTAAAAACTTAGAATAATTTTTCCCACCAATAACCATCGCAGACATATCATCTTTAAATATTTTACTTTCTGGATTATATGCTTTTATTTTTAAATAAATAGAATTTCCTTTTCCATAATACATTCCAGAAATAAAATTATCGTCGGTCAATTTTAAATTATCAACAAATTCAACGACAATATAAAAATTTACAACTCTATCAATAACTTTTACTTTTAACCCAACTTCCCCATCTATTATATCTGAATATTGTTTATTCTTTTTTTTTAAATTGTAAAATGATTCGTTCTGTGGAAGAATTTTTAATACTTGAATTACTTCTTGCTTTATTAATTCTTTTATTTTGGAATATTTTTCATTAGATTGAATACCAGAATTTGATTCAGATAATAATGTTTTAAATATAGTAGGATCTTTTTTAGCCCAATTTCTCATTAAAATTCCGGCAAGAGAATTTGCTTGATTCTCGTGTTTACTTCCTGTAATTCCACTCTTCTCATGTAATATTCCCAATAAATCTTGTTTATAATGAACAATTTCGTGGGCAATACTTCTTAAAACATCTGCCAAATTTCTATTTTTATAAGAAACTTTTAAAGATTTGTTGTTCGGGTCATAATATGCAAAACTAGTTTTACTAGGAGTTTCTGAACACATTATTACTTTACAAGGATTTTCAATCTTTAAAGTTTTAAAACAATATGAACAAAATCTAGAAATACAATTTTTATTATATTCTGATAAAGATTCTAATAACATAATTAAATTGGTTTAAATAAAACAATGCTGTATTGATTTGCGGCGGGGACACTAGAAAAATGTAAAGAAGCATTATTATTGTCTGTAAATGTTAAACTCGGTATTACAGCTTGTGAAGAAGTTACATCATACATAGAATATAATAAACTATTTGTCCCTAAATTATGACCCAATACAAATGTTTGACTTGTACCATCACCAATAGAAGCATTATATGATCTATTTGTAAAACCACTCGCAGTCAATGCATAACTCGATGTAATTGAAATTGATGCTGTTTGTGAATTTGTAGAAAAACTAGAAGAATTTGATGTCCTTGAAAAAACCGCATAACTCGCACTGACAGCATTTTGAATAGAACCAGTAACAATAGAAGATGTAACAGATGATAATATTGCATCATGTAAATCAATATATCTAATACTATAATTTTGCCAATCGCTCCCAGTAATTTGACTCAAAATAGGAAACAAATCCCCACCAAGTGGACTTGCAATCATTTTGAAACTGGAAACTGATGTGTCTATTGGATTGTTCGAAGTAATCATTGTTTTTTGTAATTAGTATATAAATATATTTTAATTTTATATTAGATCAAATTAAATCAAATTGTCTTAAACTTTCATTATTATGATCCTCCCATATAATATTTACATTATATCCTTTGGATTCTAATAATTTCACACGATTTTTATCTTTAGCCCAAATTTCCTTGGAAGTTAAATGAACAACTGCATTAGTAAGCATAATCCACAATGAATTCCATATTTAAGCATCATTGTTGTTTCTGCTTTTTTTCTTACTTCTGGAATTTTACTAACACTGTCAACATTATATTTTTTTAAACAGGTCTTATTTGATTTTTCTCTATTATTAAAATTAGCATTTCCATATTTAATCAATTTTGTTTCTTTTGCTTTAACAAAATTTACATAGTTTTCGTCGTCATATCTTATTAATTTTGTATTTTTTAATTTTTCTGAAAACATTTTTGTTTTTGAAAAATGATCAACCCCATACTTTTGTAATACTGTTTCTTTTTGTTTAATTACACACACATCTCTAACTGATTTAGAAGCACTATGATTTTTAGCACACTCAATAGAACAAGTTATGTTTTTTCTTGAATTTAATTTTGAAAATTCTTTACCACAAAAAACACAATTTAATGTTTTTTGCGCATTTTGTGTTTGCGTCTTTCCTCTACATTTATTAGAACAATATTTTAAATATCCTTTATATAAACTTAAAAAAGAAGAATTACCGCCACAACACTCACATTTTGGAATGATATTATTATTTAAAAATTTATATACTTTTTCCGAAAAATTTTTTCCAGACAAATCGTTGATTTCATTAAATAATAAAGGATGGTGAGATTTTAACACAATCCAAAAACATTCTTTATTTTTTTCTAAAACTTCTTTTAATATATGTAATTTGTCCACACATTTACATATATGGATAAATTTGTAATATATCCACTAATATACAAAAATGGAAACTTTTTACAGTTTCCATTTTTGTTTATAAGTTATTGATTATTAGTCATTTGGGAACACGGCTCCACTAGGAAGTACACGGAAATCAAGTAAAATTATTTCTATGGATTTGGTTGGCTGTAAAAATATGTTACCATATAATATATTTTGATCTATTAATGCAGCCGTATTATTATTGGCATCCATTTGAACTCTGAATGCGTATAAACCATTACGTTGCACAACACTTTCAAGATAAGGATTAACAATACTTAAGAATTTATTTCTTGTAGTTGCGACATTTTGTTCAAATAACAAATACTTTGAAGAACTTGCAATGAACTTTTTAAGAGCAATCAACAATCTTCTTACATTTACTCTATCAAGAGCACTTGGCAATACTTGAAGAGTTTTTTGACCCCACGCAACAATTCCAGTTCCTGGAAAAGAAGCAATTGGATTAACTCTGCCATCATATAATGTATCACGATCTGTTTGTGTCAATCTATCAACAACACCAACAGCCTGAGTAATTCCACCACGATTTAAACCAGCAGGTGCATTCCATTCATTAGCAACTTTATCATTTTGTGCGTAAATAGAAGGCATCACAACTGAAGGAGGAACTGTTATTATTTGGTTTGTGTTTGTATCAACTATTTTAATCCAAGGATAATAAGTAGCTGCATAATTAGTATCAAATTCAGCCGCAGTAGAAACAACATTATCAATTGAGTTTCCACCAGCAGTTTGATTTGCATAAATATCAAAGATATAAAATGCATCTCCACGATTTTCACAAATGTTAACCCCCAAGTTTACAACATGCGGATGTAAGTTATAAAGAATTCCTGGTGTAGCTAATAAGTTAATATCAAATTCATCTGCATTTGACAATGCATCTAAACAATTTTTATAAGCAACGCTTCCACTGGAAACAATTGAGGTACAGTCTAATCCTTGTGTATTTGAAGGAAGAATATCATTTCCTAATAATTTAGGAATAGAAGGAGAACCCCCGTCAAATCCTTGTTGAAATCCTAATGTGAAATTTCTCATCAATATATTAGTACTTTCATTAGACGGACTATATACAGCAGGAATTCCACAGAAATCATTTAAATCAAAATAATTATTTCCTGTTACTGAATTTTCTGGAATTGGTGCAAAATATTGTAAGTTATCTAATTCAGCCCCTTGAGAAGTACCATCAGGATATAATGCGGATAATTCTGCATCAGCACCAGCAGGTGCAGGTTGAAAAACAATACCACTTGAATATTTTCCTGGTTGTTTAGAATAAATACTTGCACTTGTATATGTCATCAATGGAATTGAATGTGCATATTGACCACCAATAGGACTTGCATAAGAATCGAATCCATAAGGAACTGCTGTTACTGGAATTGGAGAAACAGTCATTTCAACTCTCACATATTTACTTTGATTATTATATGTACCAAATTGTAAAATTTTTCCATTATAGTCAATTGAACTATAAGAATCTCCAATTCTTCTTGCGATATAATTTACTGAAGATGGATCTAATGATAAATTAGAATATCTTTCAAGTACATATGGTCTTCTGTCTGTATCTGTAAAAGATCGCACAACAAGATCAAATAATCCATAATCACTTCCTGGAACTTGACCAGCCAATTTAACATTTTGAATTTGTATTTTATAATTTGTATTTGTTGAAGTTCCATCAGAAAGAGTGTGAACTTTGAATAAATTATATCTTGTAGATGATTGACTAACACTGCCACTCCAAGATGAGATTTTTTGAGAATTAATCCATGGGGTTTCAGCTTCTCGTAAGTCATATGCACTCCAAGCAACATTATTTACTCCACCACCACCACCGGGAACACCATCGCTAAATTTAAGTGATTGATTTGGTAAATATTGTGAAGAAACTGGATCAAAATAAACACCATCGGCATTTGCTATTTTTACTTGATAATTTCCATTAGTTAACATCGATCCTAAAACTTGATCAATTGTATTTTCAAAATAATTATAAATATAAGCAGCATCTATTTTTTGACCAGCAGCAACCGCAACTGCACCTGCTGTTGGATCTGTGCTAAATACATTAGTTAACCATGATGGACTTGTAGAATCTAATGAGAATCTATAAGTTCCATAACTTGATGTAGTTAATGTAATAGGATTTAAATCAGCTAGTGACAAGAAATAATCTGAACCAATTGATCCAGTATTTACGGCAGTTAATATACTTCCCGTAAATCCATTTAAATTTTGTGCGGAGTCATAAGCAGAATTTGCTAATGTTGCAAGTAATAATGGTGTAGATCCATTAGCCACGAATGTATTTGGAATAAATGCACCATAACTTCCAGAAATATTTCCTTGAATATTATATTTAATAGAACTTCCAACTGTTGATGAACTTACAAAAGCAGTAAACACGCTACCTGCAAAATTTCCAGTAGATGCTGGCAATGTATAAAGAATAGATCCAGATGAGAATTTTGAACTTCCGCTTATATATCCAACACTTCCACTAACAAAAGAAGCAGTAATTGGAATTGAGAATAAACTTCCAGAAAGAGGACCATTTAAGAAAGTGCTAGTAACCGAGCCAGTAACACTTCCAGTCACACCAGCAGTAGTAATTGTGCAATATCCAATAGACGAAGTAAATATTCCCAATCCAGCCTGTCTTGATGTTGAACCACTTTGAGCAAGAAGCAATATTGGATTTTGTTGAATATATCCACCCAATTGACCAGTTCTCACAATAGTAACAATATTGCTTTGAGCCAAATATTGCTCAACTGTATATGGTGTATAATATGTGCCATCTGGAACACCAAAAAGTGCCTCAAAATCTGCAATAGATGTTACAGTTACTGGAGTAAATCCAGGTCCTTGAGCAAAAGGACCAACAATTGCACCTCCAATATTTGCTACCCCTTGTGCAAGGAAAGATTGGTCAATTTCTCTAGTTGCCACTATTGGAGAAACTAGTCTTGAAATTGGTTTGTAGGATAAGTCTTGAGATGTTGCCATATTTTTGTTGTTGTTTTATAAGTTAATATTTATAAATATATTTTTTAATTTTCAAAATGTATTAATTTTTAATATTACAAATATTTTATCAATTTTTATAAATTATAACTTACAATTTTCTTTAAATTTCATAATTAATCTTTCTTTCTCAGCAGATGCCTCTCGTATTAATTCTTTACCATCTAATGTTATTTCTGCAAAAGAAACTGGAATAGTTTGATATTTTCTGCGAATTATTCCCAAAATTTCTTTGCAATTTGCTAAGAAATATTTATAGATCCATCTTTTTCCAACAAAATTTATGTCTTTAAATGGAATAATTTGAATAGGATTATTGGAAAATATTGTTATGTTTAGATTTATTTGTTCGTTATATTCATTTATTGCATCTTCAAAACAAGTATAAAAATGAACATCTGTTAACTCAACATCAATGATTGGATAACCTAACATTTTTGCTGCCCCAGGATGCTGCCCTTGGTGCTAAATATTGGAATTGAGCATCAGTATCATAAAATCCAAATGGAGTGGACCCTGATGGATTTGAGCCACCTCCCGTCCATTTAATTTGAAAATCATTTTTATTTGTCATATTTTTAATTTTTTATATTTGGAATAAATTCTCCAGTATTTATATCAATATTACCTTCTCCATATTTTTGGGTTATTTTTTCTAGAAAAGATTCTTCTTCTTTTTGGACTTGTGCATATTCTTTTTTTAAAGTATCTTCATATTTTTTCAATTCATTTATTGAAATTTGAATTTTTTCTCTTTCGATATACACTTGGCCAAATTTAAATACACAATTTTGTGTTTTATTTGCTATATCTTTTAAATTATTTAATTCTTCTTCTGTAAATTTAATTGTATTCATATTTTTAATATATAGAATTAAAATATTGTAAAAACCTTATAAATTATATAGTGCCATTTTATAATTAGTTCCGTTTATATTCACAAATAGAAATGTTGCAATTGACCCAGCACTTCCAGTCAAAGAACCAGAACCATTAAATGGCGCAAGATAACTAGATGTAGATGTGCTAGTAATAAAAATTTCATTTCCTATAGAAATTGTTAAACTATATTCATTAGTAGATGGTACAGTACCAAAAGAAACTAATATATTATTGTTATCTATAAATGTTACATCTGGAGTAATTAATTGATTAGTTCCTGTGTCATACATTGCAAATAATAAATTTTTTGTTCCTAAATTATGTGTAATTGTATATGAATTGTGAACCCCATCACCAATTAATGTTGTGTATGAACCCGAAAAATTTCCAGAAAAATAACTAGCAGTCAATGCATAACTTGATGTAAGGTTTCCTGTAGTACCAGACGCAGTAACAACAAATGAACCAGTATTAATATTTCCATTTAAACTATATGATGCGGTTACTGAATTTAATGCATATGATGCTGTTAAATTACCAGAAGTTCCAGATGCAGTCACAACAAACGATCCAGTATTTGTTGTTCCTCCCCCACCATTTAATGCATAAGATGCTGTTGTTGCATAAGAAGCTGTTACTGCTCCAGAACCGAAAGTTGTGTTTCCTGCTGAAATTGTTAAACTAAATTCGTTTGTGGTCGGAACTGAAAAAAACTTTACTATTACACTATTAACATTTAAAATACTTATATTGGGGTAAACAATTTGTAGTGTTCCTACATCATACATAGAAAATAATAAATTAGTAGTATTTAAATTATGAACTACTGTAAATGTATTATTTATTCCATCTCCAATTAATTTTGTAAAAGATCCTGTTAAAAGCATTCCAGAAAAGAAACTAGCTGTTAAAGCGTAGGATGCTGTAAGATTGCTATTAGCTCCAGAGGCAGTTATAACATAAGAAGCATTAGTTCCTCCCCCACCATTTAATGCATAAGATGCTGTTGTTGCATAAGAAGCTGAAACAGAATTTCCACTTCCACTATTATTTAATACTATGTTTCCGGCAGTAACAGTAATATTAAATTGATTTGTAGTAGGAATATTAAAAAAATGAACAGAGATTGTGTTTGTGTCAATAATAGAAACATTTGGAATCACAAATTGCAAAGTGCCGGTATCAAATACAGAATATAATATATCAACTGTTCTCAATCCATGAATTATAGTATATGTATTGTGAACACCATCTCCAATAGTTGTTGAATAATTTCCTGATGGGGACAATCCACTAAAATGACTTGCCGTCAATGCATACGATGCTGTAAGATTGCTGTTAGCTCCAGAAGCAGTTATAACATAAGAAGCATTAGTTCCTCCACTTCCACCATTTAATGCATAAGCGGCGGTAATACAATAAGATGCTGTGAAATTACTTCCAAATAAAGATTGAACATCTGATAGATAGGCTTGCTTACCTTCTTTTTGAGGATATTTTATTAAATGTATAGAATCACTAAAAGTAATTTCGCTTCCACTGGCAAATGGTAATTGTGAAATCTTTAATTTACTATTAGGAATCATATTATATAAATTTTTTCAAGTTGTATGTTATAAATATAAAATTAAATATTAAATGTTAATTAATGATTTCAAATGAATAACATTAATAAATATTTACTCAAATTTTCCCGCAATCACAATTTTTGATTCGGAATTAATAATTTCAGTATAAATCTGTTTATTTATTATAATATAAAAATCTTGACCACTTTGTTCATAACTGGTTATAAATGATTTTTCTACTAATTTCCCATCCACAATTAAATTAAACGGGTTTAAATAATAATTTTCAAATTTGATTAATGTGGCTGCTGGTATTTTTAAAGTATATGTACTAGAATCTTCGGAAATATATTGCCCATTAAAAACTTTATCAGATATAGTAAAATCATAAGTTGGAACAATATTTCCCACATATCCATTTATAGGAGAAACAAACTCAATTCCATCTTTTATAATTCTATGTTGCTTTGGTTTATTACAATTGGAATCTAATTCTGCATTAATAATAATTTTTCTATTTGTAAATCCTTTTTGTGTTGTTGATTTTAAATTTTCTCTTTGTTCTGGGAGTAAATATGCATACACAATCATACTAAATGTTGATTTTACAATTCTATCAGTATCATTAACCAAATCAGTCTCAAATGAATAATTTTGAATAGATGTTCTAAATCTAAATCTTTTTTTGTCTCCCCAATAATCTTCTGTGGCGAAATTTATTATCTCAATAATTTTATTCATATGGATAACATAGTCTGTCCAAGCTATAAATTCATAAGTGACTATAACATGATCTGCCATTGTTACATTATAAATTTCTTTAACCGGAATTTGTTGGTTATTAGCAACAAAAAATGTATCATATCTATTTTTTTCAGAAAACTTTTTTATAACAGGATATGATAAAAATTTATTAAAAGTAATTAATTGATCATTTCTTTCTATAGTAGTCCTTTTAAATGTAATTAATGGACTTTGAATTTGGCCTAATTTATCTCTGATATATCCGTCTTTTCTAATTGATTTCCATCTTTCGGGAGAGGCATAAATTATAGGAACTTTTATTTTTTGCTCAGAATCATCGACAGAAATATTTAGTCTACTTTCTAGATGTTCCAAAATAGTAGTATCAATATCTAATATAGAGATAGAAAAATCTTTTTGCTTATCAGTATCTCTTCTTACTGTATGTTCTCTCTCATAAAATTCTTCTTTGTTAGATAAATTTTTATCATATTGAACCTCATTTGGCTGAGTCAATGGTGCTGAAGGAGAATGTTCTTTTTCTGATGGAAAAGAAGGAACATATTCTGAATCTAAATTAGGACGCCAACTCATAAATTATTGCATTGGTCTATCTTGCACGTTTAATTTTGTATATTTTGTTTGGTGTGCAGTAGTAATAATACTAAAAGACTTGTCTGGATTTCCAGCAAGATGTTGCTCCTGAGTCACACTATTCAATTCAAAATATTGATGATCGTAATAAACAATATCTCCAATTTCTGGATATAATGAAACTGCTTGACATAATGGCTCCATGAACTTAAATGTCATTTGTTTCTTTCTATCTGGACCCGCATCACCATCTTCTGTAGTTGTATCAGGATGTTCGATTAATAAAACAATTTTAACACCAGGATAATATACCTTTCCTTCAGTTGGTTCGGATTCTCCATACATATTTGTTTTAGAATATTCTGGGAATAATTTATATACAACTAGAGCAGTTTGAATAATATCTTGTAATAATTCATAGTTTAATGAATTTATGTACATTCTGTCTCTGTTTGAAAAATATCTACCTAATAATTCTTCCATATTATATAAATATAAGAATTAAAAAGTTCCTACCTAACCTACATATATTAATGTTGGAATCTTTTTTAGAACATTTTGTAATTGATCAGCTTCTTCAGATTGTGTGGATAATTGACTTTTTCTAGTAGTGGCCTCTAAATTTTCTCTTAATTGTGTAATTAATTCTGCTTTTTCCGCAGATGCTTCTTGTCTTAATTCTGCACCATCTAAAGTAACTTCTGCGCCAGGAACAGGAATAGTTTGATATTTTTGTCTTATGGCTCCCAAAACTTCTTTGCAGTTTGCTAAGAAATATTTGTAAATCCATTGTTGACCGGGAGAATTTATATTTGAGAAAGGAATTATTTGATATGGGACATTACTATAATCGGATATTACACTTCCACTAGATTGTTGTGATGGAAATAAATTTGCATCAGCGAGATTTCTATCATTTACAACAATATATTCAAAATGAAGTCTTTTTCCATAATACCAATCATTATAATCAGCAAAATCATCAAATCCATCTCCAAACTCGCCATAACCACCATCACAACTTCCACTTGACGGATGACAATAAGCAGCACCATCTCCAAATGTAGGAATGGGAAATATTCTAACTTTATTATTTACTAATTCAAAAGAATATGCACTTTTTCTAACAGTATCATTAAATTCAATAGCTTGTATTCTTAATAAATCCTCGAATATTGGAGTCATTAAGAATTGAGTGGCTGGCGAGAATCCAGCAAATCCCATCTCATTCATAATATTACTATAACTCATTCCGGTCATAGAAAATGGATCATAAATTCTAGCAGAAGCTGGTGGAGCATAATGGAAAATTCTTTTAATTTCTATTCTACTTCCACTTTCTATTACATCCCCCCATAAAGATTGTAAATCATATTGTTGTATTCCATGATATAATCTAATACTTCCAGTTTTCCAACTAACATATCCACCAACACCAGCCTCAGTTCCATAACCTTGTGCTAATTGTATTTGTTGAGACAATCCCATCCCTTGAATATTTTGACCAGAAACTGTTGTGGTAGTGGGAAGTCCTTGTAACAATGAAATATTATTAATAATATTAAATTGATTTACTTGATTTCCATATTCATTAATAGCTCCTTCTAAACAAGCATAGAAATTAACATCTAACATTTCAACATCAATGATTGGATAACCTAACATTTTTGCTGCCCAGGATGCCGCCCTTGGTGCTAAATATTGGAATTGAGTATCAGCATCATAAAATCCAAATGGAGTCGATCCTGAAGGATTTGAGCCACTTCCTGGCCATCTTACCCTTAAGTCTGCTGGATATGGTGTTGGATCTTGTGGCATAATTTTATTTCTTTGACATCCAATTTAAAGCATCGTCATAATTCTCAAAACTTTCGGAGTCAGGAACTAGAACATTATACTTATAATCTGAATTTTTTGTTAAGCGGGAAATTCTATAAGCACTGGTTTCTTCTTGAAAAAATTCAAAGGTATATCTCAAATTCTTATTTACATCCAAAATATATTCATGACTTCCTTCATGCCATTTAAATCCCAATTTTTTTAATTTTTTATCAATATCAGAATTCTCAATAACCTGTGTTCCATATGAATTTAAATTATATGATTCAGAAATACATTCTTTAATTAAAGTAATAAGTTCTGATTTTAACATATCTATTATTGCGAAATACTTACATTATATAGTCTTTCAAATGAATCTTTAATATCCTGTGATTGATTATCTAACCATTCTGTTGGATTGTTTTTAACTGCCGAAAAAATGTCTTTCACATTTTTAATATCTGTAGTTGAATTTGTAGGAAGAACATCCTCTTTAATTAATTTTTCTGATTTCGGATTTCCTTCATTAAGAATTTTATATCCATTTTTAACTATTTCTCTTTTTAATTCGGAAATAATACTGGCATAATTTTCATTCTTATAAGACTTGATAATTTTATATGCAATCTCTTCAATATCTTCTTTAACTAATTCTTTCTTGGAAACTGTTTTTGCAATCTTTGAAATAGCTTCTAATAATTTTACATTTTTAATGTTTGATTCACATACCGAATCTTTAGTAAGACCACTTTTCAAAAATTCTGTAGTTGCAAAATCTCTTTTTAATACAGGCAATCTACTTGTTGGAAATGGATTTCCTCCTGTTCCAATTGGTTTTAAACAAATAACACCTCCTCCAATGGAAAAATGCTCTTTTATAATTGATTTAATTTGTTTTTTTAAGTCTTCTTTTTTCATAATTTTATTCTAATTTCCAACCTTTAGGTAATGGATTTTGTTGATGTAATTTTTCGTAAGTATTTGTTTCTAAAGATATAAATCCTTCAAAAATATTAGCAACTTCATATAATTTCCCAATAGGAGAAATTACTTTTTGACCAACCTTTGTTACTTCATAAAGTGTTTCTTTTTTATAAATTCCAGTTAAATCACAAGATGGTAAATCACGGGTTCTAAGAAATCCCATAGAACTCATAGGGACTACTCCTGCCAAACCTAACATTCTTTCATTTAATACTTTTTTATCCATAATAAAATAAATATGAACTAGTAATCTAATTCATTGTATATTTCTACATGAAACTCCCATATTTCTTCTTGAAAATCCGCCGGGAGTTTATCAAAAAAGAAATCATTGATTATATTCATACAAATTTCTTGGGAAAATATTAACTCATTCTCTAATCTATTTGAATATAACCATATGTTTTTGCAATCTGCTTCTTCTATAGAATTTTCGTAGTTTTCTCTAAGCCATTTAATTGTCTTACAAAAGAACTCTAAAGAATCTATATTTCTCTTTATATTCATTTAATCGCGGGAATTTTATCAAAATCTAAATAATATTTTTCACACAATATTTTACATTTTTTCAAAGACGCTTCTGCTTCGTGGGTATTTAAACTAGTAGCTAATGATTTTAATTTTGAAATTTTCTTAAATGTTTCTACATCAACAGTTTTAAATGCCATCTTTGTCATGTCTGGCAAAGATTCTTCTCCATGCTTATCATCCTTATTATAGAACTTTATAGCATGTTCATCGTCTTCATTCTTTTTTCTTTCATTTAATAATCTATAACCACTATCAATATTTTCCGTTTCCTTCATTGAAAAATATAGAAAATTTAGAATGGGTGTTTCTGAAGTAGGAACAAACAATTCTTTTCCAGTAAAAGCTTGTTCTAATAATTGTTCTCTTATTTTTGGATTATTGACATCATATCCTTCTTTCTTACCTTCTTCTAATAATAAAGCAATTTTATTATCTCCTTCGTCAATTTCTTTAGAATACTTTTGTTGATAATTGTCAAGTGGTCTACATAAATCATTTTTAAACCCTTTTATTATTTTTATAGATTCTTCTAAATTTTTTGAAATAACAGTTACTTCAGGATCTTTTGATGTATAACTACTTTCTCTATGAATCTTTTCTTCTTTTTGGAAGGCGGGTAAACTATTAATATAAGAATTTATTTTATCAATATCCGCTTCGGATAAATCACTTTCACTGAGAACCTTTACTAAATCACATTTTTCAACCATAATTTAATATATATAATCAAATGCGTTATAAATGTCAATTTCCTAAATGTTCTTACACGACCAACGATAGAACTAAAATTGATTATCATCATATTGTTCCTAGAGAGTTAAAAGGACAAAATGATGATTGGAATAGAATCTGGTTATGCCCAAATTGTCATAGGAAAATATATATCCCAGAATCTAATAAAGGAATACATTCTAAAAAATCTAGGGAATCTGTCGTGTTATTGAATATTTATAATTCTACTAGTGGAAAGGTTTTGGAGTATGTTGATGAAGAAGGAATTGTTAAATTAAATGCATTAATTTAATTTAACAATGTTTTCAAATTTTTTGTTTTCTTTGTCTTTAGAAAAATGAGAAGAATTTATAAATATTTTTGACACACAATTTGTCCATCCCAATTTTTCGCAAATATCTATAGGTGCGTTTATATAGCAATTTTTTGTTTTATTTTCTATAGAATATATAAAAGTATTTTTCCATTCATTAAAATCCAAATATTCTATTTTTTCCGAATATATTTCTAAATCATAATATGGAATACTTGTAAATGTAAAATCAATATTATCTAATGGATATTGAAAGTCTTCAAATTTACAATTAAATAATTTTACAGTACTCTCATCATATCCCATATTATTTCTAAGAATAATTAATTCATTATATGTTTCTGTATTTGGTTCGCAGCCAATATATATTCCATTAGAATAAACACTTTTAAACCCAAGGAGTCTTCCACCAAATCCACAACAAGGATCTAAGACTATAGGAGTTATTTTGTTTCCCAAATATTTTTTATAAATAAGAGCAGCCAAACAAGGTTTAAAAAAAGATATTGTATATCTTTGTGCAGACATTCCTTTAAGAATTTCTTTTAAAGAAAAATCAAATACTTCTCCACTATTATTACACCCTATTCTATATTTTATAATAGAATATAATATTTTTTCATTTTCCCACAAATCTTTTGGCGAAATACTCTTATTATATGACGATTTCCAATATGAATCAAATATGTTTTTTAAATAACCATTCCCGATAGAAGGTATTTTCCAATGAAAGTAATCTATATTATTTTCATCTATTATATATTTTTTAATATATTCAGATATTTTTAAAATATCGGTTTCCAAAGAAACATATTTTGGAAAGTTCGGACTAAATAATTTTATAAATTTTACTAATGTATATAGTCTTTTTTCAACTTTTTCTTTTCCTTTATTTATAATGCTCCATATATTATAATCTTTATTTAATATCTTTTGATCAAAATTTAAAGAAGTTTGTTGATAATATTGATTATTATAAATGTCATCCATCGTTTTTAAATTTTTAACGGCAGAGGCTTTTATTCTTATTAGCTTTTTAATATTTTTATTTTTATTAAAATCTCTAATGGAGTTATACAATTGAGTATAATTCAAATTTTCTTTTATTTCTCTGTGCCAATAATCTCCATCAATTTCTATAAATAATTTTTTTGAAGGCAGGTAAAAGTCTATAATGCCATGCTTTGTTTTAAATTGATGCACATATGGTTCATTAATTTGTTTCAAAAATTCTATGAATTGTTTTTCTGGTTTAGTATTTGATCTATTATTTCTATTTTTTAAGAAATTTTCTAGCATGTATTTTTTAATTTTTTCAGCACATTTATCTCTAAATTCTTTAACATGCATAGGATTATCTACCCCATATTTTTTTAAAAAATTCTTTTTAAAAACTTTAATAAAATGATCTGTCCCCCACACTGTAGGCTTCCCATACTTTTTTAAATTTGTATCTTCTATTTTTTTGTTAATTTCTTTGTTTTTTCTAGGATTATCTACTCCATATTTTTCTAAATTAGTATTTTTTACTTTATCATAAATTTCTTTATTTTTCGCAGGATTGTCTACATTATATTTTTGTAAATTAGTATTTTTAATTTTTTCTTTACACCAATCCAATTGAAAAATATTCTCAACTCCGTATTTTATCATTGTATTCTTCTTAAGAGAATTTTTTATTTTTTCTTTGCTTTCTAAAGTATGTTCTTTTCTTGGAAAATTGTTTTTTGAATAATTAGAAAACCACGGACCGGTTTTATGTGCTTTAAATGTTAAAAGTTTTCCTGTTTTTAAACAAGTAGGAATGTTATTATTATAATAATATTTAATAATATAATCTTCGAAGGATAAATTATATGTTTTTCTAACATACCATATCATTTTTCTACTAGAATCAAATTTTTTATTATCAATTAAACAAATTTTAGATTCTTCTTCTGATATAACAATTTCATTATTATTTTTAATCATATATTATTATATCAATATATAAAAAATTTGTCAATAACAAATTCCTAGAAAGTGGTTAAAAATAAAAAAAGAGCGATATTTCTATCGCTCTTTTTTATAAAACAGTTTATAAGTAATTGATAATCAATTAGATATAATTTAAATCTCCTACATAGATTTTGCCGAAGAACTCCGGTCTAAGCATCTTTTTTGCATAACGAGTCATCACGCCTCTACGAGGTGTAAAGTTCACAGGATCATACACTAATGGAGTTTGAATCAATGGAATATATGGGCTATAAACAGCACCACACTCAAAGAAGTTGTTTCCTCTGAATCCTAGTAACATGGTGTTCTCGGTCATGTAAGGATTCTTGTAGATAGTCCAACGATTTGAAAGACCACCAACTTTAGCAACGCCCATAGCAAATTTACTCTTATCACCATCAGTATCAGGAACGAATCCAGGAATACTTTCGATAATAGTAGCAACATCTGGTGAACAAACGATGAAGTTAGCACCACCTCTTAATGTCAATTTGTGAATATTGTTAGATACCTTTTGAATCTTGTTACCAAGTGTTTGATACCAAGTGGACTTTACATAAGCAGTACGATTTGTGGCTGTGTTAGCTTGATATTGGAAAGTAGCACTACCATCTGTATTGTAGCCTTGCTTTATGATTTCATTACCAATAATAGCACTCCAAGCTTCTGTGTTTTGTCCAGGAGCAGCAGTAACTAACATGTCAATAATTTCCAAGTCAACTTCCATAGCAACATACTCAGAAAGAAGAGCAGTTAATTCAGCTTCAGCATCAATACTGTGATAAGCATTTAAATCTTGAGCAAGTTCAGGTGTCCAAACAGCTTTTAATTTACGTGTCCTAGCAACAATTGCTTCACTCTTAACTTCTAAGTTAATTTCAGGAATGCCGATATCAGCATAAACACCAGAGTTGTTTCCAACAGGACCAGCAGCAGTTGCTTTATCTTCGAAGTCACCTCTTGACAAGTCAGCAGGTTGAACTTGATAAGTAACAGTAGCGGTTGTGGAAGGAGAACCTGACACAATGAATGTTACGAAACCGTTAGAAGCCTTTGTGAATTGTGGAAGATAGGTTGAGAAACCAGATCCAGACACAGTAAATGCTCTAACACCATTAAGATCAGCGTCTCCACCGATAGCAACAGTTACTTTACTTAATTGACCAGCAATGGCTGAAGCACTATAAGCAGAGTTATAATCGACATCATCAAATGATACTGAACCACTTGTTAATGACAATGATGCACTCACATAATCATTCATTGAATAACCATAACGTGCTGTTCCATAAAGACCATTTACTGCTGAATCTGTAGATCCAAGTTTAATACCTGTTCCACCGAATAAGCTTTGTCCCAAGAAAGCAGGATTACCAGCTTGATTTGTACCATATTTGAAATCCAAATAGAATACCAATCCCGAAGGAAGGTTCATTGGTTGTACTGAAACGAATTCTTTAGAAGCGATTTCTGAGAACAAACGTCTTACTAATGGAAGAGCAACGCCAGCCCATTGTTCAGAATTTGCAGAAGTACCAGTTCTGGTTGCTTCGTCTAATAATTGTTTAGCTTGATTTTCAAGGATCACGGACATATTAGATCTATCAATTTCTGATAAACCTTCTAATAATCCAGTCTTTGCCCATTTTGATTGTAACGCTCTTGTTTCTGTAGTCAAGCGATCTTGAGCAGAATTAGAGTTTGTTAATAAGGACTTAATACTCATATTTTTGTTGTTTGTTTTGTTGTTTAATTATTTGATTTTAATTCCCGCAAGTTTTTGCAAACGTTGAGAAAGTGAGACATCTTCAGCATTAGCTTTAGATTCTGTAATCAAATTTGGTTTTGTTGATGTAATAACTTTAGAAGCTAAACCTTCGACAATAGTTTGTTTTGAACTTTTAATTGTTGGTGATTTAGGAACATGACCTTTGAAAGTTTCTGAAAGAAGTTTGAAGGTCAATGTAATCTCCTTCAAAGTATTTGCAGAATCAAATGCTTCAACGATTTGTTCTTTTTGTTTAATATTCAAGGAATTTTCCTTAAATAATTTCCCAACATATAACAATCTACTGTTTAGTAAATTAACTTCATTTACTTGCTTTTTCATTTCTAAAAGAGCAGTTTTTAGTTTTTTATTTTCGGTCTTAAGTGAATTAAGTTCTTCCAAATTCTCTTCGGAACCATCGATTCCTCTGTGATGAGCATATTCTTTTTCATTTTCCAACTCAGCAAGAATTTCGTCGATATTAACTTCACTATGTTTTTCCTCATCATTATCACCATCACCCTCAGCAGGCACTTCAGCAACGTGTTCGGATTCGCCTTCTTCTGGAGTAACATCAATTTCAACTTCTTCGTCGGAAGGAGCAGAAACATCAGTCTTTTCAGCAGATGGGGCTTGAGCAAGAGCATCAGGAGCTTCTTCGGAAGATTCCTCTTCAGTTGAACCTTCGAATTCTCTTAAAATTTCGTCAATTTCAGCATTGACATCTTTGTGTAAACCTTCTTCATTTTCGTCAGTTGATACTTCTGATTTGTCATCAAGAGTTTCTGTATCATCTGAAGCAATTTCTTCTTCATTTTCAACAACTACAGTTTTTACACCATCAGAAAATTCTTTTTTAGTAGAATGTCCTTTTGATTTCTTTTTATAATCAGCATCATCTTGATCGGAAGTTTCATTAACCGAAACAGTCTTAACTGAATCAGAAAATTCTTTCTTTGTGGAATGACCCTTTGATTTTTTCTTGTAATCAGCATCATCTTGGTCAGAAGATTCATCGAGATTTTTATCTTTATCATCTTCTTCCATTTCTGCTTCTTCTTTTAATTTCTTTGTAAGCATCTCAGTCACTTTTGGTGTGAATGCTTCTTCAAGAACGCTTTTTGCATTAGCATATGCAACGGCTCTCAATGCTTTGATGTCGGCCATTGCTTCTGCTAATAAATTTGATTTACTCATATTGTTTATTCTTTTTATAAGAAATTATTAGAATTTCTAAAATTTTATTTTATTTTGAACATGAATACTTCATGTTATTGAATTATAAATATATTAATGAATAACAAAAACATTAATATATTTAAAAAATGTTGACAAATTAATAATTTGTCAAATAACTGCCACAAGAATAATAAAAACAAGCCAAAGAAAACAAATATGTAGAGAGATGATTTGATTTCTAACTAATGTTATGAGAAATATAAATTATTTTTTACAAACGACACGTTATCTAAATATTTTAATATCATATTGACTAAATGCAGAGATTCTTGGTTATCGCGTTTTTCAATAGATCTTTTTAAATATATTAAATCTTCTCTAACAGTTTCTAAAGTAGGAACAAAACTTCCTTCTTTAATTTTATTTGGAACACAACTTTTAGCTACTTTATCTTCTTTACTATTCATTCCTTTAAAATTACCATCTTTCCATGTTGGTTCGCCTTCTAAAAGAGAAGTTTTTTGGACATTATTTTTAGGAAAAAGATGAATTTCTTTACCAAACATAACTCCGATATATTCAGAATTAACTCTTGTCACAATACCAACCATTCCATTAAAACGAGTACTCCCCTCAATATCTTTTCCTTTTATTTCTACTTCATCATTAACTCTAACAGAATCATAATCTTCTTTGATATTTGTAGGAACATTATTTTTTGCTTCTATTGAAGAAGTTCCTTTCATTCCTTGATAATTACCATCTTTCCATGTAGGAATTTCTTCAGTTGTTTCTCTTAAACATTCTGCTATTAAATTTTTAAGTTGTGTTTTTGTTAGTTTCATAGTTGTGTTTTTGTAATTTAATTAAAACATATGATCAAAATCTTCTTCAGTGCATGTAGTTAACATTAATTTTATTAACCCACTTGAAGATAATTCCGACACAGCTTTTTCTATTTTTCTAGCATATTCTTCTTGTGCATCCTCTGGATCTTTAGTTGTAATATCTTTTTTTATATTTAAAGCTTTTCCAAATATATTTGTTCTTGGATTATATCCAGCAGCACATATTAATGATTTTCTAAAATATTCGCCAAATTGATCAATTTCTTGTTTAGATAAAGGTATTGAAAATTCTGAAGGAATTATAGATTTTGTCTCTATTTTTTCTTTTTTGTCCACCAAATCCCAATCTTCTTTTAAACATTCAAGAATTAATGATTTTAATTGAGACTTAGTAATTTCCATAAATTATTTTTCTTATTTTGAAGAAGATTTAGCCTTAGACTTATCTTCAATTGCTTTTAACTGTTTGTCCTTATATCCAATAGTCTTTAAATGTTTTCTAGCAGACAGTCTTGTCATACCAGAAACAATATGGGTATTATTTTTTGCGGTTTTTAAAACATGTAATGAAGTTTTTTCTTTATGTTTATTGGCAACTTTTTCTGTAGGTTTTGTCTTTGCTTTTTGTTTTTCGGCAATCTCATTAAATATTGATTTATTGTGAATTTTCTTTAATATAGTCTCAAATAAACTAGATGATTTGTCCTCATCTTCGTCTGCATCTTGATATTCCATTCCGGCAGAATCTTCAACAGTTTCTTCGATATTATCACCATCTTCATCCTTACCAGTTTCACGAAAATTTGTGGCAGTAATATCTTCTGTATTACAATCATCTTCTCTATTACCATCAATATCATTTGATTCTTCATCAATTTCTACTGTTTCTGGTCTTTTTAAAGATTGAATGGATTCATTTCCTGGTGTTTCGGAATAATCTTCAATTTCATAATAACGACTAAGAATTGTTCCTACTTCATCCCAAAGAGCTAATAATCTTTGTTGATAAACATCACACTCTCTAGCAGTTTTTTCAAATTCATCCACAAGCTTATTTAAGTTTACACAATTTCTTTTTACTGTAAGTCCATCAAACCAATCTCCATCAACTTGTTCTCCAAGTAATGTTTCATTTGCAGCAGAAATGTTTTTTAAAGTTTTTGATAATCCCTTATAATCACATTCATGTTTTAAATCCTTACCATGAAAATTTAATTTCTTAATAGTTTCTAAGATTTGTCCACGGTCTTCTTTAGAAATAACCTTTTTCTTTTCTTCGCCAGAATCCCAATTCTCGTTAATAACAAAATTTCTTTTTACTTTAACTTCATTTACAGGTTGTTCTGTTTTTCCAGATAAAATTGTGGACATACTATCAAGTAATTCTTTATACCCAGCATTAGATTGTAAGAAATTAGTCTCTACTGCAAAATTCTTTAAATCTTGCTCACTCTTGATTTGTAATGAATTAATTAAACTATTTGATAATGAATCTAATTCATTGCTCTTTAAAGCATCTTTGATTTGTGTTCCCAATAAAAATGTTAATCCATCTTTGCTTTTTACAGAAGCATATTCTTTAACAACTGGAATGTCTGTTACAAGTCTTCCATCTGTTGTCCCGGAAGATATTTCGCTAAGTATTTTTCTTAAATTTTCGTTCATATTATATTGTTGTTAAAATTTCTCTGATAATTTCATTTATTCTGTCGTTGTTATCTAAAATTATTATGTTTCCTTTTGCTTCGTGGAGAGGTTGTAAATATGCTCCATTGGCAGATGGAGTGCTGACCAAATCAAATGCTAGAAGCTCTAAATCATCTTGTACCTCCACAGTATTTTCTCCGATAGTCTTAACACTTCCAAGTGCTCTGGAAGAAATTCCTACAGGAATACCTGCCTCAAATAAAGCCTTTGCAATATTTCCACAAGGAGTTCCTAAAATTTCTAATTTTCCAATTAAACTATCACCTTCCCACCAACAACTAACAATATTATGAGATACATTTTTTAAATTAATTACAGATGAATTGCCGCTCCAAAAACATTTTCCTTCATTCATTGCATAAAAAGTTTGATTTGGAACTTTAACACAATAAACTCTTCCATCATAATCAACCTTTTCAATTTTTAAAAATCTTGGATCTATATGAATTGCTCCAGTTGTTTTAAAAGTCAACAACCATAATGGAGATTTATTTTTTGCTTTTATAATTCTCCCAGCAAATTTATAATCTTTTTTTGGATATTCCACAGCAATACTTCCAGAACATCCGGTTTTTGTTAGAATTTCGTGTAAATCTTCTATTAATTTTTTAGAAGTTGAAAATACATCCTTAGAAGAACGTCCTTTATAAATTGGTGCTCTTCCATCTCCAATAAAATAAAATTCTAATAATTCTTCTAATAAAGGTATGGATTGTTCTTTTAATTCTTGTGGAATATATTTGTCATAACAAGATCCTAATTTGGAAACATAATTGTGTAATCTAGCATCTGTGATGGTAAATCCACATTTTACTTCTTTCCACTTTAATTCTTCGGGAAATTTATTTAATAATTCTCTAATTTTATCTTTTTTAATTCCCTCATTTTGAGAAATAGTAATAGAATATCCAGATTTTTTAACAGATTCTTGTCTTCTTCTACATCCTTTAAAATATCCTTCTGCTAAATAAATTCCAATAAATCCCATCCATACAGAAAAATCTATTTCTATATCTTCACTATATTTGTCTCTTAAATCATTTCTAACATTCTCGGCTCTTTTTAATAAAAATTTTTCTGGAGACTCTTTGTCCCACCCAAATGAATTTGATGGAATTGATAAATGGGGATATTCATTATTTTGCAATCTATTATAAAGATTCTCAGCACAATCAAACCCCAATTTTCCTTTTCTATCTCTAACAACAAATCTGTGATTTGGAGTAACTAAAATATTAATATTTCTTCCTTTTACACGATACATCGTTCCTTTATATTCTTGATCTATTTTTTCTGTGATTTTTTGATATTCAATTTTATTAGTTTCAATATTTAATGTAGCAATAATTTCATCATTTTTGATATTTTCTAGAGGCTTCCATCCTTCATAAGTCATTATTAATGAACCACTTGCGACACAATCCGGATGGTCTAGTTCACCCATAGCTCTATTCTCTTTAATAACATTATTCTTGTATTTTTCAACTTCTCTGAAAAGAGTTTCTTCGGGATAAATTCGTCCATTTTGATTTCTTTTTTCATCTTTATGAGTAAGAATACCCTCTACAAAGAATTTATCTCCTTCTTTTTTAGAAGTAAATTTTGAATCTCTGACTTCGATTAATAATGATTTAGACATAAATTATAAATATTAAATATTTTCTCCAGAAGTTACATTTGGGGCAGAATTTACAGAACTTTCTATAATTTTTGGATTAAAATCATTAGAAAGGTAATATGGGACATTCTTATCATCTTTAAAAATAATAATATATTCTTTCTCAAAAGGAGAAACAGTGATAGTTTTTACTAATATAGTATATTCTTGTTCAACACTATATTGATTAGATTTTTTCGCTCTAATTTTTATTCTTTTATTAATGAATGTTTTTTTAAGTCCGTTTTGAAAATTATTAATAATAACCGATTTGGATTCATTTATTTTTTTTATAAAAGCAGAATATGCATTTAACAAATCTACATTCTTTTCAGAATTACCCACGGGAGAATCAAGAATCTCTTTTACTATACTATGTAAATTAATTCCACTCATTATTTTCTGAAACTAACTAAATTTCTTTTTAATTCTTCAATCAATGAATCAAATTCTTGTAAATCCTGTAATGATCTTTTCCAATATAAATCTGGAGTACTATTAGTTTCTTCTTTTAGTTTAGTACCAATTTTTGTTAAATAATTTACTTCTTTAATCATCTTCTTTATCTCTCTAATACAAAAACTAATTTTTGCACTAGGTTTCTTATAAGTTTCGCTCTCTTTGAAATTCAAATATCTAGATCTTCCTTCTATTAATTTTGAAGTACTTTCATATTTAATCTGATTTCTATTATCATTCTTTGCTAATGTATATCCCTCAGATTCAGCCGCCTTAACATTTCCTTTTTTATTTTTTGAAAATGCAAATGGTGTATTATATGCACCCGCAGCAGAAGCTCCAGAAATTTCTTCCAGTTCTTCAGCAAGATTTTCCGACTCAAGTAAATGTTTTAAAGAATATTTTTTCATTACTTTTTTAATTCTAATTCTTTAATCAATTCGTAAGTATTTAATAATGAAATAATTTGATTATCTTTAACTATTGACCCGACTTTTAAATTGTCTAATTGTTTATTAACTTCAGTTAATTTTATTTTTAAAGTATTATCTTTACTTTCATTACATTTTTCTTGAAGTTTTATCTTTACAGAATTTACTTCTTTATTAACATATTCCCTGAGAGAATTTGTGTTTGAAATATTATAAATATATTCCTTCAATAATGCTTTTTGATTATTATCAAATGCAGTATTGTATTTTTTATTAAATGAATCTACTAATAATTTATAAATGAGAAATTTTGAATCTTCATCTTGATTTTTATAAATTTCCATTAATTCTGAATTCTCTTTAAATTCATCTAATGCAATCTTCTTACTAGGTTTGCGGTATAAAGACTCAATAATATATATTTTTGATTCATATAACTCTTTAGGATCAAAATTTTTATTTGATGTACATTCTTCAAATATTTTATATACACTCGCCAAAAGTCTATAATTCGAAATCTTACCATTTAAAAAATCTTCGATTGGATAATTCTCTTTTATTTCTTTTATTAAATTATATTTTTGTTCCGAAAGTTTAACGTTATTTAATTTCTTTCTTTCTTTCAAAATAATATCAACAAAACAATTTGCTAAGTTTTCGGATTTCGTGTTCTCTTTTAATATTAATTGATATAAATTAAGTTCTTTCCCAAGTTCGTAGCTTTCTTTGAAATATTTTTGCAAAAAATAATTTGCTTTCGAATTTTCATTTCCATTTAAAATGTCAGCAGTAACTTGTCTGACTAGAAGTTCAAATAGAATCCCTGTGTTACGGAATTTGGAATGTTTAATCTTTTGCATATTATTAAAATAAATATATACTTATTTGTTAATCGTTAGATAAAATGTTATTTTCATCTAATAATGATAATCTTTTCATCTTTTCTTTTAAGATAGTATTATATTTAAGTACTTTTCTGTTGGTTAATGTCTCAAGGGCTAATGGAGATTTATTCTTATATCTATTCTTAGATTGATCCTTTTTTAGTTTAGTATCTCTAACTTTTTGTAATTTTCCTAATGGATCTTCTCCCAAACCAGAATGATTCTTTCTAGTAGTGTCTTTGCTTAATCGAAATCCATTCCTAGGATCTTTTTCTTCTTGTAATGGCGCACCCGTTCCTCCTGCTGGATTGGAGGGAGGCGGAGGAGGCGTAGAATTAGATGTGGTAGGTTCGTTTGGAGTTGGTGGCTCTTCACCTTGATTTGATCCTTCTCCTCCACCTAAGTCACTTGGTGGTTCAGTAGAGGCACCTCCCGAAGTATCCCCATCATCATTATTTTCTTTTCCAAGTTTTGTAAAGTCTTTTGCAGGATCTTCACCATCTTCAGCTATTTTCTTATATCTAAAAACTTCTTGGGAATCTTTAACAATATCTTCTTTCATTTCTTCAATAACATCATCAGAAAGTTCAAATATGTATTTGTAAATCCAATTCTTGGAAATAAGTTGAGATTCCATCATGTCTTTAGCTAAAGAAATCTTATCAGACCAAATAGCAATTTTTTCTTGCTCAAATATGGTAGACGGATTACTTAATGATAATTCAAAATTAACCAATGATGCGTCCCTATATCCTTGTACATATAAATGTAATATGGCGATTTTTGTTAGTTCAGAAACAATTATTTTTTGAATTCTGGTAATTGTTCTAGCAAAGCGAATATCTTCTTGAGCAAGTGTTGACTTCCCACCCACAGCTTCTCCATAACCCAAAAATGTTTTTGGAATTTTAAGAGCAGCCATCATTTTATTTTTCACATATTCTACATCTTCAATTCCAGTAAATTCCATACCAGGAAGTGTGTCAATAGACGTTCCACTATCCCCACCACGAACTGGCAAAAAGAAATCCTCGATCATGTTATTAATATTGAATTTTAAATTATAATCACCTGTATTTGGGTCCATATATGGAACCTTTTTCATTTGATTAACAATTTTTTCCATAAATCCATCAATTTCTGAAGCCGGAATATTGCCAATATCTATTTTGAAAATTCTTTTTTCAGGTGCTCTCATGATTCTATGAATTAACATAGCATCTTCTAATAAACAATTATGTACAACAATTCCATTTGCTATGAAATTATGTAATTCATTATCCACTTCCAAATCCCACACTTCCGAATTTTCTTCAAACTCATCCACACTACAAACTTTTTGAAAATCTAAATTAAATTCATTATTAAAATTAACATATAATTTATAAGTTGGTTGCCTAGTCACCCCAAATTTGTCTGTTTTTGGTTCGGATCGATTGCCACACAATTTAACTTCATTACACATTATGCCTGTTTGTTGACATAATATTTTATATTGAGTTATTAATTTTTCATTTGATAATCCAATAATACCCCACTTCCAAGAACCATCGGCATCAAATAACCCTTTTATAAATTCTTTTTTGTGTTCTTTGCTTAAATTCCAAACCCAATTAGGAATTTCTTTATTTTGAAATCCAGTTTTGAATCCTAGTTCATTAAATATATGAGATAATTCTTTTGAATATCCATTAACACTTCCTGGATAATTTGGTCTTGTCTTTGTTCCGATTTTTACTGTGACCGATTCACAATAGTTTTTTAATATATTTGTATAAAAATCATTTTTATTATCATAAATTCCTCTTGCAAATGAAACATTATTATTTTTTGTCCAACCATCTCCTAACATAAATCCAAAAAATCTAACAAATTCTTTAGTTAAGACGAAATTAAAATCTTTATTTAATATACTATTTCTTTTACTTCCAACAATATGATAATTTATATGAGAATAATTTATTTTAAATTCTTCTTTTATTTTATTAAAAATAATTATAGGTAATGTTTTATCTCCTTGTAAAAATGCATGGATTTGTTTAAAGTTGTGGTTTACATTTAAATCTTTAATTCTTTTAATAATTCCTACGGAATTTATAGTATTTTTAACATAATTTATTCCCAAATCATTTAATTTAACACAATAATTTGTATTATTTATTAATATTTTTTTATTTTCCTCAAAATTATCTTCAATAGTAGGAATAATAATATAGTCTTTTTTTGTTAATTCTTTTGCTTTTTTATAAGAATAATTATTTTCTACATCCTTAACTAAAACCGGATGTTCTCCTGTTAATATTAATTCTCTAGTTCTTGTTTTTAATTTGTATGTTTTTTTGTTTCCTGTTTTTAAACAATTTTTGACTTTAGTTGGAATTGTTTTGCATGTTTTATAATCATATGAATAAACAATATCTCCAATTTCTATGTCTTTTATCTTTTTATATCCATTGGATGTCCATATGTTTGAATTAGAATGTAAACAAAGTTGTTTCCATGTTCTTCTTGCGCCCTCTAACATAGATCGTCCATAAGGCAAAAAATTTGTGTCAGAAAGTAATCTAAAATGTGCCACTTCATAATTTTCCAACTCACCCTGACCTCTAGAACCATCATGTCTAAACTTATAAACGATATTTCCGTTATCATCAATAGTTTCTATTCGGCTAACTTCATATGAACTTAATGGGTGAACCATGAAGACACCATATTCACTCGATATATCAAGTTTTAAGAAAAAATCTCCCATCTTAACCATATTTCTAACCCAACTCCACAAATTAAATTCAATATTTAAAATATCATAAAATAAATTATGAAGAATATCTTTAATATTCTCATCATCTGATTTAATAGAAAGAATTTTTCCAAATTCATTTTCTGTTAGACTTTCGTCCGAAAATATATCTAGTGCCGCCGCCAAGATTGGATCGAGGTCCATACAATTATGTAAGAATAAGTTGTTGGTAGCGAAGTTGTTATACTTTTCAACAGAAATATCAAATACTTCAATTTCTCCATAATATTCAATTGATTTTACTTTGTGATTTAATGTATAAATTATTTCTTTTTTAAATTTGTTCCAATCATAATTGTTATTTTTCAATCTATTTGTTATGATAGATTCATCGCAAGACAATTCTTTTCTAATTTCTTTTCTTGTTATAAATTCCCCGTTATTTTTATAAAAATCAATACAAAAGTTTTTTATTAAATCAAATGTTATATTAGAATTAAAATTTGGATTTTTTTCTGAAGTATAATTTCTGGTTTTTGAAAATTCTTTTAATTTTTTAGATCTAATCAAATTACTATTTTCGGAATGTTTTTTGCCAAAAAAGGGATTATTTTCTCCTTTTCTTTTTCCATTCCAAGAATAAATGGGTCTTTTTTTAACAGCTTCTCTTATAATTTCGCATTGCTTTTCATAATTTTCTGGGCTCCATATTTTTTTATTATTTAGATCCATGTGAAATTGTCTATGAGCTTTTTTATCCATTATTTGCAAATTTTCTGGAAAATTACAAAATGGTTTAAAATTTTTGTGATGTACAACTTCATTTTCTGAAACGGGTCTATTATAAAATTGTTCTGCTACAACATTATGTTCTGGTTGCCATCCTTTAGAAAAATTGTATAAATGTCTATATCCTTTATCATAAAAATCTTTTTGATAAAATGGCATTAAAGATTCTCCTGTTGTTAACTCTTTTAATTTTTTATATTCTCCATTTTTACAAAGAAATAAATGATCTTCTGTTCCAATAATATGTTCATCATTATCTAATATTACTTTGAATGTTGGCTTAATTCCTTTAGATCTGGGATGAAAAGCATTTCCTAATTTAATAGAATCTGTTTCGTGATCATATGAATACACATAAAATTTTTCTTGTGGCAAATATTTATATTTCTCCGCCAGTTCCTTTATAGTTGGTTTAGTTCCATCAGGAAGAGGAATAATTGTATCTCCAGAAACACAATCATAATCACGAAAAAGTTCAATTCTAGCTGATTGATATGACATGATCATATCTCTAGAATATATTCCGTAATTAGAAGATCTTAATCTATTAAAACGATCTTTTAATGAATTAGCATCTGGAGCATATTGAACATTAGAAGGATCTACTATTTTTAATTTTTTACCACCGACATTACGAACGATGACATCATTTGAGAATATTTTTTTAAGTGCTGCGAATATTGATTTTTCTGCCATAACTTATGAATTTGGATTGTTATTATTTTGATTTGGTTGATTATCGGGGCTATTATTTTGGGGATTATTTTTTTGTTGTTGCAATTTGATATTATACATTTTTATTTGATTATCTGTATCTGATGCTGATTTTTTATAACCTTCTGACAATTTTTTATTAAATTTAGAATCTGCTTCTGACTTATCACTCATCGCAAGAGCGTAAGCCTTTTGTAATTTTAATTTATTTAGAGGATCTTTTTCAGTTGCCAATTTTTTATTTATATCTGATGCTCTTTGTGTTTTTTGATCTGATGCAGATTTTTCATTAGCTGCGTAGGTATTTGGATCAAAGTCCTCAGATAAGAGGGAAAGTTGTTCATTAATTAGTTTTTTTAATTGAAAAATAGACATGTAGTATATATATCGAGAAATTTTTTGTAAAACCTTTATAATAACCACTTAAAATCTTCTGTATGTCCATTTCCCATTTTATAGATATATGGATTTTCTTTTTTATTCATAACGCCGATACTATATATTTGTGTTCCCGAAGTAGTTTTATCTGCGGTACTATAATTATCTTGTCTAGGTCTTTCGTTATTAAGTTTAGTTTTCCCCATATGTAATAATAATTCTTTTTGAAGGGAAATTTTTTCTACTTTAAGTCTTATCGCTGTGTCTCTAATCCATAGTGCTATACACAATGACATGATTAAGTCGTCATTATAAGAGCGCATAGCTTCTGGTTTTCCATTATTCCAAATAAAAGTAGTCAATTCATCTATAGTTCTCTGAGAATTTATTATGATTGATTTTTCTCTCATTGCCATTTCCAATTTAGAAATCATTGGAACTCTATTTTTAGATGTTGTAGTATGTCCTGGAATTAATCTTTTATCATCTCTATTTAATTTATTTGATATATTTCTTTCAACATCCACAAATTGCAAATCATTTGTTGAATAAAATAAATTAGGATATTCTCTGTCTATGCATTCTTGTATTGTTGTATGGCCGAAGCTATTATTTTCTATTACCAATACCGCATTATTATATTGACTTGCCAATCCTATACAAAATGCTCCAAATTCTTTTGGTGGCATTTTTCCTTTAAATTCAGCAACTTGTTCCAAATTATCTAAATCTATTATTTGTGCTGCCGAAAAATCGTTTCCATCTCCTCTTGCCACGTCAGCAGATACTAAATATTGTTTACTATAATTTGCATATTTCCAAGTCCATAAAGATTCTCCAACTTGTGTTTTGGAAATAGGTTCTTTTACTACATTTTCTCTATAATGTTTTAAAAATTGTTCATCTATAACAGTATGTCCAGTTCCTAAAAATATTCCTTCGCACTCCTGATTTGCCGCCTTTTCTCCAAGAGTTTTTGTTTGTTCATCTCTCCAAGTCTGATCATATTCTGGATGCAATCTCCAATGTAATCTAATTGCATTAAAACCATTTTCCCCATTTTCTGCGTCTACCCACATTTTGTGATAAAAATTGCCTATACCTTTTGGAGTTTGATGTCCTAAAAATCCATTATATATTATTGAGTGACACCAAAAATCGTCATCATTTTCCGGCAAAGAAAAATCATATGTTTCTTTTCTATCATATAATATTTTATCTATTTTAACCCAACACAAATTACTGGACAATATTTTATCATATTCGATTTTATTTTCTATAGATAAATTTTTTCCAAATAAGTCGTATAATTTCAAAACAAGTTCTCTTGATACATTGTTTGTTTTATATTTTGTTATATTGTTGCATATACAATTTAAAAATATATCGTTATTTTTATAAATAAAAGTGGTAGTTTTATTAGAAACTCTCACTAATTCTTTAACAAGTTTAACAGAATTTGGAATAATGTCGGAAGTAGAAGATCTATTTAAATTATGTGCTAATAATAATTCTTTTTTATTCTGTTTTCTTGTTAGACAAAAACCAATTTCATTAAAATATTGCAAAGCATTTTTTCCATAAATTTCTAATATATGACTATCATAATTTCCTTTAATGTGCAAATTACTTGGATTAATATTTTTTTTATTAACTAAATTTTTTTTAGTTATGTCTTGGACATATCTGGAGGATAATATTCCAAAATTATTTAAAATTATTCGTAATTGATCAATTAATATAGAAGATGTTGATGTAATCGACACATTACCTTTTGAAGCAGTTCCATCACCATCAAAAATCCCTCGTAACAAATATATCATATTTTCTCTGCTCATTTCTAATAATCTTTTGGGAATTATTTTATTTTGCGCTCTTCTTGATATATCAAATCCTACATATTCAAATAATTCTAATAAATTTTTCGAGTTTATAGTATATTGTAAATTATTTCTAACGTGGTATTTTATATTTAATTTTTCAAAACACCATTTAATTTCTGGATCTCCACAAGATATGTGTATACGAGCACTTGTTGATTTTCCTTCCTTATTGCAAGATTTACTAATATATCCTTCTGAGATATATAATCCAAAAAAATATGCTAAAGCGGGAGTAATTTTGTCGAAATGATAATTATTTTTATTATAAATTCTGTTTGTTGTTTTATAATCTAATAAATCATTCCCCCCCCAAATGTTCATTCCATATTGTATTGAAACAAAATCCTCTAAAGACAAATCTTTTAATTTATACCACCCAAATTTAAGTTCCGATTTTTTATAAGCCCATAATTTATGCTCAGAACTTCCTTCTAACTCAGAAAATTTTGTTTTTATTTTTATAGTATCGCAAATTCCATTATTTTTGAACAAATTTCCGGTCCTTTGTTTAGATTTTCCCAATATTGAATAATTTTCAATATTATATCCTCCAATATTTTTGTGTTTTATAAAATCATTAACTTGTTTTATTCCTTGGTTTGTAAAAACATATGTATCTTTGGTAACACAAGAAATTAATATTGCTCTGCCTCCACCATGGGTCGTTGCACTCTGCGCAGCAGTCCATATTTCATCAGCATCCTTCATAGATGCAACTTCATCTAATATTAATAAAGATAGAGCCTTACCTCTGGCAGAGTCAATAGCAGCAGTTTCAGCAGCAATTCTCCCACCAGTTTTTAATTCCAATGAAAGTTTATTATTTTCAATAGCAAGTGGTCTCAACCAACTTGGCAAATGTTCATAACCAAATTTACAACGGGTAACAATTTCTTTAGCGGTATCTTGTTTTGTAGCCAAACAAACAATTTTTTTATTATCAAAGAAAACCATCAACCACAAACAATAAGCGGCAGTAACTGTGGATATACCCATTTGTCTTGCTTTTAAGACGATATTTTTATTATGACCTCTAAATTGATTTAGGACATCTTCTTGAAATGGGAAAAGTTCAAATGGGATAACACCTTTTCCAGGATGTTCTATTTTAACGTATTTTTTTATGAAATAAATTGGATCTTGAGCACACAGTCTATACTCTTCCTTAATTTTATTTTTAATTGCTTGTTCATGTGAACTCATATTACAAATGTTTATCTAACTCTTTTATGTATTTCTTTAATTTATACATATGTTTACAAACAATTTTATAATCTTCTATGTAACTCTTTTTTAATGCTTGTGAATCAACAGTTGACCATTTGTCTTCATTTAACAATGTATTATCTAGGCCGGTAATATCATAAAAAACATTTTCTTCTTTCTTTTTTATGGAATAATATCCTTCTCTAATTTTTTGTTTAAATTCAGAATATTCAGATAATTCATTTTGGGTCATCTTTTTTTTCTCATAATATGGATATTTCCCTTCAAATCTCAATTTTGTTTCATATTCAATTTGACAATCAAAACAATTACCAGTACTTTTATAAATTGCGACATCATTTCTAGAACCATAATCTATATTTTTTTTACATACACCGCACAGTTTTTTTAATTGTTCTCTTATAGAGTCTGCTTGTTCATTATAAGATGCGACATATCCATTTTTTTGAATCCACTTTCTTCCACCTCTATCTTCCCAAATATCTCCAACTTTTCTTTTTCCTTTTTTTGGAGTCCATCCTACTTTTGGTGCAAAACAAGAAAAATCATTGGCGGCAACTTTTAAGAAATCTTTATATTTAATCGACATATAGATTATATATCAATACGAAATTATAATAAAATGCATTATTGTAATTTATGTGGAGTTGATTTAAAAATTGATTCTGATAAATTTAGAAAAGAAATTTTATTAAAATCAATAATTTGATCCAAGGAATTTCTATATTTACGCATATCATTTGGATAAACAATAACGCATATTTTATATAAATGATCAGTGGTCAGAAGTTTTTTGCATAATATAAAATAAAAAGTGATTCCAAGATCCAAATATTGTTTATAATGCTCACCATCTTCACTAGTAATGCACCATTTTGTCCCACTTCCATATTTCATAATTGCGTTATGAGTTAATGGTTTAATAACTAAACATTCTTCATTATCAAATATTTTTTCAACTTCATTTTTTGAAATATTTATTTTGCTTTGTGTTTTACTAATAGTTGATTCAGTATTATTTAATGCCGAGGTAAGATCATTTAAAGAAGAATATTTGAAAATATCTTTGTTTGTTAATCTAGGAAGATTTTTATTAAATCTTTTAAATAAATCATAAATTTCGTCATTATCAGATATATTATATTTTTTCTTAAATAATTCCACATTACTTTGGGAATCTTTAATTTCCAATATACATTCTTTTATTAATGTTTTTAATTTTGAAAGTTTCATATTAATCTATTTCAGATTCTAATGGTTTTTTGTTTATAAGATATTTTAAAGTTCCCAATAGATGTTTACATAATCCTGGTCTCATTTGGGGGTTTCTTATTATAGGATCTTTTCCATTGCTATATTTAATATCAGAAGCATCTTTCTTATGATTGGCAACTTCCATTCTATATAAAAAATCTTCGCAATCACAAGTGCATTTACAATTCATTTTTCTCAAATCATCATTATTTAATACATTTGGAGGAACAGACTTTCCAATAAATCTATTAAATTGATCTTTTATTTTCTTCCACCAATTACCAAATTTATTTATTGCACTCATTTTATTTGGAAAGAAAATAATTTGCCCCAAGTGAGAATTTCCACTTTTTGATGTTGTTGATCTATAATTGAATTGCAAATCAACATTTCCACTTTTTAAAACAACTAATTTTGGAGGAACTGTTATTACATTTTTTGTATTTTCAAATCTAGTAGGCCAATTGGATTTAGTCGCATGTACTAATTGATCATATGTCATTGCTTCGTATAAAACTTGTTTTTCCTCATTAATACATTCACGTATTATTGATTTTAATTCTGAAATTTTGATTTTCATATATTATAAATATAATTAACTATTGATATATTACATTCCACTTTTTATTATAAGAATTCGGTAATTCGTACATAACCAATGCCCCCAATAAGTCCAGGAGTGGCTGCACCACTAACCCCAATAAATAATCCACCAGCACCAGATCCATACCCATTTCCAGGTTCTGCGCTTGTAGAACCACCACTAAAGAAACTACTTCCTCCATTTCCACCGTATCCAGAATCTTGATTTCCATATCCAGCACCAGTTCCACCAACTCCTCCAGAAAAATTATCATCTCCGCCAGTAGCAACTCCTCCTTGACTTCCTGCTATTGCAGCCCAGTTTACCGAAATGCTGTTATAACTACCACCTTGCCCACCTCCCGCTGTAAGAGTGACAGAACTGTATGTAATAACTGTATTTCCTCCATTACCACCCACACCGCCTCCACTAGAACCTGGCGATCCAGCATTTCCAATAACTATAACTGCTCCAGAAATTAATTCTGCAGAGGTTGCTACTTTTCTAAAATAAGCACCTCCTCCAGCACCACCACCGACTACTATTGTTGTTGAATTTGTAGAAGGAGATCCTGCTGACCCACCACCACCACCAACGCCCTCTATAATAGCATAACGCGTCCCTGTAGTTGGTATATAAGTAACAGATGAAGTGAATGACCTAGCAATTATGCTAATGCCAGAATTTAAAGCATAAGATGCTGTATTTGAAAAATTTGAATTAGATGCAAATGATGATGAAATTGTATTATTAGAATAAGAAGACGTTGTGGCATATGATGCAGATGCAATTGTTCCTAATAAAAATGATGCGGTATTTGAAAAAGTAGAACTTGATGCATATGATGAAGAAATTGAATTTAATGTGTAAGATGAAACACTACTATATGATGAAGAAATTGAATTTATAGAATTATTGGCCCAACTTGATGTAAATAATGCATTTCCTCCTGGAATATAGACTTGATTATTAAATGTGACTTGTCCATTTGCAGTAATATTTTGAACAATTAAATTAGATAAATTTGTTAATCCTGGATATACTGTTAAACTTTGAAAACTAGCATTTGTTGCATTTACTACATAATTAGGAGATTCTGATATACTTGCCGATGGCATAAATAATGATTCCCCAAGAGGGTCAAAATTTTGAGTAGTTTCTAATGTTATAGGAACGTGGTCACTATTCACATCAAACAATTCAGCAGAAATTACATATCTAGAATTTCTTGTATCTATAGGAAATGGAACTTTTATATAAAATATTTGAGGAGAAAAAGAAAAACTTTCTTTTGGTTGTATTGATATTTTAGAAACATAAAAGCTTGCATTATATGGAGATAAAACCAGCGCACAATTTACATCTTCATTTAATGTAAATGAACTACTTACTTGATATAAGTATTTTGTTCCTGTTCCACTCGGGACTATTACTGACATTAATTTTACACCATAACCATCATATTGATTAGATACGGAATTATTTAATAAAGATCCAGTTAGATAAAAATCTAAAATTCCATTATCTGTAGAAAAACTTCCCGAATTTGTTGCAATAATATTTGCTGTTAAGACATACTCGACACCATTAAATATTCTCAAAAAATTACTATCATATGCACTTCCAGATAAAGCAGAAGATTGCGTTGCATCATAAGGAATATATGTAGAGTTTCTGAAATCTGTTGTGGTATCATCTTTTGATAAAATATATGGTCTTGAAAAAATATTAGATGATCCTGTGTATGAATTTTCAATAAACATGCTATCAATAAGAGGGAATGTAGTATATGAATATGATACATTACTACTAGTAAACCAATATTTTTGTATATGGTCTGTTTCATAAAAATACCCGATATTTTCTAAAGATCTATTTGGTGTAGTATCATCTATTAATATTTCTTTTGTAGTAATTAAGTCATCTGCTATACATTCACTATCAAAATTAGAATTTAATCCTTTTCTATATAATTTAAATCTATATACATTTCCGGTGAATGTATTTATATTTTTGAAATACACATATGCTACTGATTGTTTATATGTGAATATAGACCCCGACAATTCTTTTTCCACAAATTGTGGTGAATTTAATTCTTCGTATGGTATATAAGAAATATTCCAATTTGATGAACTTATACTTTTTACTATATTATTTTCTAGATATGGAAATTCTATTTTCAATTCCGAGTCAGAAATGACTTCCAATACATTAGAAGAGAATGATGCTGTAGTTCCATTAATATTTGTGAAATTCATCACATTACCTTCCATGAAGGAATCGAATGGATTTCCTGATGTATTATACACTCTATAATCTATTGTGTTTCTTAAGTAATCGAAGGAAAAATATGGAAAATTTTGTTTTGGAACAATTGCCTTTGTATTAGATGTTCCAGAATTAAAATTGTCTGAAAATGAATCAAAAACTATAATTTCTGATAGATATGGGTCAACTTCTATCGATGGAGTATTATAAAATCTTATTTTTGAGGAATTTATTTGGTATGGATTAATATTTACATTTTTTGTCCATTTTACTATTTTAGAATTTGTGTCTTGCCCAACAATTATTAATTTTCCAGTACCAATTGCAGTAGAATCATCTACCCAAATAGAAATAATTATAGATACCCCTTCCCTATAATTTATATTCGAACTCCCCCTGGCGATTTCTGTATATAACAAATTTCCAGAGGAATCATATACCTGAAAATAAATATTACTAGTAGGTAATAATAAATTAGATCCGTTTAATGTCAGTGCATTTTTTCCAGAAGTAAGTGTGTTAGATAATTCTCCAACAATAAAATAATTGGAATTTGTTCCGGTATCAACAATATCGGCAGTTATAGTTCTTAAATCAGTAGGCATTATACTCTATAAGTATATCAGAGATATTCAATTTTAGAGAAAGAACCTTCTTTTTTAATTTCCAATTGACAATCTACCAATTCCCTCATAGCTTCCAAATGACTTATTATAATAATAAATTCATATTGTGTTTTTAAAAAATTAAAAAATGTAACAATTGATTGGAAATGATCACTATCCAATTGACCAAATCCTTCGTCTATAACAAGGAAGTTTGATTTTGGCAAGTGACAAATATTAGATATAGCACATCGCAATGTAAGAGATGATATAAATTTCTCCATTCCACTTCCTAATTCTAAAGAAGATTTTTTATCTTCATAAACAATATTACTATAAACATCTTTATCTTCTATGAAAATTTCTAGAGTAAAATCGACAATTTGTCTTAATATATTATTTACTTCGTCTTGAATTTTAGGAACACTTCTCTCAATTAACATATTGGGAATTCCATTTCTAGAAATAGAAGAAATGTACAGTTCGTAACAATCTTTCTTTTTTTCCAAAGAACCAATTTCCAATATTCTATTTTTTAAATAAACAATTTTATCTTCTATGCTAGATTGTTTTGTCGCATTTTTATATAACAAACTATTTAATTCTGTTTGAGTAGACTTGATTACATTCCTTTTATTTTTTAGATCAACAATATTTTTTTCGATAATTAGATTGTGTTTTATATTATCTTCACTCTGGATATATTGATTTATTTCGGATTCTATGTTTAAAACACTTGAAGAAATAGATTGTAATTCATTTTGTAATTTTAACAATGTATTTGATATTAGATATTGTTTTTTATTTTTGTTATTAATTTCTTCCAATAACTTTTTATATTTTTCATATTGTTCTAATATATCCCCAAAGGATTCTTTTTTATTTTTTAATTCGGAAAGTTTATTAATTAATTCAGACATCCTTAATTTATCTGTGATTAGTTCTTCTCTTGTTTTAATAGCATCTTTTACAAATACATTGTCGATACAATATTGACAAGATGGGTCATATTTATGAGATTCTAGATTTTTTAACTTTTCTATTTTAGAGTTAATTATAACCTTTTCTTTTTCAAAACAATGTGTTTTAATCTCCAATTCTTTTGATATATTTTGGTACTCCGTAACATTATTTAACAAATTAGTTTCTTCAAATTTTTCTTTATAAATTGTCAGCTTTTCTATTTCTATAGACAGTTGTTTTTCAATATTTTTATTTTCCGATATAGAAGAAAGTGTTGAAATTTCGTTTTCTTTTTTAATAACCAAATCTTTTTTATATTGTTCTAAAGACTTTTTTGGAACATATTGCAATGGGATTAATTTTTTATTCTCATTTTCAATCAAAGTTGTTATGTTATTTAATTGATCATTTTCAATCGATAGTTTCTCTTTTATTTCAACAGTATTTTCTAATAAAAACTCTAAATTTTTTGAATAATCCGAAGAGTCTTGATTCAATTGTTCAATATTATCTTTTTTTAGGTCCAATATAATTTCTTGTAATTTTTTTGAGGCACATGTTTCTAAATTATCAAACACATCAATTCCCATAAATTTGATTAATAAATCTTTCTTTTCTGTTTGTCCTAACTCAATAAAAGATAGTGATTTCCCTCCCTGCAATGATAATGAAGTCAATATAAAATCATCAAATGTACCAACATAATCTCGAATAACGTCATTCGTTGAATATCTGCCTTCTCCATTTAATTCCAATTTATTCCCATTTTTTATTTTATAAAAAGAAACATCAACCTTAACATTTCCTTTTTTGTCTTTTTTCCCAATTCTTTCGATAAAATAGTCTTCTCCATTTAATAAAAAATTAAATTTACATTTAAATGTATCTTTTTGAGTATTCATCATTTTTGCTGTTCTGGAAGTTTCCGAACATTTGTCAAATAAACAAAAAGATAATATGTGGAAAAGGCTCGATTTTCCTGACGCATTTTTTGAAAAGAGTCCTATGAGATCTTTCATTTTTGAAAAATCAAGAACATTATTTTCTCCATAAGAAAATATATTAGAAAATTCAAATTTCTTTGGAATCCATTTTATGTTTTGTGCCTTGTCATTTTTAATTATCGACAAATTAATTTCTTTATTTATATTACAAACTTCTTCTAAAACATCAACATCAATTGAATCTTGAATTAAGAATTGTTTTATTAAAGAATTCTGATATTCAACATTATGAACATCTTCTAATTTTAATTCATTTAAATTATTTCTAGATTTTTCTATTGTAGAATCCTTTAAATAACAAACTTCTTCGATGTTAAATTTTTCTTGTATTTTTTCGAGTATTTTTTTAACTTCTGATGGCAAAGTATCTGTGCATTTTAATCGGAGTCTGGTGTTTTTAGTGAGAGTTGATAATGGAGATATTAATTTCCCATTCATTATTTCTAATGTACAGAATCCATAATCATTATCAATATCATAAAATTTATGTGTTTGATTAGTCAAATCCCATGAACAAAATCCGTGATTTTCCAATGTTTCACCATAATTTTGTTGAATTAAACTCCCTGGATAAATAACAATTGGTTTGTCATTTAAATCATCTCGTGTTTGTAATGTCTGTCTTTTATGAATATCTGCACACAATACAGTATGCAGTCCGTCAAATAGGTCTAGGCACAACGATTTATTATCCACCCTATATCCAACGTCTGTTATGGAATTATGTAAGGGACCATGAAATAACCCAATTAAATGAGAGGCATTTCGCTTAATAGATTTTGGAACTTTGGTCATTTTAATGTATTTCTCGACATTATTATGATCGAATACGCTAAAATTAGAAAAAAGACAATCGGCAAATTGATATAATCCGGTGTCTTTTAAATAAAATAGATCTTTAAGATTTAAACTGTCCACAATGGGAGTTAATGAATCTAATCTATTTTTATTGTTTAAATTGGCATCGTGGTTTCCAGCAATTAATATTGTTGGACATAGTTCCGCACATTTTTTTAAAAATTTAGAACATTCTCTAATTAATTCTGGACTTAATTCTACTTTTGAATGAACCAAATCTCCTAAAATACATATTATACTATCTTCCAAACCAATTTCTGAAAATTTTGAGAACATTTTATTGAACACGACATTGTATTCATCATGTCTTTTTAATAGTCTAAGATGAATATCTCCTATATGAAATATTCTTTTGACCTTTGAAATTTGTGTCTCTAATTTTGTTATTTTATAGTCCATTTTATTTTATTCCATATTTAATTTTAAATTTTAACAATGAAAATTCATCAATATAATCTGTATTTTGTATTATTTCTGTGATTTTTTTGTAACCTATTGCAGAAGGGTCTTTTTCTAGCAAATTTATGAATTTTACTTTGATTCCATATTTTAAGAATTTTTCACATATTCTCAAATTACTGGAAAGAGCATCATTATCTAAACAAACATGTATTTCTTTTACTCCCTCATCTATAATTTTGAGTATTAAATTTTCAGACAAAACTTTTCCAAAAAGCGGAATAGCATTTATTTTTACAGAAATTGCATCAAAGCTGCCTTCCACTAACACAATTGGATACTTCCAATTAATTAAAGATTCAAATCCTATAATATTTTTTGAAAATGGCGAGTTTAAGTATGGTAAAGTTGAATTTGAATACCAACTTCTGCCGACAAAAAATTTTATATTGAAATTTGAATCATATGAAGGAATTATTATTCTATTTTTATATTTTCCTTCTATACAATAACCAATTTTATATCTAAAAATATCTAATATTGATAGTCCTCTTTTTTTGCAATAATTTATAGCATGTTTATATTCTATTGTGTTTGATTTTTTTATTAAAGGAATATATTCGTCTGGGAGTTTTAAAATAACTTCTGTTTTTGAAAATTCACTGTGGAATTTTATTGGTTCATCTTTTAATAAAGATTGTAATTCTCTTAAAATGCATTCTGGTGGATTTATTTTAAAAATAAGACTTTTTATACTAAATCCGCCTTTATTTGATATCCAACAATGCCATTTCATTGTGGGAAAATTTACTTCCAATTTTCTTTTTCTGTGTGAAATAAATGGAGAATAATAAATAAATTGTCTCCCGTTTTTTGTATTTTTAACAATCGGGGATTGATTTAATGTTCTATTAAGAAGATCTATTAATTTTTGTTCTAAAACAATATCCACCTATAAATAATAGACGAGGTTCCAAATAAAATAAACTTATATTAAGTCATGGTCGATACAACGAACAAATTATAGCGTCTCTGATGTCTGACATTCTTTTGTCTTCATTTCCTTTTTTATTTAAAATAAGCCATTTATTTAAATCGTACATTTTTTCAAGGTGTTCTTTAACAAAATCTTTTGGTTTAACCCCTTTTATAAAACATTTTCCTAAAATTTGTTTTCGCATTGTAACAGCATTAGATAAATTTATTTTTATATTATAATTTTCGGAAAGAATATATTCAAATACAGCATTCCATCTTGCTAATTTTATAACTGTTTGCATATTACCACCCCCACCAGACCAACCACCCAATGCAGCTTCTAAATTTATTTCATCAAAAACAATACTTTTTTTATCTAATTCAGAAATTATAAATTCTGCTTTTTCTTTATGTGAAGAAAATTTGGATATATCTAAAAATCCACAATCCAATATATTTTTATTATTTAAAGAATTGTTTTCAGTAAACGCCCATCCACATGTTGTAGTGGATAAATCTAGTCCTAAAAATATCATTATGCATTTACACCTACATAATATGGTGTAATTTCGTTCCCTGTTGGAGCATATGTTGATGCCTGAAATGTAAATTCAGTTGTCGTCTCATTTAATGTAAATCCTTGTGCAAAAACACTTTGGAAAAAGTGTACGGCCATTGGATCATATTTCCCCCCAAGATTATTATATCTTGCAACGAGATTAGTTGTTAATGAAGGTCTGTTAAAGGTATTGTCTGCCATAATATAATAAATATAAATATAAAATTAAAAATCAAAAGTAATACGAAAATTTATTGGAAATTCCGAAGTTATTTTATAAGGCTTGGCCAATTTAGCCACTGCAACCAATTCGTAGTTTGAATATAAGCCAACTGTCGTAACATATGGAGCCAAATAACTTCCGGTTTTGTCTATAGATGCCGATTCTGCATAATTTAAAAAATTCCCATCTATATAAATCCCATTATTTTTACCAGTATATTGATTTAAATTGGTAATAATAGTAGTCGCATTTTTTAAAGATCCTATATTATTTCTAATTCCTTTAAAATCAAAATTGGAATAAAAATAATTAATCAATATAGCCATATCTTTAGAATTAACCGTATTGTCTCCATTTAAATCCAAATATCCAGAATTAAATAAAAATATCAAATAATCATATGTGGATTGATTAATCTCCGAATCAATAATAAAATCTTCTTGTGAAGGCAAGGATTGTAAAATAGAATTAACATATATAACATCGATATTTTCCGTAATTAATACCGATGGATTCCACCAATCTTCTGATTGTTCCAATATAAATCCATTTTCATCTTCAAAACTAGAATTATTTAATGTTTGTGAATTATATTGAATTAATTTATTTATGAATCTTAAAATTAAATCTAAATCTTTTTCATCAAATACCCCATCGTTATTTACGTCAAATAAAATTCTAGATCTAATAACTGATGATGGATTTGTAGATACATTAAATTCTCCAATTTCTACGGGACAAATAATTTCGTATTCATTTATAGTGTGCTGAGAAACATATTCAATATCAAATCCAAATCTACTTTGTGCGGGATTTATTGTATTATTTATATTCGATCCAGTTGCTGTTATGGTTATAATTCCATTTTTATAAAAAACATTTCCTAAAATATTGGAATTTATTGATCCGGTTAATGAGTTTAGATTATATGCGAATACAGACCCAGAATAAAAATATGGATAATTATTTCTTAATATGTTTTGATCATAAAAAGCAGAACTTGTTGGATTTTGATAGGAAAATAAAGGATCTCCGATAAAAGCATAACCATTATCCGAAACAGCTACGCTCCACCCATATTGTCGTTTTGGAGCAGCATATAATTTATTTTCTTTAACATTTTGTAGTGGAATTAATTCTGAATAATTTCCAAGAAAAGTCTGTATTTCATAAAAATATGCCTTTCCATTAACATGGTTAATATCGTCTATACTTTGAGCATAATCTTGGTAGTGTTGTATAATAAAAGATCCTGTTCCAGAAGATGTTGGCACATATGATGCCGAAATTATTTGATCTCCTATTAACGCTCCAATTGCCACTAAATTATTTTTAGAATCTATTGAACAACCAAATTCATCTGTTCTTGAATCTATTTCATTTGCAAATATTTTATCAACAAAATTATACGAGGATGATAAATTATATTGATAAATATAAACTGCGCCAGATTTATATAATGTTGTTGCTCCTTGATATTCATAATACCATTTGTCACTAGGAGAACCTATGAATAATAAATTATTATTTAGACAAACCGCATTTCCAAAATATTGTAGCGAGTGTGTTACTGGAACAATTGATGAACTAAAGAAATTAACATTTCCTGTTTGTGTAATTGATCCTGTTATGGATTGAAATAAATCCCATGATCCGGTTCCATAATATGAGCCGGTTCCTAGTTGATTTAAATGGAAAAGTTTGACATCTCCAGTTGGATTAATTTTACAATTTCCAACAACTAAAATACTTCCACTTAATTGCAAACTTCCTCCAAAACAATCATTTGATAAATTATTTGGAGATGGAATTCTTTGATAAAATTGATAACTGTTATCATTAATAGATCCTGATGGACCTGTATATTGTAATTCGTCTATTAAATCTTCATCAGTAATTTCGTCGATTAGTGTTGGTGGACAATTTATTATACTATAAAGTTCATTTTGAAATGTTCTTGTTATAGAACTTGTTGGTATTGTTTGTCCAATAATTTCCTTTTTGAAAATATACACTGCCCCAGACCCACTAAAATATGGAGCACCCACCGCCAACCAATCATCAGTAATAGATACTGAATATCCAAATTGATCCCCAATTGATTCTCCAACATATAAATTAATTAATCCCCAATTATCAGCCCCTCCTTTATATTTATCATAAATGAATACCGCTCCGCATTGATCATTAAAATTACACCCACAATTTTCTAAAGATCCAATAGCTGAAAATGATTCATTTATTGATACTGATTGGCCAAATCTATCATTTACAGATGATGTGTTTTCTGTTAAAAATTCTCCAAATTCATTTATGAATAATTCAGATCCATCACTAGATTCTTCTGTTGCAAATCCATTTTGTGTATAGATATTATAAAATGTTTTTATGTATCTATATTGTTGTTCAATTATATCAAATTTTAATAAATCGGCCTTTCCTGTTTTAGAACTACAAAAACTATTTGTGTCCATAGGAGACCCAACTAATAAGTAATTATCCCAAGAAGAAACGGCATATCCATATCTTTCATTCACTGGATCATATTTTCTATATTGCGGGTCTAAATAAATTTCTGGATTTATTTCGGCATTAATTTCCTCAATATTGTTAAAATTATTTCCAACAAAAGATCCTGTAGTAATAATACTTTGTGTCGAAAATATTAAATTACTATATCCATCATCTGTAATATTTAATTCTGTACTTAAATTTGATCTATCATTTATTTTAACAGTATTTGGGACAATAGTTTCTCCAAATAATGGTTGAGGAAGTTTTAAAACAGTAATTCTATCATTTATATTTCTTACTTCAAATTGTCCATCAGGCCCATCATTATCTCTTTCAACTCCAAATAGATAATCGGGTTGATTTATATATTCATAAAACATATGTTTGTATGTACTATAAATAATCCGTTTATAAGAGTTGTCCCAATTAATTGGATTCTTTAATGAATTATATCTCTTATCTATTGTTTCAAAAAATGTTCCAGAACCAGAAATCCCCTCAAGAATTTTTACATCTTGTGTTACATCTCTAGAATCTATATAAACAAATTGTGGTATATTCGGAGACATTAATTACTATTGGTTGTATTAACTAATAATGATCCGGTATATAACGTATTTGGAATTGTATAAATGTGCCAATTTTTAAATACTTTAAATTGATTTACAGTTATATTGGATTGCTTTATAGGCTTAATCATATAATTTATATAGTCAAAGATTGAGTAAAGGATGCTGTTAATCCAGTAATTGTCATTTCTGTTAGATTTACATTATAAGTTCCTGGAGTTGCATATTTATGCGTGGGATTTTTTACATAGCCAGTGAATCCATCTGCAAAATCCCAATTATATCCAGATATTTTCGTATTGGATATTGTCGTATTAATAAATGTTACTGTTGATGAACTTATTAAGTATGAGAATGATGGATATAAAGAATTAGTAAATGGACCACAATCTGGTGGTGATGTAGGACTTGCTGTTGGTGTTGGATAAGTGAAATATGCAGGTACTGGAATATAATCAGGCTGTAATGGCACAGTTGATGTTAAAATTAAAAATGGATCGGGAGTCGGAGTAGGATATAAAGACATTTTTCATCAAAAGTTTAATTTTACCTTTATTAATAATTCATTCTCAAAAGTTTTTTCAATAGGCTGACTTAATTTAGCGACTGCAACCAAGTCATTATTTGCATCATATAATCCAACAGTAGTCACATATGTATGTGGATCTGTATAAAAACTAGTAAACAATAATTGCCCATTTAATGATTGATTTGTTTGATTTGACAACACAAATGTTGGATTATTGCTATAATTAAATTCTTGATTTCCCGCTCTTATAAAATATTGTTCAGATGGAATATATTCGGTTGATCTTGCGATAAATGAGCCGGAATTTGTTGAAAATACATTCGAAATTGCTGAAAATAATCTATATTGATTTAATTGTGTTGCATTTGAACTTGTATTTGGATATAAATTTGATCCAACAATATCACCCAAAGCCTTTGGATATAAAATAATAGTTCCAATTGTTGGATACACCAATCCGGCATATAAGCTAGAACTTCCATTTTGTAGATAAATTCCATCGTCTAATGTTCCAGAAACAATATTAAATACATTATTTGTAGATACTCCATTTTGAGTAGATTGAGAGGAATCGTCGATGAAATATGAAATTCCATTATTTCCATATAAAGCAAATTGGAACTGACCAGCATCAAAATTTTCTTTATATCTATTTCCAGAAATACTTATCACATAAATATCTTGAGATGCAATTCCATTATTAAAACTGGCGGTTGCAAATGTAAATTGACTTTCATTTGGAGATAATATGATGTTTTTATACTGTGTATAAATTGTTTGTGTGGGATAAATTGATGCCGAATTTACAGAAGAAAAACTACCAGAACCGACTTGATTCCCATAAGAAATAGAAAATTGAATCTCTGCTGTTGGATCTATATTTGGATCGGAATCATATACATTTAAATAATATAAACCAGATAATGGTTCTAATGCATTTGCGCCAGTAATAATTGTTTGTATACTAGAAGTATAAAAATTATTTAATTCAAAATCTCCAGATGTCCACAATGGATTGGACACACTTTGTATTCTCCCAGTAACTACATCTGTGGATTGAAAATCTTTGAAAATAAAGCTTGTACTCATATTAGTTTAGTAATGAAGATGGTAGTGTATTATTATATACAGTAATTGGAATAGATACATTTCCCCCACTTTCATTCCCAATTATGGTTAATCGTGTGGTAATATTTGTTGTAATAGACGTATTAGGTATGAAAATAAAACTTAATCCAATAGCAACCTGTGCTGTAGTAGATTCGGCATCTCCAATAAAACTAGGAACTGTTGCATTGGTATTTGGTAAATTTTGTCCAACAATTGTTCCGGCATTTTTATTTGATAATATCGCAGTATATCCGAGCGTTGTATTATAAGAAGGATTTGTGGAAGGCGTAATTGTGAATTGTCCACTATAATTATTAATATTTACAATAATAGAACTTCTATCTAATGTTATTATTGGGATGCTAGTTACGCCAGAAGGTAAAGTCACCAATTTAAATTTTAGAACTTGAGTCTCATCTGAGAATGGCTCTTGAATAGGAGTGTTTCTTATGGCAACATCGTAGTAAGAAGATCCATTTGGATGATTTGGGTCATATAATGAATAATCAATCTCATCGTCTGCCAAAGCAAATGATGTGATATTCAACGCACCTTGAGAGGCAAGCAGTTCTCTGCCTTTTTTTGTTAAAATTGCGTTTACGCTTATTGTTTGATTGTCTAAAAATGCCATAATTTTTTCTTAATGATTATACATAACTATTAAATTTTATAAAAATTAGCTATTTGTATTTAAAATAACTCCAGAATTTTGATTTCCTACCGAAAGCGTTCCACTATCTACTTGTGTGGAGACTATTGGCAAAGAACCATTTTCGATTCCACTTGTTGGATCTATTGTGGTAGTTGAGTCTTGCCTACTTATACTTTTAAATATTCTTCTTCTATATCTAGAGTGATTTGTATTTGATCCTTTGTATATAATTGAGTCGGAAAATGTTAATGGAGTAGAATTAAATGAATCTATTGAAGAAATGGGTATTAAATTTAATTTTTTAATATTTTTAGAAGATGTCGAAAATGTTCCGTCTCCATTATCAGAGGCTTTACTAAATTTTTTATTAAATAATTCCAATTTATAATATTTTGTTGTGTAATACACATCTGTTTTTTCTAAAGAAATTAGTAATCCATTTTGTGTATATGTTTTAAATAATAACGGATCATCCTCAATATATGTAAAGTAATTATTTTCAAATGAAGAATTTCCTGTTTGTGATATTAGTCCAGATATGTTCATTGCATTTTCTTTTACCCCAAAATTAAATGATACTGTATCTGACAATCTTGGAAATAATGAAGATTTTGGGGCAGGTTTTACATTTAAACTAGATGCAAAATTGTTTTCTAATAAAACAATTGGAGGACTATATTTTATTTTTGGTCTTTCCAAAATATGTGGCTCAATTAAAAGACCAGTGATTAATTTGGATTTTGCGGGAACTAATTTCTCAATTTGTTTGAATATGCTTTTATCAAAATAAGATTTTACGACATTTATATAAAAAATATTATCAAAACTCAACGATCCATATTTAAAATAAGACAATATAAAAGATTTTAATTGAGTATATTGTCTGTCATAAACATTTGCAGGAGTTCCTATAATATCTGATAAGTCTAAATTTCCGAAGAATTTTAAAATATCATCATTTACCAAATCTATTGGAGAGAAATATACTCCCACTTTATTTGTATCATTTTGATATAATGTTATTGATCTTTCTGTAGCTCGTTCTGTAGGAGACAATGGTGCCACTAAACTTTGTGAACCCAATCTTATTTTTGAATTTGAATAGATTGGAGAACCAAAACTTGGAACAGATGCATAATTTGTTACAATCTTTTCCGAAAATTGCCATGGAAATGATGCGGAGATTATAGTATCAATTGTATCACATTTACAATCTGACAATGATTGTGAATTTATATCTAAATCTGGAAAATTAGAAGCAGTAATATATGTTACAAAATTTTGATTATAGGATTCGTTTTGAATATATGATACGTTGCTTGATGTATATAAATTTGTAGGATTGATAAAATTTAAATTTACTAATAAATCAGACACATTTGTTGTATAATCATCACTATCATAAGAATCATTAAACATTACATGAGAAGCAATTCTGTCGTCTGGAATAAATCTTTTCCACACTTTTATTTGTTCTACATTTCCATAAAAAGATGCCGGTGAATTATAATTTCCAAAATATAATATTGATGCACTTTTAAATGTAGTATTATAAGAACTGCTCAAAATAACAGAAGCTCTTTGATCAAAATTTATTGAGTCCTCTTGATTATTTGTGACAATAATTTCATATTGCAATGGTATTAAATCAATTGAACTGGTTGTTTGTGTTGGATCAAAATAAATATTTTTATCATATTTTCTAAATACAAATGAAAATGTATCTCCATTAAAAACCGGAACTTTATCAGTTATAGCAGATAAATAACTTCCAGAATATTGAATAGTAAAATATCCTCTTCCCCAATATGTTCCAACATCTCTAATTAACCCACATGCCCAAGTGTCATCTCCTGAAAATAATTGATATTGTGACCCAGAAATATAATTTTTTGAAGTATCAAATGCAAATTTCATTTCTACTGTTTGTGACCCAGAATAAAATGGAAGACTCAAATATTCACTTCCAGAAATAAATCTCAATGAAAAATCTCCAGAATCAAATATAAAATTGGAATCATTTGTTTGAATATATGAATTTCTCAATCCAGAAAATTCTCTAATTCTAAAAAGTCCATCTGGGATTCCATAACAAGACAGTAAGTATTTAATACATTCCTGAGAACCTTTTGTTTTTAACATATATGGGAGACATGCTAATATTCTTCTCCAAATTGTTTTTGTTCTATCTTGACTTGGAGTCGTCTCTATAGTATTTCCATCTCCATCTTGTCCCAAAATACTTAACAATAAATCAGTATCATTAAATCCAGAATCTAATTCAAACCCAAATGACGAAAGTATGTTCCAAATAAGTTCTTTTGAAATTCCCAAATCATCATTATTTTCTGGATATTTTAATGAAGGCATTTCTTTAATATGTAACCAAATTTGATCAAAAAATTGTCCGATCATTTGAACAAACGTTAAATAATCTTGATTATCTGAATTGCTCCTTATGAATTCAGGAGTACTCACTAATAAATTATTATTATTAAATGAATCATATAATGATGCTGATGTATAAGAATTCGCCCCAGCCCCAACTTGAGAACTATGTATATCATACCAATTTGGATTTTGATATAAAAAATTCTCATAACCATCGAAACTATTTAGTACAGTTTGGGTTTTAGTATTTAAATCAATAGATTCTGATTGATAATATATGTCTAAATTATTATTTGCCTCTATTAATAAAGTATTTTGTTCTTCTGATAATTGAGAAATTGTTGTTAATTTATAATTATAATTATTTAATCTTTGTTGAGCACTAGAAAAATTAATAAAATTCTCAAAATATCTATAATCTACATTAATTTTTCCAATTTGAAGAGATTGTGAAAAATAAGAATTTATCTTTTGTAAAGAAGATTGATTTTTTGTTAATTGGGAATAACTTAATTGTTTAGTAGAACTTCCAAAAATTTGTGTTTTTAATTGGAGATTTGGTCCCTGTAAATAATTTAATGTATCTGGAGAAGAACCATAAATTAAATATTCTTGCTCAATAGGGAGTGCTACATTATTTATTATCCAACAATAATCTCCAATAGAAATATCATTTAAAATAGAAGGTTCTATTAAGAAAGAAATAATTGTGTGATTATTATCCTGCGGAATTGTTGTGAAATTTAAATATGGGTAGATATTATCATTTCCAAAATTTAAAGAATATTTAAATATTCCAAAAAAGTTAGAAGAATAATTTTCAAAAATAGAATCAAAATCAATAGTTGGTGCAAAAATATTAAAAAAGAAATTTACATATTGATCGTGATTTTTTTGAAAATATGGAGTTAATGTAGATCTTATTTGATTTAATGAGGAATTAATTGTAGAAATTATATAATTATAAAATACATTTTTTATTTCATCATAAAAGAATACAGAATCATAATTTGATAAAATAAAATACTGATAGTAATTTGAAATTATTGAATAAACATTGAATATGAAATTATAATAGGCAGAATCATTTATAAAAGCGTAATTTAGAGAAATCTCATTAAATATGTTTTGGTTTGATTTTTTAACAGATTGATAATTTTGATTTAATTCAGGAGAATTTATTTGATTTATAATTTCTTGAGAAATATATTTAACATATATTTTATTTTGAATAAAATCGTTATATTGTTTATTGAAATTTATTTCTTCAGAAGAAGTAGCATTATATGATGTATTAGGGACGCAATTTACTTGTGTTCCATTATTATTTATAGAAATAACTTTTAATTTTTCATTAGATACATCACTCCCCAAAAAGTTTTTTGTCGGAAAAAACTTTATTTTATAATCCCCTTGTGGAAGATTATTTTGTTGTAAGAAAAACACTGGATTTATTAACAAATTTCCATCGCTATTTTGAAAATATCCTTTAAATAATTTATAATTTAAAGGATAATTAACACCATCTGTTCCATTGTAGATTGTATTTATTTCTGTAAAATTGTTAGATGGATAATCAACACTCCAAGATAATAAATTATTGTTGTAATCAAAAATAGAGCACTCTAAAACATCATTTTCATACGTGCCAAATTCTGGTACATACTGTCCATTTTGGATAAAATCTAAATCAGATTCGTCTAAAAATGAATATAAACTACCACTGCCTATTTGATTAATAAAACTCATTATCTATTATTCGTGATTGGTAAATAAGGAAATATATCAGAAAAATCTGAAGAAGAAACACCCTGACTTAATTGTATTCTAAGATTCTCAATTACTGATTTTGCTGCCGACACATCTGACAAAGCACTCGTGTCAATACTTTGACTGACAATTGTGTTTAATTGAGTTTCCAAATTTGTTTTTTGATTTAATGTTTGTAAATAAAGAGATCTAAAATCTACAGATGTACTTACAGATGAACTATTTATAGATTGCGAGGTTATATTTGTTATACTCGATGTTATTCCATATAAAGACATTGCTTTTGTTTCATCGTATGTATAATTTATTAATGGAATAAAAATACAACTTCCCGTGACACTAGATTGAGAATAATTTAATAAAATCTTACCTAATGAATTTGTCACTGGTGTAAAATAAGATCCACTAGAACCACTCGATAAAATATTTTGAAGTTCTATACTGTCAAAAACTTGTAAATAATCTGTAAAATTTTTCATTATCTAACGACTTTAAAATAATTTGGATCTTCATAAAAATTTATACTTCCATCAGATTCTATAATTTTAAATGATATTTTGAAAAATCTTTCTTGAGGAAGTCCACACATATTTAACATAAAATAATTTCCACACGAATCACAACTTATTTTTGTAAAATTATCATCAAAATCAATAATAATTTCTCTGCTCTCAGCATCTAAAATAGAATAATAACTGGTTTTTGGTAAATATGTTAAATCAATATATCCAAAGAAAAATTTATTAAATGTTTTTAATGGATATAATTCTCTTGCAAATACGTTTATTCTTGAATAAGAGTTTTGTTTATATTGTTTTCCTAAATTATTGGCATAAACTACTTTATTTAAAGAGGCTGAATTTAAAGATCCTGTATTATAAATAGAATCATCCCACTTTATTTCTAAATAAGGAGAATATATTGTGTTTGTGTCTTTAGAATAAAATTGTAATGATCCATAATCTATACCATCACTTGCGGTTGGATATGTTATGAGAAATCCATTATTTGGAATTTGTCCACACACCCAACTTCTAACTATATCAGTCACATCAACATTAATATCAGAATCTTGATATGAAAAAGATTGAGATATTTGTAATGAAGATGAATAATTGCAAAAATTATATAAAAATGAAGATGTGTTAATATTTAAGTGATTGAAAACACTTCCGACATAATAAGTTCCGCCGCCAGATTTATCAAATGGTTGTGATCCACTTATCCAATAGGACCCGCTATAATTGTCTTTATACTTCCAACTTGCTCCGTTTTGTACATTTACAGCACTTCTCCCCGTCCCCATATTCCAACTCTGTGAGACGGGAAATATATCGATATTATAATTTAAAGGAAGTTCAACTGCATTTAATGTTTTTAGATTTAAAAAACATTTTGGATTTTGAATAACTCCTCCCGAAACTTGAGATGAAACTTTATTTAAATCAAATTGTATTAAAATTCGAGAATCAACTTCTTCTTGAAAAGATTGTGTTTGAGACAATCTATATTGTCTAGGATTGAATATTGAAGACTTTTGTAATAACAATACCTCATCTATACCAAAATTATTATTTAATAATAAGGTATTATTTGTAATATATGTATCTTGTGTTGGAAAAAGTCTAATAACTGCCATGCAAATAAATATGTGTCAAATTAATTTGCGCTTCCAATAATGTCTGTGTTGGGATATTTTAATTCAAAAATGCAAGGATCTAAAGAAGGATATACTATATTATCCACAGTAGCTTTATTAAAATCATATGCATTTGAAGAGTATCCATCACCATCATTTGATGTTAGGTTGTATATTTGTAAATTAGAAACGCTTTGAACACCAGCTACTTTAGCTATTTCCAATTGCAAACTGTTTAAATTTATAACATCATTGAAATTCCACAAATCAATATTAAAGAAATTTTGAACAGCAACTATGCAATTTGACAAAACTTGTTGTTTATTATAGTTTTTATAAGTTAATATTTGAAATTTTACTCCAATATTAATTATAAATCCTGAGTAAATGTTTATTGAATCTGTTATCATTCTATATCTATCCAAATAATTTTTTAAATTATATAGAACAGCATCATTTGGTTGTGTTAAATTTTTGTTATTATCATAACAAAGAGTGTATAGATTTATAGCAAATTGATTATTATTCTCTTTATATAATACATTATTCATATCAATAGATTGATCTTGAATAAGATATGTTTTTGCAATGGCTCCAAATTTTTGAGGCATACCATAAATTCTAATAATATAATCGTCTTTTGTAACTATTCTATTTTGTGAAAAGAAATTACCTAGTCCATTTTGTCTAATTTCATCAGTTGTTTCTGGACCAGCACCACCAACAGCAGGACTTGAATTTATTATAGATAACGAATTTCTAACAACATTAACTAATTGTTGCTCGTTTGAAGAAAAATCATTTATATCATTTAGATATGTTATATTTGTTACGGAATTTAAGTCTCCCGTATTAATATTTGACTCAATACCACCTCCAATTACATATGTTATTGTTAATGTTGTATTTGATGGAGCAGCACCATAAGTTTTTGTTTTTAGAAAATTAGAAGGATCATAAGAAACATTGTCTCTTATTTGTTGTGTCAATCCCTTTCCTACAGTATTTATACTAGGAATTATTAACTCATCAGCAGATGTATTTGTTCCAGCACCAAATTCCAAATATGTTGTGTTGTCATCATACACACCAGTAATAAATCTATTAGATGTTTTTAATGCACTTATAATATATGGAACTGTGTTTTTATATGTAGAAAATGTGGTCTGATAAATTTCATTATTTGGAATACTTTCAAAAACTAATTCTTGTGCCAAACAATCAACTTCGTACCAATTATTATTATTGCTATCCACAACACCAGTTATTTCTATAATATTATTCTCTGGTAAATTGATTCTATAAAATTGTTGAGAATCTCCAATGTTATAATTTCTTGTAACAATCGTTCCTGATGTTGCCCCAACAGATTTTTTTAATAAAAATAATTGAGGATTTCCTGATTGATCTCTATTATATATAGAAATTTCTGTAGGATCTGTATTTGTATTTATAGAAAAATCAATTGATGATAAAGTTCTAAAAGATATTCCAGAAGATCCTTTTACTGACATCCCCTCTTGAATGGATAATGCGTATTTATAATCTGGACTGTATGTTCCATCATCGTTTTGTAATGCTGGTATAACTTGAAAAACATCTAATGTTGTAACGGATGGAGATGTGACTTTTGTTTTATAACCTAAAAATCTAGCAAGTGTTATTAAATTTTTTCTTTCCTCCGCATATTCCATCAGAGATTCTTTAAACTGATAATCAATATAAAATGACAATACATCACCCACATACGCCGCCAATTCAATAAACATCATTCCTGGAGAAGCGGAATTAAAATCCTTATATGTATTTGGATAATATGTTTGTGCAAATGTAATTAACGCATTTTTCAGAGAATCAAAATCTTTATTAAGATAACTAACATTCTTTGAATTTGGCGTAAAAGATTTGTTTGTGGATGTTATCATATATTTGAAATCACCTCTATGTTTATAAATTCTGTACTCAATGTTTCTTGCACAGTAATCGATATGCGTTGAACATTTCTATCTGAATCAGATACATTGCTTATAGTTGCAGAAACAAATTGTAATGTTGAAAAATATAAACTCAGTTCAGATTGTATTATATTTTGAGCTATTATTTTTAAAGAATCTGTATCTTCTTCCATTAAATTAGAAAATAAATCTGTCCCAAATTCTGGATTTAATGGACGTTCTCCTTTTTTAGTAGAAAAAAAATTAATTAAATTTGTTGTAATTTGAGTTATTGTATCAAATGATTGTTCAAAATATCCACTATTACCTAATCTTATAGGAAAAATTATTCCAATTGGTATTTGATTTTGAGGCAGCATCTATATAAATATAAAAATATCCTAATCTCAATCAAGTTATCAATTTATTTTTTAGAAGGCTTTATTTGTTCCATCTTTTTCAACATAGATGAGTAATCTCTTGTCATTGCTTTGTATACTTCTGGAGCATTTTCCTTTATTTCAGATTCATTAGATTCATTTAACATTGATTGCATAGGAAGCATCTGCATCACAGATGACCCATCTTGTTGTGGAATTCCTCCAGTAGTTTCTGCCAATACGTTGTCTAATAAAACATTTCCTGTTTTTAATTTTATTTTGTTAATAGGCAATCCCGACAATCCCAAAAGTTTTTCTTTTGGAATAATTTTATTAATAGGAGAAATTGGTGATTTTTTTGTTTCCGCTAAAATACCTTTATTTGATAGTTCTTCCTTAATAACTTTTCTAACACATTCCTCGATTATAATTTTTAATTCTTCTATTTTCATATTTTATCTATCTTGTACATACACTTGTGGTAATAAATTTTTATCTACAATAAATACGCGGTCACTTAACATAGATGTTAATTTTGATTGAATTTCTATTAATTGCTGTAGTTCAACTGGTTGCTGTGTCACATCTGGCTCTGCTTCACCAGCATTTTTATGGGAATGTTTATACCAATGCGTATGCATTTTTAACCAATTTATTAATTCATTCAATATATCTATACAATTGTTTCCTAATATAGCAGGCTGTGTTTTATTTGTGTCTCCTAAATATATTTGATTTGAATTTATTATTGTTTCCTCATTTGAATTGATTGTTATTGTTTTTTTTGCAAACAAATCAAAAGTTTCGTTAGTATAATGAGTCATTCCTTTATTAGAATCTACCGTAAATTCATCATCAGTTACGATAGCATATCTTTTTTTAGAAAAGTTAAATATTTCGTTTTCTCTAGAGGATAATATTAATCTGTCTGTATTAATAATAATCTGGTTATTAGTTAAATCACTACTATTCAATTTTGTAAATGATGTAGACATTCCAACAGTTGTTATCCAATTACTTATACTTTTTCCAGAAGTAATTTGAATGGAAGATCCATCTTTATTTACATCTTCTGTTAATGGCGTATTAATTATTGTTTCATTTCCTACTAATGGTCGTTGAACATTTCTAATCAATATAGAGGGATTTCCAAAATCGGAATCAATGCTTGGATTGTCAATATATGCACCAAATCTAATGGAAGATCCAAATCTACTTTCTATTATAGAATCGCCCTCATAAGATTGTAATGGTCTTATTTTATTATTAAATTGAAAATATTTTCCTAAAACTCCATTAGAATTTGTTGAAATTGGATTAACATTTATTTGACTAGAGACTCCTTTTCCAACACCAGCAGAAGTATTATTTAAACTTGCTCTTTTTTCAAAAAGAAAATCTGCATTGGAATTAATTGTATTTTTGAAATTTAGTTTTCTTGTATAATAATATTTTTCAAAATATTTTGCAACAATAACTACTTCATTAATTAAAGGATATTCTTTAATATTGTTTTCTAATGGAGTTGCCCACACCATTTTAGAAACTTCTTTTCCTTGATCACTATAAAATAATCTAATCTTCGCTTTACCTATCCAAGAATAATCTGGGTCGTTTGTGGTGTGTGATGTTCCATCAGATCTTAATGGAAAATCATTAATATCATAAATTGTTTGCGTGAAAGCTGGATGGTGACTGTCTAAAATAATGTCTATAACAATAGCAGGTTCCAACTCATAAAAATTAGAATCGGCTTCGGTAGATTTATAGGATCTATCTAGTAAACCACCAGTTTGTCTTTTAATTGGTTGACATTTATTGTTTACTTTTATGTAAGACACTTGATTCCCCTTCTTGAATTTTCTTATCAATTTTCTTATTGATTTTTTGAGACTCTTCTATTTCTTTCATAATAGCTGCTTTTTCTTCATCACTTATTAACATTCCGCCACCATCAGATGAATTAGCATTTTCATTATTAGCATTTATTCTTTGAATAATAGCAAATAATTTTAATAATTGTTCATCATTTTTAACACCAACATCTAGTTGATCTTTTATTAATGGTACAATCATTACAGCGTCATTTAGTCCTTTTACTAGACTTCGTAACTCGGAAATTATAACATCTATTTGATTTCTTTTGTCCAAAGAATTTCTGTAAATCTCTTCGGCCAATTGAGAAGCATTTTTTCCACCAAATATCTCTATTTCTTTTAAATCCATAGATATAAATAGTTTAAAACTTATTTAATTGGACATTTCTTGAGTAACAAGTCCAGTATTCTTAAATTCTCTAGATAAGTTTTTCTGGCAACTCATCATTTTATTAACAACTTTAGTAATATGTTGGGTTTTACAATTTGTCATTTCTCTAATATATAAATAAATTGCTTTTTTATTAAATTCTTCTATATGAGCGGTTCTTCTAAATAAGTGAATAATTGAATTAGCAATAATAATATCTCTCTCTTTTGAGAATAAATTATTAATATTTTTTTCCCAGAAATTAATCATCAATGGAATAAATTCTTTTAAATAAGTTTTTTTAGAAGAATTCTCAGAATCAACAACAAATTCTTTTTGATTCATTGGGCAATCATTAAAATCCACATGTCGCTGATTGTTTTTGTAATTATTATTATTTCTACCAATATAAAAATGTTTTGCAACTACTGAAAAATATGAAAATGCTTGATTTTTAGTTCTTTGTTTTGTTTTTGGATCTATGCAATATAATTTAAGATCTTCATCAAATTGATATTTTTCGTCATCATTTTTAAATTCAGTAAATTTATGAATATTTTCCATCAAATGTGTGATGCATTCGCGCTGAGCATCAAGAGGACCTACCTCAAAATATTGAAATTTAAATGTATTAAAAACATTCTCCGCCAATTTTTCAAAAGGTCTTTTTATTTTGTTTTCATATAAATGTTCTCTAACTTTAATATCCTGTTCTTTAATATATTCTAGAATTGCTATTTGATTTTCTTCTTTAAAATACATTTTTTCTGAAGACACGTTTTCTGATGGTACTCTATATCCTTTGGACATTTTTACTTATTTTTATTTGATTTTTTCTTTGAATTCTTCAGTAATCTTTAAGATTTCTGAGAAGATAAAACCAACTTCATCATCTTTTTCAAAAAGATTTTTGTCGTCTATTAACTTTAATGAATTATAAAGTTTTTCAATTTCTAATATGAAATATTGTGACCATTTTTCATTATAGTCTACTAATTCTTCACAATTATTTAGTTTTTTATATAAATTTATAATCCCATATATTAGTAGTATGTTAATAATAATGGAAACTGCAAATAAAATATAAATTGTCATATATTACTGATCTTCATAATCATCAGATCCATAATCACACTCTTCTAAAGCGTCATATAAAATTTCTAATGCTTCTTCTAAATTAGATACTTTGTTTTTCTCTAAACAGTATTCAATAATATTAATTAATTCCTTGATAGTCTTTTTCGTCATAATTATCTATATATAAAAAAATTTAATGAAAAATCAAATTAATTTCCAATTTTCTTTATTAATTAACTCTATTGCGAGTTTATATTTTATAAATTGAGATTCCCCATCCTTTTCTATATAAACCTTATCATTCCTACCATATTTTTGAATAGGTTCTTTTTTAACAAATTTATTTACTTTAATGTCGGAATTATTACATAGTAATACATTATTTAATAATTCAATTTGTTCCTGTAATAAAACACACTCTCTCAATCCAAGATCAGAATACATTTTTTCTTCTTTTAATTCCACTTCATTAGAAAATATTCTAACATAATTTGTTGAAGAATCTTTTACTGTAATTGATCTACTTCTAATAGTTTTATAATGTTTAGAAGATACACATGGATTATGCTCAACATAAAAAACCAAATCTTGACTTTTTTCTATAATTTCTGGATTTATAAAAACTTTAGGTTCTGAGCCGTTGCACATTGTGACAATAACTCTCTTACAAATTCCAATCATTGGAGCAGATAGTGCTAATAAAGGTATTTTGTTTTCGTGAAATTGTGTTAATGCTTCTAATAATTTAGAGGTTATTTGTTTTCCTTCTTCTTCATTTAGAACTTGAGTATTTGTTCTAATCAACTTTGTTTTTGATACTAATTTATATTCCATTGTAGTAATAATATATTAGTTACATATTAAAAAAAAATTATATTAAACATTTTTGTGTATTAAATATTTTTATCGACCAGCATTCCACTGTTCATAAGGTCTGAGATTTCCTCTTTTTTTATCCAGTTCTATTTGAGATTGATCATAATCATTCAATATAACTTTTTTATTATCAACATAGTTAGGAGTTTCCCCATAAACATTTTCTACTATAATGTTATTGATCATAGAAGCAGTCAAGGCATACTTAGGAATTTCTTCTATTATTTCACTACTTTTTTTTTATTTGTCTCGTCAATAATTTGTTCGACTTGTTTCAAATCTTCTAAAAAATTATTTCTTTCTTCTGGAATCGGGGCTTCTTTAATAATTTTGGGAATTATTGTTTCTTGAATATTAGGTGATGTATTAGTTATTTTTTGTGTCGAATTTATTTCATTAGTTTCCAAATCTCTATTAATTTTTCCAAAAGATGCAATATTATATGCTAATATTAATCCTGCGGCTAATGGATCAAACACAATTATAATTAAAATAATAAACCACTTTACTGCTGTATTTAGTGGAATATTAAAGGCGTCGGCTATAAATTTGAATGTCTGAATATCTTTAGTATTTGTAGAATCTGATTTTAATTTTGCTATTTGAGTATCTAAATCTATTTCTTTATTGTTTATTACATCTACCTCTGAATTTATTTGTTTAATTTGAGTTTCTGTATTAGTTCCTTCTTGAATATTTTGTTCTTGTAATTTACGAATACTTGTTAAATTATTATTTGTCGCATTATTCGTAATAGAAGATATTCTTTTTTCTTGCTCGTTTCTTATATTATTTAGATCATCTATTCTTTTTTGTTTTTGTTTTAATTCTATATCAAGATAATTCTTTTGATTCTGAACTAATTCAATTTTTTGAGTATATATCCCAAAACTATCAGCACTTGTACTAAATAAGCTGGACATAAATCCAAAAATTCCCAATGATGTTATACCCATCAAGAATAACACCGCCACAAACAAATATACTTTGAGTAAATTATTTATTTTATTCCAATATCTATATAAAAATGATATTGTTACCACCTTACCCAGTTCAAGAGAACTCCCCATAATTCCCACATATGCACTAGCAAATAATAAAACCATTCCTCTTATTGAAAAGAATGCCGCACAAGATGCTATAAATAAAGCACTAAAAAGTACAATATATATAAAAAATTTGTTTTGATTCATCTATATAACTATTAATTACTAAATAAAACAAAGGCACAGTATATTTCAACTGTGCCTTTAATATTTTGATTATTCTATGTTAATCACTTTTACAGGATCTTCTAAAATAACCTTTTTCTTTACGGTTATCGATAGAATACCATCTTTATGATCGGCTTTTATAGAAGATTCATCAAAACGATCATCTAATGTAAATGATCTGGAAAAAGAAGACTTTTTAATTTCTCGTCTAATATATTTTCCGTCATCTTTTTCATCAGATTTAACTGAATCTTGTTTATTTCCAGATATGGTTAAATAACCTTTTTCTAAAGTTACTTTAATATCCTTCTTATCAATTCCATGAATTTCTGATTTGATTACTACTTTTTCTGGATAATCAATAATATCTACTTTTGGATAAGCTTGATTTGTTATTGAACTAAAACCAAAACTCTTTTCAAACTCTGGAAAAGAATCTCGAAAAGCAGTCTCGAATATTTTATCAAATGATTCAAATATTGAATCGAATGATTTATATGGAACTGCATTATATTTAAAGTCATTTCTTGGATGACTTACTATTGTCTTTGTACTCATTTCTATCTCCTATTATGTCCAATATGGCACACAATTTATATTAAAATTTACCCAACTCTTGTTGGCATAAATGGAAATTAAACCCTGTTGATTTAATTTCTATTCAATATATATTTGAAATTTAATAAAAAATAAATTTATTTTAATATTTTAATGAAAATTTTGTACTGTCATTGGTTAGATGAAATAACTTCATTATATGGAAGCAAATATTATAAAACCCTGCCCCATGTAAAATACTTCATAGATAAAAACTATTCGGTAGATTTTTGTTGTGGAAATAAATTAACAACAAATCAGTGGAAAAAATTGATAACTTCATACGACATCTGTATTGTGTATAATGGATCTAGAGAAGAAATAATCAATTGTCGTTTTGCTTGTGAGCAATTAAGTAAGAAGACCCTCTATTTTGAATCAGGATTCTTGCCACAGGACGAAACTGTTCAGATTGACCCACAGGGCATCATTGGAAAATCTTCTCTCTGTAAAGATATATCGTGGGTATCTCAAACAGATATTAATGAATTTAAATATTTTCAAAAAGAATATGTGAAAGATTATATTATTTCCCCTCAAGATTATATTCTAATTCCCACACAAATGGAATGGGACTGTAGTATCAAATTACATTCACCATTTTTAAAAATGACAGACTTTATAAAACACTGCGAGGAAAAATTTGAAAATGAAAAAATAATATATAAAATACATCCACGAGATTTTAAAAATTATAAAAAGTATAAGAAGTTATCTAAAAATAAATTTGTAATGGATATTAATTTGTCTTATAAAGAATCTAATGATGCTTTTATGAAATTAGCCAGTAAAGCAAAATTGGTATATGGCATTAATTCCACAAGTCTATATCAGAGTTTAATATTAGGAGTCCCAACAATATCTATTGGAGAAGGTATTATTTTATCAAATAAAATAGATAATAAATCAACAGAAGAACAAATTACTAAAGTTTTGACCGCAGTTTATAAAAGTCAATATTTTTATAAAAATGGAAATGTAGAAGAGATAATGAATAGAATTCTAATTTAACTATTTCCAATGTGGTTTATACAAAAAGAAATTGAATTTACTATATCTGATGGAATATTTATTGGAATTTCCTTCTTATCAAAGTTAGAAAGTGGCTTCTTTTTTCCATCTATATAAATGTATAGATCGGACTTTTTAACTGTCATTTGTACATTTAATGGCAATGTGTGTAAAAATATATTTTTAATTGAACTTTTTGGGTAATTTACAGAAGTACCAGACACTTTATAAAATTGTTCATCTGAAAGGAGCATATTATTTGCGTGATGTAGTCCAGAATAAATATAATTTTCATCTATGGTGGGCTCTATCCAATTTTCAAACAACGAGTCATCTATAAAAGTTACTTTATAAAAACACTTATTTGTGGGAATAGTTATTTCATATGTAGGATCGATTTGATCCTCAACAATATTGAACATATATTTAAACAAAGATTTAATCATTTAATTAATATATCACGATTTTTATAAAATGTAAAGAATTTTTATTGGAATTTTATCTGGGGAATGTAAATATTAATTAAGAATTAGAATCTCGCTTGAGTCTGAATTTTCCTACTCTGTTTCCACAAACCGAACATTTTTGATATGGTGCCACCATATTCATATCACAATCACACCACAAATAAACTTTTCTTGGAGATTGCGATTTTTCTCTGTTAGATAAATTATAATCTTCTTTACAATTTGTTTTTTTCATGATTGATTAAGAATTTAATTATATTCATTTTTATAGAGAAAATATATTTCTTCCAGTGACACAGTCTTTTAAAGATTTATTTCTAGGATTTTTTAAATATTCGTGGTTATCATGCACTAAAAATTCTTTTTTATCTGTATCAATGGTTAATACGTGGTTATTTTTCGTATCTAAACAGAAATTAAAAGTATTTTTGTTTTTCATATTTAATTTTACATCAGTTCCTTTGCTATGACCAACAATTTGTATATAATCTTCAACCAAAGAAAATTCTTTCCAATCCATCCATGTACAACCAGCATGTCCTAATTTTCGTCGATAATCTCCGCGAAGATAACTTGCATATAATTGAGGGACTTCTTCTCCAGTCAAAAGAGATTTCATAGCAAGTTCTTCTTTGTCATAAATATATTTTTTAATATCTTTAACAAATGGACAAAACCAAATTGCTTCTGATAATCCTGCATGTGAAAATATAATATTATCTATTATATGAACCAATTTAAATTGTTCTTGCCACATTTTTTGAGAGATATAATCATTTATAATTTCTAATTTTTGATGAGTAAATCCACTACACTCAAATGCATATTTTCCACCAGAAGCATAAAAAGCATCGTGATTGCCAATTAAATGAATTCTGTTGGGTTGCTGTAATGACCATGCTAATTCGATGGCAGTCTTTTCTGTTTGCTTATGTGTCTCTGGCCAATTATCAAAATAATCTCCTAAAAATATCGTTAAATCGGGATTGTAAATCTTTTGAAGTTTATTACTAAACATTTCTCGCCTAAGATGAATATCACTAATACATAAAATTTTCATAATTAATTGGATTCCAAATATATATTTTATGCTTTAATTTTCCAAGAGCAAATATATTAAATCCTTCTGGAATAGTAGAAGATGTCCATTTTGGATCTTTTCTTGCTTGTGACTTGCTTTGAAATATCTCACATTTAACTAAAATATCCCACATGGTCATTGTTGGCTCTAAAAACTCTATAGGATCATCATTAAACAAAAATGATATCAAATCCTTATTCGACTCTAAATTTTGGTTAGAGATGATAAAATTGAATTCCTGAGTGGCCATATTAACAAATCTAAATATCTCTTGAAATGTTCTTTATTTCTTTTTTAACTTCATTAATATTTGATGTTTGAAAATTCTCTAACATAAAACTATCAATTTCTTTATTGAAAGAATGCAATCTGGCATAAAGTTCCTTAAATTTCTTTCTATCAGAACTATTTAATGTTTTTGTTTTTTCCATTTTATTTGATAATTTGGAAATTTGGTTGTGTAACCATTCTTGTTGCATTAAATACATGGACAACTTATCATCAGCTTCTTTTAATTTCATTTTAATATTATATGTTATTTTAAAGGAGAGGTCAATGACAAACTTAACGAGAACAAGAAAATATGTTAAGCGTTGACCTCTCCTATCTGGGACATTACACCTATTTTCATATCTCGTCATGTATAATGTCCTGCGAAAAACTGGAGCGTTGGTGTGGATTAGAGCCACATTCTTCTATCTGGTAGATAGATATTCTAATTAAACTACCAATCGCATAAAAACAAGATACATCAGTTTAGACTCCTTCATGAGTTTTGATAGAATTTCTTCTATCTTTCCATATTTTTTGGATTGCTGTGTGTATCTTTATGATTGCGGGAGGGGGAATTGCACCAAGACCCTATTTCTTCGTTATGAGCGAAGCGACTCAACTTTTTGTCTTTCCCGCGATGTAATTTCTATCAAAGATCAACCTAACATATTGATAATTATATATCAATTTTAACAAACTAGCAAAATCTTTTCCACTATGGATGGTAGGTTCGCTCGGAATTGAACCGAGGCTAAGCCCTATTCAGGGGCGCACAGGATATAAATCTGTTTGTGCTTACCAATTACACTACGAACCCATATTTTCTATCAAAGATCAACTATCGTAATAATAACTATATTCTATTTACTAAAAATTGTCAAACAAATAATCAAGCTTCGCTCAAAAATTTATAATTTACGGAACTATTTTTTTTAATAGTCACCAATTTATTAATTCTACCATACACATCTACTCCCAAAAATTCTTTTTTAGCCACAACGAATCCTTCTGCGAAGTACGATTTTAATTTATCCATAGAATCATCTGATGAATTAATTACGAATGTTTTTTCTATAGTCATATTTATCTCCTTTATTATCAATTAATATTAAGCACAAAGTATGCCAATATTATCAAATAATACGGATATATTGATAAATACAACTCATTCAGATTCTAATGTATCTGGAATTTCTGGCAAAATTTCTTTTTCTTCCTTTACAATAGTAAGCAACTTTCTATATGGAAAGACTCTATTAAATTCAATAGAAGCTTCATCTAAAGAAGTTGATCTGATATAAGTCTTTCCAGTTCTATTATTTGTCAATTTTTGGACAGATGACTTTTTTGGGAACTCCTTCCAATCAATTATGTATAAATTTTCGCTCATTTATTAATTATATCCACATTTTTTATAAATGTCAAGACAAAAGTTTCATTATTATATAAAAGTATTAAAAATAATTGATTTTTTAATAAAGTTATTTATACTTATTAATAATGAAAGCAAAAGAAGTAAAGAAAATTCTTGGAATAACCCATCAAACTTTGCACAATTATATTAAATCTGGCCTTATTAAATTTAATAAAATTAATAATAATCATTACATCTATAATGATGATGATGTTTATAAAATTATCGGATTAAAAAAAGAAAAAAAGGAAAAAATAAATATTTCTTATTCCAGAGTTTCTTCGGGAGATAGAAAAGCTCAATTAAAGGAACAAACAAATAGAATTTATAATTGGTGTATTTCTAATAATATAAAAATAGATGTTCAGTACGAAGACATAAAAAGCGGAATGAATTTTGATAGAAACAATTTTAATAACTTATTACAAGATGTTATTAATGGAAAAATTGAATTAATTATTGTTGAAAATAAAGATAGATTGGTAAGATTTGGATTTGAATTATTAGAAAATATTTTTAAGTATTTTGGCACAAAAATTTTAGTTATTAATAATACAATTCAAAATAAAACCAATGAACAAGAAATGGTGGAAGATTTAGTCAGTATTATCCATCATTTTTCTACTAAAATGTATTCTCAAAGAAGAAAATTAAATAAAATTAAAAAAGAATTATTAAGTGCAAACCATTAAAATTCCATATTCTTCAGATTATGATTTTAGTCTATTATTGAAACAATATAATAATGCTATTCATTTTGCGTTTAATAGATTTCAGGAAAACTTAAGCCAAAAAGAAATAGAAAAATTTGTTTCTAATCTTAAAAATATTAATTTATTATCCAAAAGAATACAACTTTATGCAATTTGTGATGCAAAATTTATGTTTTCTAAACATAAAGATAAGAAAATTATATTTGGAGGAAAGTTTAATTTTTTACAAAGATGTAAGAATAAAATAACTAAAGAACAATTTCGAGAAAATAAATTATCTCCACTAAATTTACAAGGAGAACTTAAAGTTCGAGGAAATAGATATTTTAAATTTGAACTTAAAAATAATCAAATAATATTTAAATTAAATAGAAAAGAACATATTAATTTAAAACTACCAAATTTAAGCAAAAATTATAATAAATTACTTAATAAAATAAATGAATTGAGTCAACAAAATTTGTTATCTTATTCTATTATGATTTCTAAAACTCATATTTGTGTTGGTTATGATGAAACAATATTAAAATTACACGAACAATTTAAAACAAAATCTAACAGGATTCTTGGAATAGATTTAAATCCAAATTATATCGGTTGTTCTATTTTAGAATTTGATAAAAATAATAACCAAAAAATTATTCACAAATTTTGTTATGATCTTTCCAAATTAACTATAAAAAGTGAAGAAAGTTCTTCACACAAAAAATCAAAATATTTACATAATAAATTAAAACATGAATATTACCAGATTATAAAAGACATAATCACAAAATGTAAATCTTTTCATGTTGGAAATATTTCTGTAGAATCTCTAAGTTTTAATAAAAATTTACCTTGCAAAGAATTAAATAGATTATGTCAGAGTAAATGGTTAAAAGGATTATTTTTAAATAATTTAACAAAATGGTGCAATATTTACAATTTAAAATTAGTAGAAATTAATCCGTGTTATAGTAGTTTAATAGGAAATATTAATTATGAAGAATTTGATCCAATTTCTGCTTCAATAGAAATTGGAAGAAGAGGATTTGAATGTTACATTCAAAAAAAGAAGGATAAATTTTATCCGAAGTTTGATCAACAATTAATTCGAGAGTGGTGTCGTCGGAAGAATATCGTTCTCGGAAGTGTTGTCGAATCTTGGAAGGAATTTAGCCAAATCTTAAAAAAGTCGGAAATCAGATACCGAATTTCTTTAAACACAAAATTATTTAAAGTTTTTAGTTTAAATAGTATTAAATCCAATGTATTATTATATAATATGTTTAAGATTTGTACTGTTTAGATATCTCAACACAAAAGTTCAATTTAAATAAGTTTTATAGAAAATTTAGTATCTTTAAAAGAGTCAATAAAATTATTTTCTTCTTCTTTATTCCCCAATATTTTTAAAAATTCTCTGTCGAATATAGTTATCCAAGAAAATAAATGATTTGGAACGCTTAACTGCATTTTTTCTTCCAAGTTTTTATTAATTTGGTTGGACGAATATGTGTAAAAATCAAAAAAATTTTTATCAATTTGAACATCTAAATTAACATTATTTTCTGGAAAATTTACAATATCCAAAATATTATTTACTTTATCTTTTATAGCAAGACATATTGGGCAATTTCTTGAATAATCCAGAGGTGATTTATTAGAAATTTTAAATGATTCTACTATATTTTTTTTAGTAATAATCAAATCTTCTGAAAAAATTAGGAGCAATATATCTTTTAAAGTTTTTTTCATACTTCGGTTATCATTATAATGTTCCAATATTCATTCAATTCATAAAATCCATCCGGTTGTTCTACAGAATCCATTTTTATAATATTGTCTATTGATAAAGATTTTTTATGAATAATCACAAAACTTTCTAATCCATGTTTCATTAATCTTTTTAATGGAATTCTTTCTGCCTCTTCATTTTTAATTAGAAGAAGCATTCCATTTGTTTCAGAAGAGTTAATTTGTTCTTTTAATACTGTATTTTTAGAAATCCAATCAATCATCATTTGTTTATGAGGATTGTGTATTTTTGAAAAACTAATTTCAGAAACTTTCATTAATCTTTTTTTACCCAGATTATATTTGTATTAAATCCCGAACCAATAACTCTTTGTTCTAATCCTTGTTTTGCCATTTGTATATTTTCTTCCGATTGCATATGGAGAAGAAACATTGTCATTGCAAATGAACCAAGAATCAATATTAATAAAAGTTTATTTGTATTCATATTTTATAATTATATATTATTTTTCAATCACTTCCCTCTACCAAATTTGATCCAATTGAATCTGTCCAATCTGTTCTGAAATTCTTAATCCAATCAGAAAAAATATACTGATTTGATGTAATAGGCAATTCGATTATATATTTTGAAATTTTCATAATACTTTATTTATATCATATTTTTTATAAAATGTCAACAAAAATATAATTTAATTTGAAATTGACAACTATTTATTGATATGTCGATTATTTTAACTGATTCCACAACATTAACTGGAAATTTAACTGTAGGAGGTACTTTATTTGCGACCGCATCTAATTGTGTGAGTGCATCATATACTTCTACCGCTTCTTATCTTGCTGTAGGAGCTATAGTACCATCCGCATCTTATGCCTCAACAGCATCTTATATTTCTGGAATAACTACTGGCTCTTTCACAGGTTCTTTCACGGGATCACATACTGGCAGTTTTAATGGAATAACTACTGGCTCTCATACAGGAAGTTTTACAGGTTCGTTATTAGGAACTTCAAGTTTTTCCTTAGTGGCTGGTAATGCAACTACGGCTTCATATGCTCTAAATGCAGTAGGTTTAAATAGTGGATCATTCACTGGAAGTTTTTCGGGTAGTTTATTAGGAACATCTAGTTATGCAACTTTTTCAAATTCTTCAAGTTATGCTTCCAGTTCTACATTATCACAAACTTCTAGTTATAATTTAAATTCAGTAAGTTCATCATTTTCTACAACGGCTTCATATGCTCTAAATGCGTTAGGTTTAAATAGCGGATCATTCACTGGAAGCTTTACTGGATCTTTCTTAGGAACTGCCTCCTTCTCAAATAATGCAGCAAACGCATCTACCGCCTCGTATATTGTTGGTGGTGCTACTGTAACATCCTCTTCTTATGCTGGATTTGCACAGAATGCATCAACAGCATCCTACACAACAAATGGTGCTACTTTGGGAGCAAATTCCTTTACAGGAAATCAAACAATAACAGGAAATTTAAATGTTATTGGAACTGCTTCTATCTCTATTATTTATACAAATTTTATAACTGCATCTACCGAATTTAGTACCGGATCTAATATTTTTGGTAATAGTTTGGGAAATACTCAAATATTTACAGGAAGTGTTTCTATTACAGGTAGTTTATATTGTGGAAACACTTCTGGAAGTTTCACAGGTTCTTATACAGGAAGTTTAAATGGATTAATGTCTGGAAGTCATACAGGTTCTTTCACTGGATCTTATACAGGATCAATTACTGGTTCATTGTTAGGCACTTCTTCTTATGCATCAAATTCTAATACAGCAAGTTATACATTAAATTCTCAAGGAGCTACTATATTTCAAGCAAGCAGTTCTGCCATCAATTGGGCAAATGGATTAGTTCAATATATTATTTTGACTGGAAGTACATACAATCCTGTATTTGCAAATCCAGTTATCGGACAAACCTATATGTTAATTATGAGTTCGAGTACATCTATTGCACCAGCATATGTGCTTCCTTCAGGAACCGGATTTGCTCAATCAACAGGATCTACAATAAATTCAGCATCAGTTGAAACAATAAGTGCTTTTTATGGTAATATTTTTGGTGCTAATCAATATTTTTGGGCATTGGGGACTAACTTAATTAAACTTTAAGTTATATCTGGCAAGGTTTTATTCCACGCATCTTTTTCCATCTTAAAAGAAAGAAAATCTGCCGTATGAACAATATGTGGTAAATTTGTTTTTAATGTTTTTTCGTGGGTATTACTAATTAAATAATATTTATTTTCTTCTTCATACAAACCATCTGAAAGTTTAATAGCAAGCCATTCTTTTTGTGTAGTTTCAATTCCGTGTTTTTGTAATTGGAACAGGGATCGATCCGTAACATGCATATTCTGGATCTGTCCATTTATTTTATATAAAGTTCCTTGGTCTCTTTTCCATTGTGAATCTTCTGGAATATAATAATCACCATTTTCATCTCCAATTTTTCCTAGGTCATGATTGAGACATGCGAAATACATCTCTGTGTCTAAAAAGTCAATAGTTCCCCCAATTGCTTCATATAGTTTTTTAACACCTGTTACAGATCTACACACATTCATAATATGACATACATATCCTCCTGGAATAGCCATGTGAAAGTTTGCTTTGCCACTTGCAGGAGCAGTCGCAATTCTATCAGCAAATTTATCATATAACCTCAATAACTTAATGGTTCTTTCCGAATCAGGAAGAACTTTTTTTACAAAAGTAATAAAATCATTGTAATTCTTTTCCAAATCCTTTTCTGTCCAATTTTCACACTTTTTATAATCAATCATGATTAATTATGCGATAGATTTATAAAATTGTAAATTTATTTTAAATTATAATGACTTAATAATTATAATAAACATTTGTTAATTATTATCTTGAGGATTTTTGTTTATTGTTGTAAACTAATCATATGGTAGAAAGCTTATATAAAAGAAATTGTCCAGATTGTAATAAGGAGATTGCATATTATTCAAATAATGGATATTATTATGCCACAAAAAATAAATCAAAATGTGTTGTTTGTTGTCACGCAAAACAATTAAAACATAATAAAAATGAAAAATTATTTAGAACTTGTATTAATTGTGGCAAGGAAATTATAAATTTAAATAAAAGTTCCCTCTGTCCATCCAACCAATGATCGCCGAGTTCCCTCGGTGATTGTAGTTACTCTATGTCCTAATAGAGACGGAAAGACCAAAATTGATCCTTGCGGAAAGTCTTCTGCTGTAATAGTTTTTTTCTTATCAAAATTGAAGAGCGAGTTTATTTTACAACACGACCAATTCTGAGAAAGTTCTTCTATAATTTCAAATTCTCCTCCTTCATAATTTGATTGGGGATCTGTTAATTGAATCGAGAATGATAATAATCTATTTTTCATAGTTGGTTGATTTCTATCACTTGTATCAGAATGCCACGAATAATTTCCGTGAGGTGCTTTATAAACAGTATATTGCATAGGTTGAAGGTTATATAATTTAAAAGTTTTCCATTTTTGTTTTTTAATTTGTTCCACGACGGGAAAAATTGTATTTTTTATGAATTGAATTTCTGGGTCATTTATATTCTGTAAGAAAACTACTTTAGATTTTCTATATTCAAAATCTTTTTCAATTTTATCCCTTTCCCAATTTTTTTCAGAAACAGATATTATTTTTTCACAAAATTCTTTAGAAAAAACAGACTTTTCGACGTGGAAATAATTTTTAAGATTTAGGAGCATAATAAGATATATATCAAATTTTTATAAAAAATATAGACTTAATATTTTTTATATTTCATAATCTATTTATCTCAAATGAACAAATTAAACATTGTCTGCGTCACCAATCAAAAATATTTACCATATTTTAAATCATTTGTAAAAAGTCTAGCAAAAAATTCAAGTCATTGTGTTTCTAGTGTATTAACATATTTTGTAAATTGTGATAAAACAGAAGTTAATAGTTTTTATACTAAATTATATGCCGACTCTAAAATTTTTATATTACCAAAATTTATTGATATTAAATTAGATTCTACTGAAAACAAATTAACTAGATATGAATGTGGTCAACTAAGTGGAAGATTTATGTCAGATGAATTTGCATTTTGTAATAATTTAAGATACCAAATGTTTCCAGAAATAATAACTCAATTATTAAAATCAAAACAAGAGCAGAATATATTATATATAGATGTTGATAATTTGGTCGTGAAAGACCTCGCGCCTTTAGTTGACATAATTTCTCAAAATGATATTTCTATTTATAAATATCCTATTATAGATCATCCTATAGATTGGAGAAAATTTACAACATATGCTTGTGGGTTAATTGGAATAAAAGCCACACATAATTCATTAAGATTTTTTCAAGCACTAAGAGATGAAATTGTATCAAATGGAGTTTATACAGTAGGCGATCAACTAGACTTTTATAATGTTTATAACAAATACCACGCAGCATTAACATTACATAAACTATCTTCAATTTTTAAAGATGATAAATTTACTGAAGACGGTATTATTTGGAGCGGAGATGGTAATAGAAAACAAAATCCTATTTTTATTAAAACTCAACAGGAATATTTAAATGCTTAAATGGGGAATTAATAATCAAAATCATAATGCATCTTTATGTGTATTTGATACTGATAAAAAAGAAATTTTATTTGCAAGTGAGAATGAAAGATTTAGTAAGATAAAAAATGATACATCTATTGGGAAAGATTTAATTGACTATGCTTTTCAGTTTGGTGTTCCCGAAAATATAATTATTGCAGAAAATCCGATTAGTAAAAAATATAGAGAAATAAAAAGTGGCCAATGGAAAAAAGTATTTGAAATCTCTCCAAAAAAACAGTTTGAATCTATTATAAGTTGTTTTGATACTGGCGATTTTTATTATAATATAGAATATTGTTCACATCATTTGGCTCATGCAAGACAGGGTTTTTTTACATCCGAGTTTAAAGACGCCACCATTTTAGTTGTAGATGCTATAGGTGACGACGAATGTATTTCTATATGGAAAGGTATAGATAACAAATTAACATGTCTACACAAGACATATTATCCAAATTCATTAGGATTATTATATTCGGCAATAACAAAAGCATTGGGGAAGAAACCAAATGAAGAAGAATATATTGTAATGGGTATGTCTTCATTTGAAAACTCTTTATATTATGAAGGATTGGAAGACTTCATTATAGATAAAAATATTGAATCATTTAAAGTAAGAAATTTACACAAAGGATTCTCAGAAGAAGAAATATCAAGGTTTAATGAAAATCCATTTAGAACCGCAAATGCCATTCAAATTTTATATGAAGATTATTTAGAAAAATTTTGTATCTTTGCAAAATCATTAAACAACTCAAAAAATCTAATATTGACTGGTGGATGTGCATTGAATTGTGTAGCAAATACAAAAATATTAAGTTCTAGATTGTTTAATAATGTTTATATCCCATTTAATTGTGGAGATGGTGGACTTTCTATGGGAGCAGTATTAACTCAACATATAAATAAACCCGCGCCATATTTAGGATATAATTTGGAATCAAATGTTGATAAAATACCAGAAATGGTGTCTAAATTAGAACGTGGAGAAATAATTGGGTTAGCACAAGGAAAATCTGAATTTGGTCCTAGAGCTTTAGGTAATCGATCATTATTAGCAGATCCAAGAAAAATTGGAATTAAAAATGAAGTAAATAATATAAAACAAAGGGAAGAGTTTAGACCATTTGCTGTTTCTATATTAGAATCTTATGCTAAAAAATACTTTTTTTGTGAAAGAGAAGAACGAGTATTTTCTCCAAATATGCAATATGTTTTTAAAACAAGAGATCCTAAGAAATATAGTGAAATAACACATGTTGATGGAACATGTAGAATACAAACAGTAAATGAAAAACAAAATTATTTTTACTATCAATTATTAAGTGAATGGAATAGTAGAACTGGTTGTCCAATGTTATTAAACACATCATTAAATATAAAAGGGCAACCTATTATAAATAATGAAGAAGATTGTAAACAATTTTCAGAAAAGTATAATATTCGAATATACTAATAAATAAATGGATCTTTTTTAGAAAGTTTCTTCAATTTATAGTATAATATAACCTTTTTAATTTTATCAAAAAATATTCTTTTTAACAATTTTTTCATATAAATAATTAGCAAAGTATTCGTGAAAATTTTTTCCAGTATGTATCCAATCTCTAGCCTTATATATTTTATTTTCCCACGATTCACTATACATTTTAGTTAAAAAATCTTTTATAAATTCTTGAGAAATATCTGTATTAGTTAATGAAATGTATTGCGTTAATTCATTAATATAATTTTTATCAGACAATCCATTTAAAAAATCCGAACTCCAATTATTCCAATAAAAATCTATTTTTCTATTTTTCAATGTTTCATTTATTAAATAAAAATTTTTCACAAAATTGAAAAACATATGTGAATTGTTTGTAATAAGTTCAGCATAAATATGTTTTACGGATTCACTATAACCATTTAATATTCCAGATGCACTTACATTTTCATATCTTGAATTCTCGCAATAATGTTCTAGTCTAGAAAATTCTGGAAATAAAATAATAACAAAATTTGGTTGTAAAATATCTATGGTTTGTAAAAGAATTCTTGATATATAATCAGACCCTGCTCCATTGGCAGATAAATTATAATTTGAAATTTTCTTTCCATATTTTATACTTAGTTTGTTACATAATATATTTGCATATGTTTCTTCTATTGGCAATCCCACACCAAAAGAAATACTACATCCAATAGTTAATATTTTATATTCATTTTCATTAGAAAAATTGTCACATCTATATCCAAAGTTATTAAATGTATATCCAAAGTTTTTATTTATATAATTTGGGTGAGGATCTGTATTAAAATTTTCTTCTGAATCACAGTGATAAAAATTTAAATATGAATTTGGAGAAGAGCATATTGTTTTTGGAATTGTGTTAGTTTTAAATAACTCATAATAATTATTTATTGATTTCATATTTTTTTAAACATTCTTTGTATACTGTTCTAGGAAAAGGAGTATTCCAATCAACCGGTTTATTTCCATATAATCCATTTTTATTTGCTTCGTTCATCCAATGAAATGCATATTCATATGGAATTTTATATATTTTTTTTATAGTACTTAAAAATATATCATTATATGCTCTATTAGATATTATTAAATTTTCGGAATCGTCATTACCATAATATTTTTTTTCTGCTATATATTTTTCCAAAGAATATTTGTGAAAATTTCTCTGTAATATTTTTAAAGGCAAATGCCAATCATTATTTTCACAAGTAATTAATTTTTTTGATTCATATCTACAATCATTCATTATATCAGATCCTTTTGGACATTTTATAATATTTCCACAAATTTCTGTCATGTGGTGGGATCGAAAAACATACTCCTGATTATGAAAATCTGCAAATGGATTTATGCACATCATATCTATGTCGCAATACCATCCTCCATTTTGATATAATAATTCATATCTAAAAATATCACTAAATCCTCCAAAACTATTCTTTCTACAATCTCCATTGCCCAAATATTTAAATACATTTTTAGATGGAATTATTTTATTTGCATCACACACTGAAAAATGAGATTCTTTAGAATTAAATATCCAAGAAGATATTTCTAAATTTTTATTATATGTCCATAATTTAACCACATAAGAATTCATTAAAAATGAATTAACACACATTTTTTCCAATAAGGAAAGTTCTCCATCAATCCACAGAAAATTTATTATATTATCATATTTTATTGGACTATTCATTAATTGAACTGTTCCATGGGAATATTTAATACAAAATCGGGTGCAGGAAATAAAATTGTTGGCCAGTAGCTTTTCAAATGATCCAATGATTTAAAATCAATTTCATCAACAGTAGTGTGAACATTTTTTAATATTTGTTTTACTTCCCCCAATTCTTTTATAGATTCCAAATCGGCTTGCTCTAAATATAATTGAATTTCTTCATTTAATTTTAAAATAGCTTTATTGGCATAATCTCTTATAATATCTTTCCAGATTTGTTTTGCTTTATCTAAATTTACTATTAATTTATTATTTTCCACGGTCCAAGCCTTTCTGAAATTTAAATCATAAGGATATTTTTTATTAGAAATTAAATTTGAATGAGGAATATCCACAATATTAAATTTTCTATTACCATAAGTTGTTTTTGCGATTCTAGTTAAATATTCAATTTCGCCCTCATGGGATTTTTTAGAAATACATCCACGAAGAATCTCAAGTGTACCATCTACATTTTTATAAACAATCGATTTAGCCATATTATTAAATATGAAAAAAATATTAAAATATATTATCTTAAAAAATATTTTATAGTTATCAATATGGACATCAAAGATATTTTAAATAGGAAATTTCCTTGTTTAGCACCGCACCACACTTTATATTTTGATAAAAATGGAAAAGTTTCTGTTTGTTGTAAAACAAAATCATATTCTATAGGTAAATGGCCAGAACAATCAATTAAAGAAATTTGGGTTGGGAATGGCATAAAACAGATGAGATTAGATATGGCGAATCATAAATTTCCAGATGTTTGTATGAATTCTTGTATAAATCCTATTAAAAAGGGAAATTATGAAAATGTAATGTTAAAAGTATTTGATGATTATAAAAATTATAAAGAAGAAGATAATAAATATCCAATGGACATTACTTTTGAATTGTCCAATATATGTAATTATGAATGTATTATGTGTGGTGGAGAAAATTCATCATCTATAAGAAAAAATAGAGAATGTCTTCCCAAAATAAAAAATATATACAATGATTCATTTATAGAACAACTTATTGAATTCATTCCATATTTAAAAATTGTGAAATTTTATGGAGGAGAGCCATTTTTATATGATCTGAATTATAAAATTCTTGACGAAATTATTAAAATAAATCCTGATGTTAATATTTCAATCACAACAAATGGTTCTATTTTAAATGAAAAAATGGAAAATTATTTTAAGAAATTGAAAAATTTAAAATTGACAATTTCAATGGATTCTATAAATGAAACAACATATGAAAAAATAAGAAAAAATGGAAATTATAAAAATGTAATGTCTAATATAAATCATTTTCTAGAAAAGAAAGTTTTATTTGGACTTGCCATTTGTCCTATGTTACAAAATATTTTAGAAATTCCAGATATAATAAAATATTGTATTAAAAATGGAATAGAAATTTGTTTTAATAGAACAGATGGTGCAATTGGTGGATACATTCAAGGAATTCATGAAATTCCTTTGACTAGTATAAAAAAATATACAGATTCAGAAATAATAAATATTTTATTAAAAAATGGAGATTTTTGTATTGAAAATAATATAAAATTATTATTTGATAATAATGAAGTAATTGGTGCTTCCATAAATGAAATTTTTAGTGAAATAAAAGATATTCCGAGTCATTGTGTTAGAAAAAAGGAACCACCTCTTTTAGAAAAAATTCCAATATTTACGATTAATTCTCTAACAATAGAAAAAAAAATAGAGATAAGAACTTTTTTAAAACAAAGTTGTTTTGATAATAATTTTCCAATAAATATTTGTAATAAAATTGATGGACTAATAAATGAGTATTTACTTGAGTAATGTTATAATATATTAAATTCAGAATTTTGTATTCTTTTTATTAACAACATTATTATTGTTGGTAATGTATGTAAATTAGTTAAATTAAAATTTGATAAATCTATATAATATAGATTATCCATAATGATTTTTAATTTTTCCCTAATTTTATTCATATCACTAATAGGAAAATTCTTCCAATCTTCTTTACATTCTATAGTTAATTGATTGTCATCACCAATTTGAAATTTATATTCATTAGCAGAATAATATAATTTCTTATAAAATTGATTACAAGTTTCTATTTTTTTATTAATATATGTTATATTCATTTCTGGAAAAAATAATCTAGGATTTTTATTTTCCTTAAAAATAAAATTTTCTATATATAAAAACATATCTCTAGAAAATTCTATTTTATTTTTACCAACTTTTATAAATTTATCAAAAGCTTCTTTATCTAAATTGCCACTCGTTAGAAAATCACAATACTCTTTATCACAAAATATCAAATTTTCATGAGAGTCTATTTCTTTTATTAATTTTTTATTTGTAATTACAATTGTTGGGTCACAAAAACATCCACCATAATCATACAAATAGGCAAATTTAAAATATTTTATGAATAAATTTGGAAAAATGTTATAAATTTCTTCCATAATTATTTTTGGAATTATTTCTTCTGCATTTTTAATTTTTACTCCAAATGGAGTTTGTTTTTTTAAATTTTCTACATTATAAGTCCACACACAACAAGATCCCGCATTTGATAGAACAGAATTTATAAATAATTTATTATGGAAATTTAAATTATCTTTAATGAATGTGTTTATCATAAAACTCTTTTTTATATTGATCGTAAATTAATAAAGCATTAAAGCAATTTTTAATAGATGCTTTTGAATATATATATTCTTCAAAATTTTCTGTTATTAAAAATTTATTTGGATTTGAAAAAAATGGCTTTATATTTCCTATAAAATGCAACACTTTAATATCTTCGAAATTAATATCAAAATTTAAATCTAAAGAAAAATTATAAATAGGATCTATAAAAGTAACATTGTTTTGAAAATAAAAATTTAATGGGGTTTGATTTCCAGAATAACTTTTCATCTCACACATACTAATTAAATCGTCTCGTATTTTATTACCTAGATACTTTTCGGAGATAATAAGTAATCCTCCATTAAATCTGTTTTTATTTGTTTTTCCTATAAATTCCATACCAGTCCCAAATAATATTGGACACCCAGCAAAATCAATATCATTATTGAACAGAAATGAAATGTCTCCTAAAATTAACATATCTAAATCCATATAGACAATTTTGGAATAATTTTTTAATGAAAATATTTCAAATCTATAAAATGGATTGTAATTCCAAATTCTCCATTTTTTAGTTATTAAACAATCTTCATACAATGTCTCGTTTATTTTATTAAAAATTATTTTTTTATATATATTTTTAAATTTATCAATATCATTTATTAGATCATCTTCCCAATAAAAAACGTTTATATCATAATTAAACCAAGGATTATTTTTTAATAAAGAATAAATAAAAATTGAGAATTGTTCTGAATATGATTTATCTAATAAACAAACTAGAGATTTATTTTGCATATGGAGAGAATCCTTTTTTATCATTCAGTAAATATGGAAATTTATATTTATTAAAATAATAATCTAGTGGAGATTTATATCTTCTATTTTTTAATTTCACACTTAAATTCAAAAATTCTTGAACAACTAATTTATCTAAGAATGGATATCTAGATTCTATGCCACATGCTCCTGAAACACTCTCTTCTTTTAATAAATAAGCTTGTTGTTTACCACCAAAAAAATTATTCCAAGGAAAAACTTCGGATAAATTTTCTGGAAAAATTCCTTTTAATGTTGAATAATTATATCTATCATATCCCAAAATTCCATAATCTGAAAATATTTCATCAGATCCTTGACCAGAAATTAAAATCTTATTATTTCTTTTCCTTGCCTCCAAACAAATTTGATACATTCCTTTAGAAGCGTTATCGGTAAAAACAGTTTGATTAAAAAAGTTATAAACAAAATTCTCGACATTTTTTTCAAAAAATTCTATATTATTTATAAATATTTCATTAAAATTTTTGTAAGATTTGAAAAATTGTAATCTTTCTTTTAAAATATCCAAATCTTCATTTATTGGAATATAAAATGTATCAAAATTTATATTTTGTCTATTAAGTTCGTGAAAAATAACTCCACTGTCATATCCACTACTGAGAGTCATGAATATATTTTTATCTGTGTTTGTTCTTTTTTTAATGGAATTTTCAAATGAACAAATCCAATCATCATAAGAATTTTTATATTGATTCAAATCAAATCGTTTTATTATTTTTTCATTAATGATTTTAAAATCTGAAAAAGAATAATAATATATCTTATTTGGAGATATTATATTAACATCAACAATTCCTAATTTATTTAAAAAAGATGGATAAGATGATATTCCAAATACATTTTCATTTCTTCCTATATGCAATGGCTTTGTTCCAAATATATCTCTCGAAACAACTAATTGATTTCTTTTTAAATCACATATAACAAAAGCAAATTCTCCATCTAAACTTTCATAAAAATTATTTGGATCTTCATCATATAAATTTAATAAATAAGCAGAATCTCCAGAAAATTTTGCATCATAATTATAAATTTCTCCATTAAACAATAAAATGACATCTTCAGAATTATTTGTTAATGGTTGGTTAACATTGTTTCCAGTAATGCTTAATAAATTATGTAAGAATGTGTAATTTTTAAAATATGAAATAGTTGTATTATCTGGCCCTCTTAATTTTTGAATAGAATTGGCCTCATATAAACGATCAATATCAATTTTTGAATTTATAAATGAAAAGCTGCACATATTGTATTTAATATTTTTTCAAATTGACTTTTTATTGCCTGATGAGAATGTTCTTCGGATCTTGCTATACAATTGTCTACCATATTTTTAAAGAAAAATTCATTATTTTTAAGAAAAATGGATTTATCAATAAAATCGTCAATAGTATTACATTCTAAGAAATCATATTCCGATTTCTTTACACTAATCAATGCAGACTCTGGATTTAATATAGCAGGAACATTCATGTAAAATGATTGATATAGCCTATTAGCGTGTTTATATCCTCTAACTGGATGTTTTGGTTCACCCATATCATCAAAATGTAAATGCAATTGTTTATTTCTTAAGTAAAAAAATACATCTATATTTTCTCTCATATAATTTGTTTCAAATTCATAAATCATATTCATATTTAATTCTTTGAATTTTTCTATATATTTCTTCTTTTTAAATTTTGTATCTAATCCCCAGCTAGTAGAACATGTCCCAAAAGTAATTGGTGGGAAATTTGCTTTCATTTTTCTTATATTAGATGGCAAAGGAAAATTTAAAAAATATATATTTTCGTTTTGATTAACATATGTTAAATCATTTATAGCATAAATATCTGCCCAAATATTTTTGTCTGTATCACCCATAATTTGGATTTTTGTTATATTTTTTATATATTCTAAATCCTTAAATTTATATTCTGGAGAATTAACATAATTTTCGTGATAAAAAAATACAATATCACCTTCCTTTATTTCACATAAGTCCAGACATAAATTTATATTTTTTATTCCCAAATTTTTTAAAATCCAATAATAATATCCAGAATGGGTAGTCTTTCCCAAACAATATTTTGAATATTCGTTGTTTTTTTCTTCTGTATAATTACATACATAATGTTCGGATAAAAAATGGATCATTGAAAATATATATTAATTTTATTATTATAAAAATTGTTTGATATTTTATTTATAATGACATATTCATTTTGTATAACTTGTAAAAATAGATTACACCATTTTAAAGAAACTTATTTTAAGAATCTGGATATTTTGAATAAGTGGAAATTAAATTATGAAATTGTTCTTTTGGATTATTCATCGACAGATGGATTAGATACTTGGGTATTTGACAATTGCAAGATCAATGATAATTTTTCATATTTTTATTCAAAAAATAAGATATATTATAAAGAAGCACACTCAAAAAATGTATGTCATAAATTATCAAGAAACGAAATTGTGGTAAATTTAGATGTTGATAATATAATAAATGATTATTTTTTAGAGAATTTGATCAATTTGAGAGAAAATGAAATATTAATGACGAAATTGAGAACAAATGGGAGTTGTGGTAGAATCACCCTCCACAGAAATAATTTCATTGCCTTGGGGGGATATGACGAAAATAGAAGCAATTTAGTAACTAGATGTTACATTGATTCTGATTTAAAATTAAGATCTTTGAAATATGGATTGAAATGTAGACTTTTAGATCACAATAAATTAGAATTTATAGATCATTCCAATTATGAGCGAAGTGTAAATTATGAAGCTCAATTAACTTCTTATGAAGATTCTGATATTAAAGATGTTTGTGGAGCAAAAAAAACATACCAAGATATTAAAGATAAGAAATATATAGCTAATTTAGGTAAATTGTGGGGAAATGATTTTATCATCAAAAATTTTGTTGAATGTTTAACTATATATTAATAATGTGATTTTTTAAATATGGTTTATTCATGGCGTTCCATTTTTTAGTCAAACTCCAATAAATACTAATTATTTCCGAATTGTTATATGAGCCAAAATATTTTGGCAGAATATCAAATTCATTTTTGAAAAAATCAACGCAATTATCAATTAATTCATGATTATGTTTTTTTAATTGTTCATATACATAATTTGTAGGGGTCCCTATATTAGTACCTCCCCAATCTTGAGGATAGTCATACACCATTATTATTTTAGAAGTATTATCATCATATTCTGTGTATTCTATGTGATTTATATATTCATTAGACATATCAAATTTTTTACAAATCTTATTTTTGTTTTCATCATCATAAAAATACCAATATCTTTTTTCTGTGCAAGTTTGTTTATAATATTCAAAAGATATTCCCGTTTCCACCTCTTCGTAATTATAAGTAATATCTAACATTTTTGGATTTTTAAATTTTGAGAATTTGTCAAATATTCTCTTATTTGGATCAAACTTTATGTGTGTATAATAAATCGGCTCTAAATCATTATTCAATTTTATTCCAAAACATAAACTGGAATTTCTAGTATTGTTCCAATAAGGAAAATATTTTTCGAATTGAGTTGTTTCTGGTAAAAATTTTAAAATTTCATCTTCTGAAAAAGATTTAAATAATTCGGCATATAGTTTAAATGTGTGAACAGTTTCTTTATAGAAATTAAAAGATATGAGCGTTGATAGTGGATCTTTTTTTTGTCCTCTATTTAAATTATTTATATTATTAATGAAATTTTGCGTAGAATCATTATTATAAAATTTTATAAGATCGTTTTTCATATTAATAAAAGTTCTATTTCTTTTGTCAATTCTTCATTGTTAATATTAATAATAAAATTTTTTAAATTAATAATATCATTTTGATTTTGTTCTGAAGTATTAATAAAATTATAAATGTCATCTAATTTATTAATCAAACTTTTTGTATTAAAAAAATAATCATACATATTATCATGTGTATTCAAATATTTAATTTAATCATTAAAAGCCAGTCTTATAATTTTTTTATTTTTAATATTTTTTATATTTAAAAATGAAGGACCATTAAGATGATATAATCTAACATCTCCAATACTTTTAATTAAATTTTCTGTCATTAAAAAATAATGTAATTCTTTTAAATGTAATATGTTTAATATTGATATTACTGGTTGAAAAATCATTCGTATGTTTTTATAATTGTCTCGTATATATTTTATATTTTCTAAGACATCATTCCAGTTCGATCCTTGTCTTATGATTTCAAATCTTTTTTCTATTGAATCTACACTAAATAATATATGTGGATCTTTAAAAGAATTTAAAACACTTAAAAACAATTTTGTTTTCTCATTTAGTATTGTCCCATTTGTTATTATAGATACTTTTACATTTTCTAAATTTCTTTTTTTTAATTCCATCAATGCCCAAAAATAATTTGGTTGCAAAAAACTTTCTCCACTTGAAAACCAACATTCTTTTATATTTTCTATATTGTATAAAAATTTTTCTCGAAATCCATCATCTTGAAAAGAAAATATTATTTCGTTTTTATTATGTCTTGATGAATGATTACCATCACAATATACACATTTTAAATTACATATATTTGATTCTGGTATATTCTTTATTGTGTAAAATTTTGTATCTAAAAATCCACTCTCATTAACATTATTATAAAAATTAACAATGTTTTCTTCTGTATTACTTCTTACACATTTATTTGTTGGACTTAAAGAATTAAAACAATGATCAATACAAACAGATGGTGGATTTTTGTTTATAAATTGCAACCTCATTTTTTTTAATATTTCATTATTAAACAAAGTTTCAACAGAATCTTCATTTTTTCCAAGAATATAATTTTTATTAGAAACTAATTTTGGACAAGGATATGTGCTTCCATCTGTAAAATGGTATAAATGAGAAAATGGCAAAACGCAATTCATAACAATTTAGGAAAAATATTTGTAATAATATCTATAGGAACTTTTTCTGATAATATGTTTATAAAATTTTCGTCAGCAGGAATCTGATTCATAAATTCTATTATTTTTAATATTGCTTCCGAAGGAAATTTATTATTTATATATGTTCTTACTTGATTAGATTTTTCATATTCTTTTAAAAAATCACAATATAATAAAAGATAATTTTCTAATTCTTTCTTTTTACTAAAATTCATATTTTGAATATTTAGATGTTCGTGACTATCTAAACAAATATACCGAATTGAATCCCATTCTAATAATCCATCCAAAATCATTCTTTTATGAAAATCCATTATATAAAAAGAACTCAAAGTAGAAATAACCGAATTCAAATACACATTTATATTCTTGTAATTTTTTATTTTTCCCAAATTATATTTCACTAAATTCCAATCAGAATTTTCTCTAATGAATTCAAATTGTTCTTGATCAACATCAATACTACAAAAAACTTTACTATTAGAAAACTCACTTAAAATATCAAAAAAAGATTTATACTTTTCAAAATTATATGTCAGATTTGTGGCAATTCCTATTTGTATATTTTTATTGTTTTGTTTTAAATAATCTAATATTGTTTTATTATATGAATATAATATGGGTTCTCCTCCAGAAAAAAACAACTCTTTAAGATTGTTTAAATGTGGGTATAACTTTGACAAATATACATCTGGATCTATTTTTTTAATATTTTTGTTTTTAAATTTTTCCCACACACTACTACTGTGTTCATTACAATAAACACATTTTAAATTACATAAATTAGATAATTTTAAAAATAAAGCTTGTAAATTAAATTCAAAATAACCATCCTCTCTCGTATCAGAATACATTTTATCATATATATCAGAATATAATTCGTGATTTATAAGATACATACAAGAATTTTTATGAAAATTTGATAATTCACATGTTCCTGTGAATAAAACCGTTTTTCTTAATTTTTTTATGGCCGGATGATTAAACGCTTCCTCTAGCGTAGTTGTTTCTAAATTTCCTAATAGATAATCATTTGATCTCCATGCTAAAATCTCGCATGGATATATATTCCCATCATTTCTAATGAATAAAGAAAGCCAAGGAAGAATACATATATCTTTATTTATCTCATTCATGAAATATATACATTTTTGAATCAAATGCCATATTTGTAGAATTTATATATTTCATACTCTCAATAGAAGAACCAGAAATAGTTAATTTTAAAAAATAATCATTCATACTTGAACTTGCATTTGTATTAAAATTTAATGTATAATTTATATCATCCGAACTAACAAAACTACCACTGTACTGCTCATTTATAGATCCACTTGCATAATTTATATTCAAATTAAAAGTGGTATCATCATTTAGATTTAATATAAAATTTTGTATATTAAGATCTTCGCATTTTAAATTATAGGAATTCATATATTATAAATATCGACAATAAATTAAAAAATTAAATTATCATAATTTCCACCAAATACCGAAAAATATAAAACATTCATACTTTGAGAAGCAAATTGTGCTCCATTGTATGTTATTCTAAATTGATTTCTGTTCTTTCCAAAATAATATGCAGCATTTTGTAATATGGATGATGTTATAATTGATCCAGAATAATATCCAATATCATAATCGTGTAATTGACCAGAACCAAATTTTCCACCAAGATCATTATAAGCATAAACCAAATAATCACTTGTGGTTGTAGATTGTGAAAAGTTTACAATAATACCGGCATCATAAGTAGGACCAATATCTGAGATAGACAATACATTAAATCCTTGTGCCAATACGTTATCTTGTGTAAATGTTCTACTAAATCCATTTACAGTATTTCCGCCAGTTAATAATGAAGATGATAATTGAAAATTATTTTCTCCATTTGTATAAATTAATCTTGAAGCACTAACTGGTCCTTCATTGTAAGATGTAAGTCCACAAGGTTTTGAATATCCAATTTGTGGATTGGCATCATCAAATAATCTTTGGCCATTAATTCCTCTAGAATATTGCCATAAATTTCCTTGATAAATTGTTCCAAATTCTGAAAATTTAACAGTATAACTTGATGACACTGGTGACGGTGTATATCCAGAGAAAGTAGCATAATAATTACTTGCATAAAAATCCGAAACATAGAATTTCCCTTCTACTGGATCAATTGTCATTTGTTGTAAACCTTGTTGTCCCATTGTTATTGGGGATTGACAAAAATTATTTACACTATTCATTAATACTGGAATTGCCATAACAAATCCAAGACCTGTTTGACCATCTCCATTTTTTAAAATATATCTTGCAGTATAAAGATCGCAACTTGCCGTAGTAATTTCACATGTTCCTCTACAACCAGACGGTCCAACATAAGTTATTCCATTAAAATCTTCTATTTGATTTGGTGATGTAGAAATGAATAATCTATCATGAACCTGAAAATTGGTTCCTCTTGCAGTACCTATTCCAGATGATCCAGTATTATTTGTTGGGTATCCTGGATCATCATAACCAATATTCAATCCAGTTTGATTTCCATTAACAGTTTCTAATATTCCAAGTCTCCATGTTTTATATGGTCTATTAAAATCTTTTGTTCCATCAAAAGAACCGCTGATATTATTATCAGGAACTTCCCCAATTAATAATTCAAAAACGCCATGTCCACCAAATTGATTATTATCATAAAATACACTTGCCGTAACTGCAGAACCAGTTGGATAATTTACTTGATATGTTCCAACAGGAACACTTGATGCAGTATATATAGCATCCCTACTAGGCGCACCAGAATGCACTGTGTACAATCGAGAATTGCTTTTGTCTACCAATGATGGATCTATTGTAGAATCCCACGCAGAAGCCTCATCATCTAATCTAGCAACAAATAATTTTAAAGATTTTATTCCACTTTTTCCCATATCTGGAAATTCGGTGTTATAACAACTTCCCCACCAACGATGTAATGTATATGCACTTGGATAAAAATTATTTAACTTTCCTATTGGAGAACCAGTTACAGGAAATTTAAAAATAGCAGCATTTGAATTTACATCTATATTTGTATTTTTATTCCAATCTGGAGAAATACCCACAAATAAATAATCTGTATTTACAGAAGGATTACTTGCACTATAAAAACTTTGAGGAATAGTTCCTAATTCTAAACAATCTATTTTTAATGTCCCATCAATTAATTCAACCCACACTTCCCAACTGTTTTCAATATCAGATTGTGACCCAGTTGCATCCATTCTATAAATAATTGAAGAGTTATGATCATTTCTACATGCAACAAAAATCTTTTCTGTTGGTTCGTGATATACAACAGCAACAGGTTCGCTCACAACAAATGTTCCAAAACTATCTTGTGTACTATTGGTCAAACTATTTCCGATATTTGATGTATATAAATTAGCTAATGTAATAAATTCATACCCATCTTCTCTTGATCTACATACTGCTTCGGCTTGAGAAGATGTTGTGTTATTCATTTCTCTCCAAGTCCATCCTTTATAATCATTTACATCTACACCTCTTCTTCTAGGATAACATCCTCTAGTAAAGTATATTTGTCTTAAATTTTTATTTAGAAATAAATTTGTTGAATGTAAAAAGTTCTGTGCATAAATTGATGCATCTGTACCAGAAAATAAAGACGATGGATTTGTATTTGAATATAATTTTTCTCTTATATCCCCATTGAAATAATATACACCAGCAGCACTTGCTTTTTTATATGTGTCGTCGTTTGTAAATAATGAAGAAGTAACATATGTTAATCCAGTTCCATTATTATTCACTACTACAACATTTTCTGATATGTAATTGTGTTGAACATCTGACAATAAATTAAAACTAACTTGATGTGAACTGCTTATTAATGATGGTAATTGACTAGATTCGCTGAAAAATGTCGGAATATTTTGTATATCTGGGAAATTATAATCTGCTGATGATGTGTGTGCAGAATGTGAATATTGAAGGCTGTACGTCACTGCTGATGATGTAAATGACGCAGTGTATGAACTTGTCCCAGACGATGTAATATATGATCCAGAATAAAAATTGATTGTTCCAAAATACCCTAAATATTGATCATTTGACCCACTAATAATAATTAATGAACTTGTTCCATTTCCAGTTAAAACTCCCAGTGGTAAAGATATTAATCCAGTTCCACCATGACTTGCTGACAATGGATATTTTGGAACATCATTAATACTTAAATTTTCTTCATTAACATATGGATGTTGTGCTAACAAAAATTCGGAAAGATCTCCGAATGTCATTTTCTTCGTTTCTCCAGTTAATGAAGCATTGCTATTAACATCAACCACTACTGCAAGATCATATACAGCAGCTTGACTTGCACTTAATTCATTTAAATTATTTATGTAGGAATTGGCCATCTTATCTAATAAGTATTTTTAATTAGAAAATTGGACCAAGTTCTCCGCCGATTACTGAAAAATATAAAACATCTAAATTTAAAGATCCTGTATAGGTTAATCTGAATTGACTTCTATTTTTTCCAAAATATAATGATGCGTCACTTTGAGCATCTAAAGAATCAATACTTCCTGTATAGGTTATTGGATTTTCATGATGTTGTTGTCCACTTCCAAAAAATTCTCCATCACTACCTTGTGCAATAACAACATAATCACTTGTATTAGTTGGCTGTTGCATAGTTACTACTAAACCACCCTGAATTCCGGCTCCTTTATCACTTATTGATAATACATTGTGTCCTTGAGCAAGCACACCATCTTGTGTAAATGTTCTACTAAATCCATTAATGTATATACCCATTCCCAAATTATTATTATTTAATACGAAATTATTTTCGCCATTTGTATATAATAATCTATATACTTTGTTTGGTCCTTCATTATATCCAGTTAATCCACAAGGTCTAGAATAAGCAATTTGTGGATTTGCATTGTCAAATATTCTTTGTCCATTTGTTCCATGACTATATGTCCATAAATTGGCTTCGTATATTGTTCCAAATTCACTATATATAGAATTAAATGTATTATCTGTGTATGCATCTAATGGTGCTGGTCCAGCAGGATAACTACCAGAAGCGGCTTGTCCATATCCTGGCAATGCGGGATTTGGATTGTTTGGTGTTGGCGGAAAAGTTGCTTTTGGATAATATGTTGGTGTAAAGTAATATGCTCCAAATGGACCACTATAATTATTTGATGCAGTAATTGGCACAGGAGCATTGTTTTGACCTGAGTATGTTACCTGTGTAGGACCATTTGGCCATCCTTCAGCAGTATAACCAGCAGCAGATGCCGCTGATGGTCCTGTAGGAGCACCTGGATAGATTGGCGCAGTAGGCCAATCAATTTCACTAGGAGTTAAATTGTTTCCATTATTATAATTTATATATCCAGAAGGAACTGAACTATTTGTTGGAATAGTTTCTGCTGGAGAATAAATTGTCACAGGAGTTGGAGTTGATGCGTATGGATATGTATCCTGTGCTCCATTATTATATGAAGATGTTAAATATGTTGTATAGTATCTTGAGAAAAAGAAATCGGCAACATAAGCAGTTTCACCATATGGATCAATTGTCATTTGTTGTAAACCTTGTTGACCCCCATCCATTATAGCAGTATTTTCATTATTAATAGAATTTGCTAAAACGGGAATAACCATTACATTTCCTTCTTCATTAGGATCTGTATAAGTTCCATTTAAAAAGTATCTTGGGGTATTAGGATTCACACCACAAGAAACATCACCAATTTTAACAATTCCTCTTGATTGTGTGAAAAAAGAAGAGGTACTATCAAAATTTACAAAATCTGAAGGAGCAGTTAATAAAAATAATCTATCATTTATTGCAAATGATCTATTTCTTGGAGCACCTGGAGCACTAGAACCTGTTTCTCCAATAGGAGACCCTGGGTCATCGGATATATTTGAGAAGTATAAAGCTAGTGTTCCACTAACAGCACTAACATATCCTTGTCTCCACGTTTTCCATGGTCTATTTAAATCTATTTGTGAACTAAAACTTCCAGTGTATGGATTTCCTAATATACTTCCTGTATTACCAATTAATAATTCAAAAATTCCATGTCCACCAAATTGATTATTGTTAAATAAAAATGGATTTGTTGATGTTATTAAACTTGCTAGTGGTGCCGGAATTGTTGGTCCTGGTTGTGGTACTAAAATTGGATATACTGTTTGTGATGCAGTAGACCACATACTTCCAGAAACTAATGGAGATGTCTGTGAAGGTTGTGTCTGTGGAACTGTTGGATAAAAACTAGCAGAAGTTATTGTTCTTCTAGAAAATGTCGTACTTCCAGTTATATGAGAAATCAATTGTTGACTTGGTGCTCCAGAATGCACAACAAACAATCTACTTTTATCTTTTCTTACAAAAGGAAGTGTATCTGAATATGGATTCCATTCTCCACCATCTTGACCCGCTCTAGCTATATATAATTTTATTGATTTTACACCAGTAGTTCCCATGTCTGGATTTGTTGCATCAGTCCCTGCTCTCCAAAATCTGTGAAGAGTATAAGCAACTGGATAATCTGTTAAAAATGTTCCTGGTGCAGTTCCACTTGTTGGAACTTTATAAATAGCTGCATGTTTTAAAGTTGATCCAGACGCATAAGGAGTATTCCAGTCTGGAGACACTCCGAAAAATAAATAAGGCGTATTTTGAGGAGGATCTGTTAATGGATTTAAAGATTCGTCTCCTTGATAATAAAATCCTTTAGGAATAACTCCAACCTCAACACAATCAATTTTTAAATCTCCATTCGCTAATGTGACCCATACTTGCGTACTATTCTCAATACTTGATTGAGACCCAGTTGCATTCATTTTATATATTATTGATGGACAATGATCATTTCTACAAGCAACGAAAATACTATTTGAACTACTATCAAATGCTACCGCAGATGGTTCAGAAACTACATATTTACCAGAAGAATTTTTAACACTATTTGGTAAAGAACCTCCTATTGTTGATGTCCAAAAATCTGCTAATACTTGAAAATTTTGGCCATCTTCTCTTGTGGAACATACAGCTTCTGCTCTAGAATCAATTGTATTATTTGCTTCTCTCCAAGATAATCCATGATAATCAGAAGAATTTAATCCTTTTCTTCTTGGCCAAGTTCCTCTAACAAAATATAAATTTCTATTAAATTTATCTAAACAGACGTTTCCAGAATGTAAAAAATCTTGATAGTATGTTGCTAATCCGCCACTATAAATTGTCTGAGGTTGAATGTTCGCATATAATCTTTCTCTTATATCTCCATTAAAATAATAAACCCCATTAGCATAGGATTTTCCTTTTTGTAAATCTTGAACAGAAATTGGTAATGAAAAAAAGTCTAATCCACTTCCAGAAGAATTTACTTTGATAAATGAATTTGTAACATATGTTTTAGGGGTATCTGACAATCCAAGAAAACTTACCTGTGCAGAACTACTATATAACCCATTTGGTAATTGATCGCTTGATGATATTACCCCCTGTGGTTTATTTTGTAAATAATTATAATCAACTTGTGCAGAACTACTGATAACTCCAGAAACAAATGTTGGTCCATTTAATCCCCAACCTAATAAATTACCAATGTTTCCAGTTGCAAATGTTATTGAACTAGTTCCTTGTCCAACTAAAACACTAAATGTGGGAATATAAGTTACACCTGTTCCACCATGACTTGCTGATAATGGATAATTTTGTAACTCATTAATATCTAATTGATTAGAAGAAGAAACGTGGGGAACAGTATCAAATACGAAATTAGATAACTCTCCAAGAGTCATCTTTTTATCTTCTCCAGTAGGAGTTGTGTCAGATAAAACATCAACCACTACTGTTAAGTCATTTATACTTGCACTAGAAGCTAATAGGGGGTTTAAATCAGAAATTCGTTTATTTGCCATATGAAATTATATTACTATAAATAACTATGGGATAATAAAAAATTCATATTATTTACCCTTTTAGTAAAGTTTTATCTTTGGAGGGTACATAATCATTAATTGCATCAGTAGATTTATCCTTAATTCTTTTCATAATGAATCTAACTAAATCACTTCTAACAATATCTTCTTCTGTAAATTCAAATGTAAATACGCCATTTTCTTTAGCTTCGTCATCGTTAAACATATTGTATATATTTGTAAATCCACTCTTAGTTCCAATATCACTTTGAGATGGATCTCCTAATATAATTATTTTACTAAATTCTCCCACTCTAGTAATAAGTGTGATTAATTCTCGTTTAGAGCAATTTTGTGATTCGTCAATTATAATATATTTTGCATTCCAATTTAATCCTCGAACAAACCCCAATGGGACAGAAATTATTCTTTGATCTTTTTCTAATAATTGAATATCGTGTCCTGGAAGAAATTCTGCCAATTTTTCTTTTAGCGGCACTAAATATGGTCCCATTTTATCATCTTCACCTCCTGGAAGATATCCCAATTTATTATCAGAAGATTCAACTGCACTTCTAATATATAAAAGTTCTGAATATTTTCCAGCACCATGTTCATTGGCAGATAACATTTTTAAACCACATAATACCGAAAGATGTGTTTTTGATGTGCCGGATACTCCAGTCACAAAAATCATTTTACTTTTTTTATCAAGAACCAAATCAATAAACGATTTTTGTTTTTCTGTATAGTCTGTTCGTTCGTGAATATTCAATACATGTTTTAATTTATCTCTCTGGAAAACAGTTGGGCTTTTATCTTTAACAAACTCTGAATTTGTGATTTTTTGAATTTGTGGTTTTTTCTTTGCCATTTTTTTACTCATAGTCAGTTATTATTGTTTGGGTTTTATTTGATAAAACAATAGCCTGTTTTCTAACGGCTTCTACATCTAGGTTAAAATTATAACTCTTACATAAAGGGCATACAGATGTTTCTTTACTTGTTATAGATTCGCATCCATGACACACTTTATATTTATCTAAGCAGGATATGATTTTTTCTGCTTGTTGTTTTCTAGTAAGTTTAGAATTCACATTTATTTCTTAATTAACTTATCTTCTATTCTTGAAATTCTAGTACATATTTCTGGATTTTTATTTGTGTAAAAATATAAAAAAACATTTCTAATATTTTCAAGATAATCTTCTTTTTTAACAGAAACAAAAAATTTACTATCTTCGAAGGTGAATATTGTAATATATTCCTTATTTTTTAAAACGGCATTTTCTATACAATCAATTACTTGAATAAGTAATTTTTCTTTATTTTTTATGATAAATTTTTCTAAGAAAGAATTTTCTTTTGGTAAGACATAACTATCAATATTTTTCTCACTTTTATCAATTTTGATTTTCATCTATTGATAAATATGTTATAAAACTATTAAAAAAATTAATTCTGTCTTTTTTGTGGCCCAAATTTATCTAATATAGAATTATTTTGTATATTTTTGTAAAGAATTCTTTCTAGTAAATCCAAATGATGTCGTTTAATAATTTCTGTAATATGTTCTAGATAATCACTATCTGGACAGTAACCCGCAGATAATAAATGTTTTACATATTCTATTCCATTTTTTTGTTGGAGAGCCAAATCATATCTTCCATTTTTATCTTCACTAGTTAAAAACTCATAATATCCTAAAAATCCTTCATATGGATTTCCAAATGTTCTAAATGGTTGAATTTTCTTTACACCACTATCAGTTGTTGAAGAATTTACAAAATTACCCTTTCCTGTTAAATTTTTCATTCCAAAATAATTATAATGTTTTTTTGCTAGATCACTTTGACCATACCCAGATTCATAAATAGCCTGAGCAATCATTCCAGATGCAGGAATTCCTTTTTGAACTTGTAATCTAATTGCATGAGGAATTACCTGTTCTAAAAATACAAATTTTTCTCCATTTGCAGTATCTAAAATTTGATTAATAATCATGGCAATTTCTACAGCATCTGTCGGAGAAGAACATTGCATTTTAATCATTCTGGCATTTTCTTCGGAAATTTGTTGAATATATTCTTTATCATGTGAAATAAGAACATCTCTATTTTTTAGATCTTCATTTAACATGATTGAAATTTTAAGATTTGCTTTTAATATTCCCACCAATGAAAAACAGACAAATGTCAATCCACATATTAAACATATAATAAAACTTCTAGCAATAAAAGTTGTTGTTTTTTCCCAAAAAGATAATTCTTTATAAAAAGGAGTGTGACTCATAGCTTTCATTAAGTCTACATAATGAACTTTTCTTCGCGGGAATAAACTAAATAACATAGACTTATTATATTATATATATCGACAAATGTCAAATAAATAGTATATTTATTAATATGGATTTAACCACAATGACAGAAGAAGAAATGATACAATTATTTAAGGATAATAATTTCCTTGAATATTGGAATTTGTTTTCAGGAGAAGAAAAATCTTTTTTTGTTGAAAAGATTATATCGAAATTATCTATAGATGATAGAAAAAATTTACAAAATAAAATATACCCCAAACCAAATCCATTAGACTCTATTCAAAGTTTAAAAAATTCTATGAAAAAATGGAGAGAAAGTGGGTATCCAATTGTAGATGAAAATACTTTCTGGGAAAGATTGAAAATTTGTAAAGGATGTGAACATTGGTGGTCACTATCAAATACAATAATTGGATTTTGTAAACAATGTAAATGTTCAACATTTAAACTTAGTCTATCTACAGAACAATGCCCACTTAAAAATCCTAAGTGGAGAAAAATAATTTAAGCAGTTTTAATAGATGCTCAGCTATCCAAGGATTCCAAAACAACAAATTAATGCTGTAGCTGCCGTTCTGATAAACCTACAAAAATCTAAATTCATACTTTTAAATAATAAATTGTTGACTCTTTGTTATCTTCTTGTTTCTTCGGTATCACTTTTTTCTGAATTGCTCCAGACCAAGAGGTGATGTCTCCACAAGCGTTAATTCCCGTAGAACTTACGGTATTTTGTCTTAAAAAATGTCAAAATATTTTAATTTTCTTTAATTTATTTAGAAAATCGAGTCACTGTTGACAACCTTATTTTTGAATAAATTATTTTTTATTTACATTAATAATATTCTCCGAAAACAGTGAATCAATTTCTTTTAATGAAGCTTTAGCATTTTCGGACAGTTTGTCAATATTTACTCTATCTACAAATTTATTATTTTTAATAAAAGATTGTGAAGAATATTTTGTTTTTGTAGGATAAGCATTGTCCATAAATTTTTAATTATCTAACATTAACAGGTTTCAATTCAATAATAGATCCATCTGGATATTTTGAAATTGATCGTTTCCACATTTGAATTTCTTCTTTAGCTTGTCCTTCTGGACTACTATCTGTATAAATAGTTTCAGATACTCTAACACCACTTCGAAATACAGCAAACCCCACTCCAATAAAATTGTCTTTATTCATATTATATTTTATTTATTCTTCATTTGAACAACGATTAAATTCACGATAGCCTTCCATATTAGAAAGTTCTTCGTAAATTTCCATTTCAGTCACAATTGGAATTCCATAATCATTTACCATGTTTGAAGTAATCTCAACATCTTCTTGATTATGAAAGTTCAACTTAACATATCTTTCAAAGCTTTTGCTTTTTTCTACCTCTGTGTTTTGTGTTTTCATTCTTTTTAATCTTAACAGTTTTTATAGGTTTGTCAATTAGTTTTTTAATTTTCTTTTGTTTTGATAATACTTTATCGTAATCCCCCTTGGAATAAATAAGTTTTGGTATATTTGAAAAAAATATTTGTCCATTATCCAATTTTGATATTTCTATTGATTCATTCGCGGGGTGTATAGCAACACAATCTAAATAGCCAGATTGATAAATTTCATCATTGGCATTATAAAATGTTACTCCTCCATGTGGATATGATATCTCTCCTTTAATGTGATATTTAAAAAAATATAAATTATAATAATCTGGTAAATTTGAACAAATAACTCTTTTTCCCACGGGAGTTTCTTTCGTAACTATATGATCATCTTGTATTTTGAAAAATGAAATATAATCAAAATTTCTGTTTGGGGATAGTTTTGTTTGCCTCTTTAATAAAAAAAAATTAGAATCTTCGCTCATATTATGTTAAATATAGTAGACTGTAATAATAAATTATGCAATAATTTTTAATGTCAAAAAATAAAATTGAAAAAAATGATGTTGAAAATGAAACTATTAAAAGAGAAATCCTAGAACTATTTTATTTAAATAGTTACTTGGTGGCATTATCCACCACTCAAAATAATGAGACAATCTCGGCTATTCCAACAAAATTGGTTTTGGAAATAGAAACAAAAATGAAAATGCTTTGTCCAGATTTATTGGAAAATTGCAAAAAAACACATCATAATATGATTGGGGAGTCACTCAATAAAGAAAAATTTTCTGGAGTTAAATCGTTTTTTAGGAAAACATTTGGAAAATAATTATTGACATATTATAAAAATAATGATATTGTTTTAAAATGAAAACTGAAGAAATGAAAACTGAAGACAAGATTGTATTGGTGTTGAGGACATGTAATTCTGACATGACGAGTCGTGGCGGGTTTATTTGGCCGAAAGAAGGAGAAGTGAGTTGTCCTGACTGGAAAAGTGGCAATGGTTTGCATGGATGGTTGTGGGGACAGGGGGATTTTTCTTTGCGTGCCAAGGATGAAAATCGACTTTGGCTTGTGGTAGAAGTTCTCGAATCTTCGATTGTAAATCTTGATGGGAAAGTCAAATTCCCAAAAGGAAATGTTGTTTATTGTGGTTCGTGGTGGCAAGCACAGTCCATTATCAGAGCTAAAAATCCAGCGTTTCTAAATCCAAAGAACACATCATCTGGAGATTATTCAACATCAGCAACA